CTTATTTTTTGTATTATCGCCTGTATTTGACAATATTATTTTGTCATTTAAATTAATATTTGTGTCATTTAAATTAAAATAATATTCATTATTTTCTATATTAATAGATGTAGAAATATTTTTTCCATTATATGTACAATACATTCTAGAATGATTATCATAAACCGAACCATATTGTAAAAAAAAAGTACGATCTTCTTTTTTATCTTCTATCATTACACATAACTTGTTTATATTAATATCAGCAAGTTCAATACTAGAAATACCTAATGAAACAAATTTTTTTCTAACTAACAAATAATTAGACATTTTAAATATATTTTATTTTTACTATAAATAACTAATTTATAGTAAAAATAAAATATATTTACTATAATTAAAAATGACTATTAGAAATTTTAATTCTATATATTCATCTAAATCAACTGATATTGAACATGGTGATAATGGGGTAAATAAAGTTTTTGAAGACCAATGGGATAATAGATTTGAAGGTTTAACATTATTTAATTCACAGGTTTCAATAAATAAATCTTTGTTTGTTAACGCCAAGATGCTAGCAAATCACTTAGACGTAAATGGCATACTCAACACCAAAACATTGGTTGTTTCTGAATTTACTACTTTAAACGGCCCTTCAACTTTCAATGAAACTTTAACTATAAATGGACACGTTCAAGAGAATGGTGTTGATGTTGGTGATGCTTTAAATGTTAACAGAGGCCCTTCAACTTTCAATGATACTTTAAATGTTAACTGTGCTTCCACTTTAACTGGTGCTTTAAATGTTACAGGTGCTTCCACTTTAACTGGTGCTTTAAATGTTACAGGTGCTTCCACTTTAACTGGTTCTTTAGATGTTACCGGTGCTTCTACTTTAACTGGGGCTGTTTCTTGTAATAATAGTTTAGAAGTTACTGGCGCTTCCACCTCCTCTGGCCTTACTTTAACTGTTATAGGGCCTGCCGGTGTTAATGGTAATTTAGGCGTTGACGGTATTTGTAATTTTGAAACTGTTGTATGTAATGATAGTTTAGAAGTTACTGGCGCTTCCACCACTTTAAGAGGTTCTTTAGATGTTACCGGTGTTTCTACTTTCAACGGTGCTGTTTCTTGTGTTTCCACCTTAGGAGTTACCGGTGCTGTCACTCTTTCTGATGCTTTAACTGTTAACGGTGGTTCAACTTTAAATAATATTACAGGCCCAGGGAAGGCTTTAAATGTTATAGGAAATGGCATAGATCATGCTTTATATGTTACAGGGAGTACCGTTGTTGATGGTACTTTAGGCGTTACCGGTGTTTGTCATTTAGAAGGTGTTGTATGTCAAAATAGTTTAGAAGTTACTGGCGCTTCCACCACTTTAAGAGGTTCTTTAGATGTTACCGGTGTTTCTACTTTCAACGGTGCTGTTGAATGTAAATCTATACTAAAAGGTCCATCTGAATTTATTATTGACCCATCTCCTTTTGAAGACAATGATGGAACAGTTATTATTAAAGGTAATTTAACAGTTCAAGGTAATACAACTACTGTTAATAGTAGTAATCTAGATATAAAAGATGTAAATATTACGCTTGCTAAGGAAAGTACTTCACCTGTTCACTCAGACGGTGCTGGTTTAACTATAAATTTAGGAGCAGACACTACTGCTGCAACTCTTTTATATGAAAGTAATCAAGATAACTTTCTTTTGAATAAACAGATTAGATTAAATGCTGACCCAGTTGATGAAAATGATCTTGCTCGTAAAAACTATGTTAATAAAGGAGAAAATATTAATAATAATTCTATAGGTTTTGAAAAATTAAAAGGTTTTAAACTTAAAGTTATTACAGATTCTGATGTGTCAGATATTGATTTAACCGATATTGATTTAACCGTGCCGTGTGTTTTATACGTTCTTAATAAAAAAGAGTCGCTAGACCCTACAAGTGCTATGCTGGGAACTTATGAATTTGTCTTATATCCAGGTTTTAGTATGCATGTATATGATGGAACCGTATGGTCAAGCGAACTATAAAAAGTTATTTAATTTTTGAAAAATAAGTTAAAAATATGAAGATAAGCGAACTTTCAAAATGTATGGAAGTTATCATAGTAATACTATGATAATTTGTAAAAAAATATATATTTACTATAAATAAAATGACTATTAGAAATTTTAACCAAATAATTTCAATTAAGTCAACTCCTATTATCACACCTAACGTAAAGCAAGTATCTTCCACAATTTGGGATAATAAATTTAACGGTTTAACTTTTTTTAATTCCCAGGTTTCTTTGTCCGATTCATTATGGGTTGCCGGTAATACAACCATTGATGGTGTTACTACTTTGAATGGTAAAACAGATTTGAATGGTGATACAGATTTGAATGGTGATACAAGCATTATCGGTAAAACTAAATTAATTGGTGATACAACAGTTACCGGTGTTACTGCTTTGAATGGTAATACAAATGTTCACGGTGTTACTAGTTTAAGCGGTCTTGTAAATGACTCAGGTTCTCTTTTATCGCCTGTCGGTATTGTTTTAGATGTTTATGGTGTTACTTCTTTACGTGGTGATGCAACCATTACCGGTATTACTACTTTAAGCGGTATCTTACCCGCTGATATTGTTTTAGATGTTACCGGTAAAATTGATTTGAAGGGTGATACAAACGTTATAGGTAAAACTACTTTAAGCGGTCTTGTAAACACCTCAGGTAATATTGTTTTAGATGTTATAGGTGTTACTTCTTTGAATGGTAATACATTTATTAAAGGTAATACTATTTTATCCGGTCTTTTACCTGCCGATACTGTTTTAGATGTTACAGGTGTTACTTCTTTGAATGGTGATACAAACTTTACAGGTAAAACTACTTTAAGCGGTTTTGTAGACGCCACTGGTGAACTTTTATCACCTACCGAGATTGTTTTAGATGTTAACGGTTTTACTGCTTTGAATGGTGATATAAACGTTACTGGTAAAACTACTTTAAGCGGTATTGTAAACACTTCAGGTGAACTTTTATCACCTACCGATATTGTTTTAGATGTTAACGGTAAAACTAAATTAACTGGTGATGTTGAAGTAGTTGGTGTATTAAAGGGTCCAACAAATTTTTTTATTAAACCACTTGTTAATGGGGACCAATCACCTACCGTAACCATTGAAGGTGATTTAATAGCCGTAGGTCTTACTTATTTAAGCGGTAGTACAACAGTTACCGGCAGTATTACTTTAGTAGCACAAAACGTTCCGCAGTCTCTTGTATCTTCTTATGATGATATTGTTGTTTTAGATGTTACAGGCAAAACTAAGTTAACCGGTAATGTTGAAGTGGTTGGTAAAACTAATTTAACAGGAGATGTTGAAGTGATTGGTAAAACTAATTTAACAGGAGATGTTGAAGTGGTTGGTAAAACTAATTTAATAGGAGATGTTGAAGTGGTTGGAAAATTAAAAGGTCCATCTCAATTTATTATTGACCCTTCTCCTTTTGAAGACAATGATGGAACAGTTATTATTAAAGGTAATTTAACAGTTCAAGGTAATACAACTACTGTTAATAGTAGTAATCTAGATATAAAAGATATAAATATTACGCTTGCTAAGGAAAGTACTTCATCTTTTTACTCAGACGGCGCTGGTTTAACTATAAATTTAGGAGCAGACACTATTGCTGCAACTCTTTTATACGAATATAATGAATCAGGTAATAAAGATAACTTTATTTTTAACAAACAAATTAGATATCCAGGTGACCCAGTTAATAACGATGATCTTGCTCGTAAATCATATGTTAATAATGGAGAACATATTAATAGCAATAGTATAGGTTTAAATTCATTAAAAGGTTTTAAATTTAAAGTTATTTCTGAAAATATGGTTCTTTCTGATAATGTAGTAACGTTTCAAGATATTATACCAGTCCAAGGAGAACCAAGTATTTTTTACATTCTTAATAAATGCCAGAACGCAGTTACAGTTTTTGAAAAAACAGTAAAAACGGGTCTTAGTATGCTTGTATATGATGGAAATGAATGGTTCGTTGAATAAAAAATAAGTAAATTATTGTAAAGTTATTTAAACAATATTTTTGTTTAAATAAATGACAAATTCAATAAATTTCCAGAAATTTTTACAAGACTTATCGAAAACAGTTAGATCTTTAGAAAATTCAGTTGATGATTTTAAAACTATAACCTCTATAATACCAGAAACTGAACAAAATATTATAAAAAATAAGTTAGAACATGAAATTTTTGAAAAAGAAATTAAAAATATGAAGATAAGCGAGCTTTCAAAATGTGTTGAAACATATGGAAATGTTATGTTATCAAAGTGTTACTATGATAATTTGTCAGAGGAATTAGAAGAATATAGAAATTCTTTGAAAATTAAAGTTGATAAAGAAGTTAAAAATGTACAAGAAAAACTTCAACTTCAATTACAATCTCAATTAAATGTACAAAAATTACAATATGAAAAAGATATAGCAATTTTAAACACTGAATTAAATTTTAATAAGGAAAAACTACAATATATATGTTTATTAAATAAGTTTGAACTTCCATTTTTGAATAATCCTACTCAAGTAGCTGTTCCTACTCAAGTAGCTGTTCCTACTCAAGTAGCTGTTCCTACTCAAGTAGCTGTTCCTACTCAAGTAGCTGTTCCTACTCAAGTAGCTGTTCCTACTCAAGTAGCTGTTCCTACTCAAGTAGCTATTCCTACTCAAGTAGCTATTCCTACTCAAGTAGCTGTTCCTAACATTTTTTAATTTTTTTTCAAAACTTTTTAAAAAAAGAATAGTTGCAATGTTTTTATACATTTTTTTAAAATAATTATTTTAAAAAATATTACTAATTAAAATCCACCCGAAGAAGCGCCTAGTATTAGCAAGAGTTAAGTCAGCGGGTATTTCTGCACTTACAATTATACCTGCTGACAATTGTAAGTCTTCTTTAATAGAAAACAAACTGTTTATTAACTCATTAACCTGGCTGCTAGACTCGCAATATTAGTATTTAATATAGAAATTTTATAACCTTGTATAAATCCCTCCCCATTAATATTAAAATTTCCCATATTGATATTACCACCTATAATGCCTCCTGTTATTGGAAAAGCAGCATTAGCAGTATATTGTGCTGTAGAAGCAATAGATTGTGCTCCATCAATAGCTGATTTTAAGGCATGAATATTATAACCTTGTATAAGACCCGTCCCTACAATATTATAAGTTCCAAGAGTAATATTACCAGCCATACTACCTCCTGCTGTTTTTGGAAGAGCTCTATCAGCAGTTGTTTGTGTTCTTCTTATCATCTCCTGTTAATTTTATAACTTGTTTCATAGATACCATCGCTTTTAACACCGGTTGAAGTATATTCACAATATCTGTCATATTATAATATACTACTGATTTTTTAATTGTAATAAACTCCAAATCGTTGAACTTGTAATCGTGCCACGCCGGTTGGTGTCCCCTTTACTCTAACACACTGTGGAAATAAACTTATTGAAATAGCAGGTATATCAGCAACTAAAGCCGTAAAAGTCCCACTTACAATAACACCAGTTGTAGTATTGACTGCCTTATAATAAAATTTTGCAGTATCCCAATATAGAGTAAATTTAAACCAATCAGTAGATGAAGCACCGCTTGGACGATTAGCTGGAAATGAAGCACCTAAATCTACTTGTTTTACTGTAGATGAAGCACCGCCTGTATAAATACAAATATTAGCATCAGTTGTATTAGAACCAAAACAAATCATATTTCGTTGAACTGATAATTGGTTTGCTTGAGTTAAGCCTATTTGTGTTGATAAGTTCCAAAGCCCCCAAAAGTTTTGACTATTATTAGCATTATACACAGTATCCGAAATACCTAAAACAGCACTTAATCCAAAATTAAAACCTCTACTAACCAGGGCTCCTGTAGTAGTAGAAGCATATCCACAGTGTTCTCCATTAGTAGGATCAGGTGAAGACCAATTAGCACAACATAACTGACGAGTAAAATTATTTGTAATAGAATATGTAGAACCAACTGACTGTGTAGAACCCATAGCATTCCATAAAGAATTTGACAAAGTAGAATATAGTTCGCTACCATGTACATATTGAATACCAATAAATGGAGCATCTCTTAACATTATATCAATATTAGCAAGACCATAAGGATTAAACCCACCAGAACAATTCAAACTACCAATTACATATTGATTACCACTTACAGCAAGATTATTTGAAGTAGTGGAATAAAAAACTGGATGAGAACCCGTGTTGCGAGTAAATAAAAATCGTTTGAGTGATTGATTGTAAATATAACTTGTTAATCCAGAAGATGTAGGGGTTGAAGTATTTCCCATCATTTGAATATTACCACCTAATGCTGGATTACCACTATCGTCAAATTCCCATAAATACGAATTAAAAATATAAGTATTATTTGGTTCATCAACCATATTATATGCTTTACCACTCACACTATCCCATATAAATCTATTAGATGCGGTAGCAAAGGGGAAAATATTTGTTAAAGTTGTCCAAGTCAATCCACTATCGTAACTCTTGATGATATTTCTATTACCACCTTGTATTTGAGCCAGAATACATCCAAGAGTATCACAATAGATAGAAGCCCTGATATTATTTAATTGAATTGTATCATTTATCCAAGTTATACCATCTGTTGAATACATACAACCACTAGAACCAAAAGTTATAAACCGTGTCCCAGTATAAATTAAGTTAAAAATTTTTCTTGTAGTCGTCCTATTAGTCCAAGTAATACCATCAGTTGAAGTTTGAATTAAAAAACCAACAATTTGGGTTACCGCTACATATAAATTTAAATTAGGGCTATAAACTATAGTTCCAGTGACAGTCATATCACCTAATAAATTAGAAGGAATAGTCCAAGTTATACCATCAACACTCGTTGAATATTGAGTAGCATTTTTAGAATAAGCAAAATTAAGGGAAGGTATAAATAAAAATGAACCAGATCCGGGTAATCCATTAGTAATATTAATTAAAGACCCAGTAGCATCATCAAAATATTGAGGGGCGAGATTTGATATAACAATAACACGACCAACATTACTCATATAAATCATACCTTGTTTTATATCTGCATTATTTCCAGTAGCAGTATTCCAATTATCCTTAAAACCAATACAGCCAACACTTTGGCTTGTATTAAAATTATTTTTTGTTAATGATGAACCATTATTAAATATATCAAAAGGTGTTTGACTTGTCCCAACATTTAATTGGTTTGTTATTAAGCCCCCAGATTTAACATTTCCAGTAAATGTTGTAAGCCCGGCAACAGCAGTTTGATTAATTGTTTTAGATTTTGCTTCATCAATAGCTGATTTTAAGGTAGGAATATTATGACCTTGTATAAAACCCGTCCCAATAATATTATTAGTTCCAAGAGTAATATCACCGATCATAGTACCTCCTGCTTTTGGAAGAGCTCCATCAGCAGTAATTTTTGCTCCATCAATAGCTGATTTTAAGGTAGGAATATTATGACCTTGTATAAAACCCGTCCCAATAATATTATTAGTTCCAAGAGTAATATCACCGATCATAGTACCTCCTGCTTTTGGAAGAGCTCCACCAGCAGTAGATTTTGCTTCATCAATAGCTGATTTTAAGGTAGGAATATTATGACCTTGTATAAAACCCGTCCCAATAATATTATTAGTTCCAAGAGTAATATCACCGATCATAGTACCTCCTGCTTTTGGAAGAGCATTATTAGCAGTAGATTGTGCTCCATCAATATTATCTCCAATTTTTTTTAATGTATTATTATTTTCATCAGTGTTTAATAATATAGCATTAATACGGTTTTTTTCAAAAATAATATCATTATTAAGCTCTGTGATATTGAAAGTTCCTGTATCATTCACGACAATATATGCTGGACCATCAATACCTTGTGATCCAGTAGCCCCCTGTATTCCTCGTACCCCTCTGATACCTACTCTTCCTTGTATTCCTGTCATTCCTTGTATTCCTTGAATTCCTCTTGGTCCTATAGGACCAAGAGGTCCTTCATTTCCTGTAGATTGCGGCATTTATTAAAAGAAATATTATTTTCTTTTGTTTCAATTTAATACATATTATAATTTATGTTTTAATAGTTTTTTTTACATTTTGAAATTCTTTTACATGTGTTTGTTTTATGTCTTTTATCCACTTATTTTGTATATAATTAGTGTTTATATTTTTATATGATTTTTTAATAAACCATAAAAATTTGTATATATTATCTTTAACATCAGATGAATAATTCATGATAGATAATATTTCAAATGGTCTAATATGATTTGGATACTGAAATATTTTTATACCTCCTATAACTTTTGAAATACTTCTTGATCCCTCAAATGCCTCTGACATACCTAAATCTATTCGCCATACACGCCCTTCGCAGTATGGTTCTATACCGTTATGTTGAACTGTATGTCCAACAACAAATGCACTTTTTTCCCAGTTCATATTTACTTCTTTGTATATTTGTTGTAAGTCTTTTGCACATTGTCTGTTAGATTCATCCGATACTGGAACATCACTCAAAGATCTATCCCATGCTACTTTTTCTATTCCCTTATTTATTTGAACATTTTTGTTTGTAAAACAATCTCTTACATGAGTATTCATTTTTTCAAAAACAAATTTAGGATCTTGTACTCTTAGATCTTTTTTTATTTTCCTAATAATATCAACCGTTATTCCTCCGTGTAAAAATACAAAATCACCTACTTTCAAAATAAAAGTAGTATTATATGCTAAATATTTAGCCATATATCCGGTTGGTTCAAACAGTTTTTCCATTTTTTGTTTACCTCCCCATCCAATTGATTGATTTCCAATATATTGTTCATAATTATATTTTTTGAACAACACACGTGCTATATCATGATTGCCTAGCACCCATTGAACACGTCCATTATATGTAAAAGCCTTTTTGTTTAACGCATATAGATATTGTACTATATCAACTTCTTCTCTGTCATTGTTTGTTACTGGAGAAGAAGATCTTCCAGATCTGTCTAACACATCTCCGCATAAAACTACTATTGTATTATTTCCTATCCAATTACCAGTTACATCGATAACATTCATTAAAAATAATACACCTAACAATACTAAAAAATCTCCGTGAATATCACCTATTGCAACAACTTGTTGTCCATCGATTATTTTTATATTTGTATGAGGCCGAACATTATCTGCTTTTTTAAGAAAAATTTCAGGATCTTCAAAAACACAAGGTCCTAAATGTCCTAATTTTTGTGTTCTTTTTCTATAATCAATCAATTTATCAACTAATGGTAATAAAGCACATTTTGCATTTATAGAGTGACATGAACGAATGTAACTCATTTATATTTAAAAATAATTTATTGTAAATTTTATAAAATTTACAATACGTTTACATTTCATAATAATAAATTAGGTTTTTTAAAAATAAAGCAACTTTATCGTTTCATTTTAGTACCAAAATCATTAAAACGAGGAGTAAAAAATAATCACATCATTTAAATCAAATTATTTATTCATTCGTAATAAAAGACCTATAATCAAACTTTTTAAGTTGGATATAATAAATTGTGAAAACCCCTTTTAACATTATGGACTCACCGGTTATGTATTCTCGAGCTACAACAGATATAGACGTTTCGTTGTTATAATTAATATTAGGAAAAAATCCAACCTTCTCGCTATTTTTAGAGTTTTTTTTTATGGTTATTTTGCCATTTAGAAATGGCAGCAGAAATTTGTACGGTGCGTCGATAATCAAACTATTACCTGGATCGTTTTCATTATATATGTTAGACAAAATTTCTACATCATTGTTTTCGTTTACTTCATCAACAGTTACTCTAGCTCCTAATATACATACATTAATAGGAACATCTCCAATTTTTATGCGTTCCGGCTCTTTATTATAATCAAAAACAAAATTTAATGTTTTAACATCGTCATTTGTTTTTGAGAAATATTTTTTTGTATTTAAAATATTGTAAATACGAAAGCTTGTCATTTATTATATATAATATTATATATAATAAAGTGTTATGAAAAAACAATCTATACAATGCCCGCATGGTGTTAAAAAATCAGGAGAATGTAAAAAAAAAACAGGTCCCAAACCATCAAAGAAATCATCAAGAAAACCATCAAGAAAATCATCAAAGAAATCGCCAAAGAAATCGCCAAGAAAATCGCCAAGAAAACTATCAAGAAAATCATCAAAGAAACCATCAAGAAAATTACCAAGAAAACCATTAAGGAAATCATCAAGGAAATCACAGAAGAAATCGTCGTTATCACCAAGTAAACGTAAATATATGACAATTGCTAGATGTAAAGAAGAGTTGAAAGAAAAAATAAAAAATAATGTAAAAGAATATAATACAGGAGAAAGATGGGTTAGCAGAGCTCAAAGTATAGCTGTTGCATATGGACAAGTACAAAAAAAACATCCTTTTTGTAAAAAACATTTAAAAAAAAGTTAATAAAAGTTAAGTTTAAAACAAATTGAATATTTGTTTGATTTATTATAAAATGTTTTAAATGTCTAACTCATTGATCATTGAAAATTATAAAGGCGGTAAGTCTTTTGTAGTTCGAGGTAATACTGTTCTTCATAAAGAACAGTTAAAAAAAATGAGGGGTATGTGGAATCCACGACTAGAAGGTGGTGCTGGGTGGATTTTCAGTAATAGACATTTAGAAAAAATTAATAATTATATTAAGAAAAATACAAATGTAGTAGAAAAGAAAAGTAAGTTACCTGAAAAGAAAAGTAAGTTACCTGAAAAGAAAAGTAAGTTACCTGAAAAGAAAAGTAAGTTACCTGAAAAGAAAAGTAAGTTACCTGAAAAGAAAAGTAAGTTACCTGAAAAGAAAAGCGAGTTACCTGAAAAGAAAAGCGAGTTACCTGAAAAGAAAAGCGAGTTACCTGAAAAACAAAGTGAGTTACCTGAAAAACAAATCGAGTTACCTGAAAAACAAAGTGAGTTACTTGAAAAACAAAGCGAGTTACCTGAAAAACAAAGCGATAAAAGTTTTTTAGATACCTCTATTCCTTTTGTTATTTATGGAGGAAAAACAGTTCTATACACTGATATTGATGGTAATATTACAACTGTTCTTATTATTAGAGTTTACAACAATATATATGCACTGATATTGTTACCTGATGGTAGTAGGCGTATGACAACCAAAAATAGATTATCTGATCTGCATAACGTGTCTCTTATTAGAAAAAGGAAGAGAAGCTTTGATTATATGAATAGTAGTAAAAAACAAGTTACAGATATCTATGAAAAAAATTTTGTTGAAAGAAAAAATAAATATAGTGTTAGTACGGTGATTGGAATGTTTATTATATTTTTTATTGCATTTATAGTATTAAGTATATTGTTTTTATATACTTATGATTTAATTAGTACAAACTGTAGTTGTACTTTTAATAAAAGTGTACTTGAACGCTTTAAATATTTTTTTAATGTACAAAAAACTATAAACTATTAAAATAATTTTTAGTGTAAAAATCAGTTATTTTAAAATATTAAACATTATAAATGTTTAATATTTCATCTATTATATTTGTAGTGGGTATGTTACTATTAATCATAGGTACTATGAATTTTTTAAAGAAAAAAGATTTTTCAAACAATGATAAACTCATGGGTTCATTTTTTATAGCATCAATAATACTTATAACAAGTTCATGGGTTATAAAAAACACAAGAGAGTCTTACAAAGGTAGCGGAAAAGGTCGTTGTTGTGATAATAGTAGAGGTGACTATAATTCTTCTTATAATTACGCAAACAATAACGATTACAATTATTACTCACAGTTTAGCACAGGAGACCATATAATTGCCGGAACTGTTTTTGCGACTGACGAAGCGTTAAGCGAAACAGGCGGTGGATTAGGGTGGGTAAACTAAGTGTTTTTATGTGAGCTGTTCAGTGTGAGTGTTTCTGTGTGAGCTGATCCGTGTGAGCTGATATACGTGTGAGCTGATATGCGTGTTTTTACCGCGAGCTGTTCAGTGTGTTTTTTAAAATTGAAATTTATAAAGAAGTTTTCCGTATATATATAAAATGGAATCTGTTCAACAGCTTCAAGGAATATTTTTGGGAAATCGAGGTGAGTCGTTTAAGTGTTTTATTAGTACTTTACTAAAAAAAGGCAGTGTGACTACTAAGTACATTAGAATGCTGACTGATGTAGATGCAATGCGTATATATGGATCCGCGTTTACTTCAGAGGTAGTAGATCCTCATAATAATTATCAAGTGCTTGAACAAGTAGGTGATTTAGCAGCTAATAAGTTTATAAATAATTATATGTATAGTAGATTTCCACAGTTAGACTGTACATCAGGTGTTGCTGTAGTCGCACGTCTTCGTATCAAGTATGGAGCTAAAAATAGTTTTGCAGAGATTGCCAGAAAGTTAGGTTTCTGGGAGTTTATTTCTGCTACGAATGATCTTCGCCAGAGAAAAATGAAGCCGTTATTAGAAGATGTGTTAGAAGCGTTTATCGGTGCAACAGAAAGAATTATTGATAACCGAAAACGTATTGGTGTTGGCTACGCTATCGTTTACGATATCCTAGCATCAATATTTGATGAAATGGAGATTTCTCTAAAGTATGAGGATTTGTATGATGGAAAGACTCGTATCAAAGAGTTGTTTGATATGCATGAAGGAGTTCTTGGTCCTTTAGTATATAAGGATCAAAAACGTGATTTAGTACAACAATCTACTATTTTTCGTGTCAAGGGTGGTAAATACGAAGAAAAGACTGAAAGTAATGGAAACATTACTGTTAATAAAAATAAAATAATAGGAGGTCAATACATTAAAATAGGAGAAGGAACAGCATCTCTTAAGGCTGATGCTCAGCAAAATGCTGCGATTGATGCTCTTTCTACTCTTGAAAAACAGGGATGGGCAAAGCCTGTTCCATTGATTTATCAAATTTTCAATAAAGGAAAAGACGTCAAAGCAGATGTATATGACTGTGATGCTGTAAAAAAGCGATGGGGTTCAGATGTGAATATCTTACAGTATACAAAAGAAAAAACCAAGTATCAAATTAAGTATCAAAGCACTCCTCTTGTATTTTACTGTATGTCACGTTCAAACACAGGTATTGAATCATGTATGAATATGGGAGCTAACCCAAATATTGCTGACACAGAAGGAATGTTTGCGGCTGATCTTCTTTTGATTGGAAAAGTAGATGAGAAATTATTAGAAGATATCTTAAAAGTTATGACAAAAAAGACCATACCGTCAGGGGCTCAGCCCATCTTAAAAGTTCATAAGTTAGTATTTAATATGTATTTTCCTCAATATGTAGGAGATTATTTTAAGACTGTGGTAGATAAGTTCGTACTTGTAGAATAATTTTATTTAAAAATAGGTCTTAAATAAAATTATTATTAAATGTTTTGTTAATTAAGTTTTAATATAAACTCTTGTTATTTAAAATAATTACTATTTTAAATAATTTTACTACCTTTGCTAATTAGTTTTATTACCTTATTACAGAATTCATTTTCACGTCCATTAGCATACCTTGTAATCGCCATAGCTGTTTCCATACAATTATACTCTTCCATTTCTTTTTCTGTAAACTCTTGTGTTAATTTTTCATAATGCTCTTGACATAAATTAAAACTTCTATCTTTTATCGCTTCACATAATTTTGTCATCATTTTTTGAAATCCAACATCCTCTATCACATCTCCTTCATCATTCTTATATTTTATCTTATTTCTATTCACGTCAACACAAACTATCTTATCTTTGAAAGGGAATTCTAAAGCAAACTCTGCATACCCTTCTGCTCCTTTAACGTGATGATCTAAAGTAAGCATTGGTACCGTTTGTTTTATATCATCTATTCTTAACGGCTCCATTTTCTCTATATAATTATTTATCTGTATATTTTTTGTACTTGTTGTTGGTCTCTTTATGGCTGTTAAAGATAAATTATCGTAGCGTTCCTGTAAATTTGTTTTATCGGCTCTTAATTCTTTAATGGTGTTTTTTAATAGTTCTAATTCTTTTTTAGCATCAGATAGTTCATCTTCTATGAATTTATATTTATTTTTACACATTACAATATGTCGTTTAAGACTGCTTTTTGATGATAACAGTTTGTTACAATATTCACACTCAACTTTTTTATCAATATTTAGTCCTTGTAGTTTGATACAAGATTTAGTATTTTTTTGATGATAATTTATAGCACTTGTAGAACTAAGTATTTTTTTACAATAGTTACATTCCATATTTATTATAATAATTTATTCTTTAAATAATTTATACAAATAATGTATAAATTTATACGTATTTTGTATAAATTATTTATACAAAATCTATATAAATTTGTATAAATGTGTATAAATCTAATAGATGGATTTAAACTGAAATGCCTTGATTTTTTAACTTTAGGGAACTTCAACAAATATTGTGTTGTTAATGTATTATATTATATTATTTTATTATTTTTTAGAATTTCTTAATCTCCTCCGTTTTTAAATTATTTATTTTAAAAATTCTAAAAAACAATAAATTTATAATAATTTAAAAAAAATTGTTATAAATTTATTATTTTCTAATCTCCTCCATTTTTAAAATAAATATCTATAATCTTTAAGACCCGAGAAAATACGGTACATTCATTGTTTCTGCATCTTTACACTAAGCAAAATAATATATTTTGTGCTTTTAATAGCTTCATACTCTTTTTAAGAGTATATTGTAAATAACTTTTATCAACTCTCTTAATTCTTTGATGGTGTATAGTTTATTTTTTGACATTCGTTTAAGATCGTTTAAGACTGACATTCGTTTAAGATCGTTTTTTGATAATTTAAAAAACTTAGTAATTTTTACAATAGTTACATTCCATATTTATACAAAATTTATAATATATTTACTACATTATAAATGCCAAGTAAATTGTATTTAGGACGAAAAGGAGGTACTTTAACAGGACCTTTAATTGGTACATCAATAACTGGAACTTCTTTAGTTAAAACAGGAGGATTAAGTACTGAATTTCTCAAAGCAGATGGTTCTATAGATAATTCATCTTATCTCACTACTTCAGGAGAAAGTACTTTGTATTTAGCGAAAACAGGAGGTACTTTAACAGGACCTTTAATTGGTACATCAATAACCGGAGATTTTTTAATTAAATCAGGAGGATTAAGTACTGAATTTCTCAAAGCAGATGGTTCTATAGATAATTCATCTTATCTCACTACTTCAGGAGAAAGTACTTTGTATTTAGAAAAAACAGGAGGTACTTTAACAGGACCTTTAATTGGTACATCAATAACTGGAACTTCTTTAGTTAAATCAGGAGGATTAAGTACTGAATTTATCAAAGCAGATGGTTCTATAGATAATTCATCTTATCTTACTACTTCAGGAGCAAATACTTTGTATTTAGCGAAAACAGGAGGTACTTTAACAGGACCTTTAATTGGAACTTCTTTAATTAAATCAGGAGGATTAAGTACTGAATTTCTTAAAGCAGATGGTTCTATAGATAATTCATCTTATCTTACTACTTCAGGAGCAAATACTTTGTATTTAGCGAAAACAGGAGGTACTTTAACAGGACCTTTAACTGGTACATCAATAACCGGAGATTCTTTAATTAAATCAGGAGGATTAAGTACTGAATTTCTTAAAGCAGATGGTTCTATAGATAATTCATCTTATCTCACACCTATAACAGTAACAACTACAGGTTACCCATTTAATCCAGTAAATAGATTGACAACTATAATAACATCAGGAACTAAATCTTATTGGTTTTGTGTTTTAATTTCACAGCCTACATTGATATCTGGTTATAATGTTTATCTATCTAGCGGAAGCGGAGATATATTTAGAATGGGAATTTACAGGGGATATTTGAAAACTGGGGCTGGTTCAAATCCAGGGGCTAATATAACATTGGTGGGACAGAGTGCAAGCGCTTTAACTACATCAGGTTTACCTTTTAACAGAGCAGCTATTTCAGCTAAAGCTGGTCAAAATTTGAGGTTTACAAATGGCGAGTATATGACGATTGCTTTTCATTCACAAGGAAGCACATCATATTTTTTAGGATCTCCGGCTTCTGGAAGTGCTGTAATAGATTTAGCTTATACAACAGCAAACTATGCATCTGCAGGATTTCCAGCTATACTATCTCAAACCAGTATAACAGGGTCACAAAATCAAAGACCGTGTTTTGAATTGTATTAAAAAATCAAATATCTTTACAAGTTATATTTAAATATAAAATTACTTAAATATAAAACAACTATGTTTTTTATTGAGAACTTTGAAAAAAAATATAAAAGTATAGATGATATTCAATATGTTATTCCAGAAATTCAAAGACGTGTTGAACCAGATAATATAAAAAAAATATATGCATTCCAAAAAGAATATTATAATAAAAAAGGTGAATACTGTTTAAATGGTTCTATTTCAATCGGAAGAGATTTATTTACTGGTATAGATTATTTATTAGACGGACAGCACAGAATGGCTGCTTATACAAAATTAAGAAGCGATTTTCCAGAAAAAAGTATGATTATTACAGTTGACACATTTGATTGTTCAAGTATTAAAAATATTGAATTAACATATGAATATATAAATACACACAATCCAAATCCTATTACTAAACTAGGGTTAGATGATTATAAAATATTACAATCTTTTGGAGATTTAATGGAAAAACAGTTTAAATCGTATCTAAAAAATACTAAAAAACCACAAAGACCTAATATAAATTTAACAAATCTAAAAGATGCTATAAAAGAAAAAAAACTTATAGAAAAATGTAATACCTACGGAGGATCTACCCATATTAAATCAGGTGTTGATTTATTTCAATATATTCTTTCAATAAATAAATATTACTGTAATTTAGAGCACATTCAATTTAGTAAATGGGGTATTAATGATTATTTAAAAATTATAGATAAAATAAATAAACACGAAAATAAATTATTTTTGAGTTTATTTTCAAATTTTGAATGGATTGATAGACTAATAGAACATATAACTTTAACAAAACCTTTTAATTCATTAAAACATATATCAAATTCTTGGAGACCTGTTATAACAAAAACTCTTAGAAAAGCTGTTTGGTTAAATACTAATGATAGCGATTTAAGAGGTAATTGTTATTGTTGTGAAAATTTTATAGAATTTGATAATTTTGTATGTGGACATATTATACCTGTTTCAATTGGAGGAGAAACTAATATTAGTAATATGAAAGCAATATGTGCTCCTTGTAATTTAAATATGGGTATTATGAATTTAGATAAATATAAAAAACTGTTATCAGCTCAATTGGATCAATCTAATTAAATTACTTAAACATAGTATATTTTAAGTAATTTATTCTTTCATTGTTTGGCTACACATTTGTCTTACAAAATCGTGATGAAATTCTATTTTTTCACCATCTGAACCTCTATCTACAGCCATCTTATAATCAAATATCTTTACCATTGTATCCATAATATTATCATCTCCTAATTTCTCTTTCAATTCGTTTGCGTATAAACATATAAGTTCTTTATTCTTATCTTTAATAGAATTAAAAAACTTTGATGCTAAACATGTCATCTCTGGGTCAGTTATGACATTCCCATCATTATCTTTAAACTTTATCTTTCTCCTAGAATAATCAACACATACCATCTTATCTTTTAGCGGATAATCCAATGCATATTGAGCATAACCTTCAGGTCCTTTCTTTATATGATCTATAGTTAGATTACTTACACTTTCTTTTAATTTTTCTTCTGTGACAGGTTCAAGTTGTTGTATATAATTATTAATTTGAGTTTTATTAGAAGTTGCATGAGTAGGTCTTGATACAGCTTTTACTGCTATATTTTCTAGTTTATCTTGTAGTTCTTTTATAATTAACTCTTTTTTTTTTAATTCAACTTGAAGAAAATTTATTTTTTCTTCAAGATATTGTTGATTTATATGTATAGCATATTCTTTACAAGTTAATAAATGAGTTTTTAATATTTTTGCGGTTCCTACATTTTTTTTACAATAATCACACTCAACATGTAAAGTAGTAGATCCTTGGATTTCTAAACAATATTTTGTATTTATTTGGTGATAATTTAGATTAGATTTTGAAGTGAATTTTTTTTTACAAAAGTTACATATATGAGACATTTATTATTAACAATAAACACTTTAAATATATAATGATTAAAAATTAATCATTTTCAATCATCATTAATCATTTTAAATAATTCATTTCAGGGTAAATGCTTTTATTTTTTGTTTTTTGGATCTCAACACAAAAATTGTGTGTTGAGATTTTTTTATACATTAGGATTTTTTACACTTTCGCACATTTAAAATGCCGATTTTAGACCTTATAATTTTAAAGAAGATTGGATTTGTAATTCTTGTATTTTAGATATAAAAAAACAATCATAATAATAAAATTATAATACTGTCACTATCATCTCTATCAACTCTATTATCACTATCATTTAGATAATGACAAAGATGAAGATGAAGATGAAGATGAAGATAAAAAAAGAATTGAATGTTATAATTAGTTAAGTGCTATTTGTTGAATTAATTTACCAAGTCTGGTATCATATAACATTTTATGAAATTTACATTCTTCAACAGAAGAACAATTAGTTATACATTTATTATCAAATTTAACACCAATTTTTATTAAATATTTTATTTTTTCTATCCTATAAGGTCTATTTTCATATTGAATACCAGTAATATATCTAATTGGATTACCAATATTAACATCAGCACCTAATGAAATTAATTTATCAATACGTTTTATTATATTATTCCTATCATCATCTAAATAACTATATAATAGAGATCCAAATACAGTTTGATTACCCATATGTTTACTCAAATTAAATATATAATTTATATCAATACCTTTTTTAATTAAAATATCCATATATTGTAATGGACACGAATATAAATAATTAGTAAAATATAAATCATCAATATGTTCTATTATGTCTAATATGAATGGGCATAATATATCCACATTATCGCATTTATTTGATATTCCAGTAAAGTGAGAACATTTTTTATGATATGAATAATAATTACCCATATCATATGAGAAATATTCAGATAGTAATTTTTCATATGGGTTCATTACATACTCAGAACCAATAGTTCTAAATAATTTTATAAATTCATTAAACCTTTCATTACCTTCGTTATGATAAGTTTTATTTAATATTTTTTGAATTAAATTTAATACATCCATTTTAGAAAATGTACCTGTACATTTATTACATAATAATTGCTCTGGATATTCTGTTTTTGCTAAAATATTTACTACAAGCATATTCATATTAATATAATCACTATTGTTATCATTATTGTTATTATTATCATTACAAGTCATAAAACATAATTGACATAAATCTTCAGGATATTGATAATATTTATTTAAAGTATCTTTAATAGAATAAATTAGAGGAAACACTTTATAGTGTTCATATTCTCCAAATAATTCTTGTAATTCAAGTGAACATATATTTTCTGGGTTTTCCATTTCAAGATTGCTCATTTGTTGATTAATATTTAGTATTGTATAATATAAATCAATTTTATAATTAAATATAAAATCGGCGTTTTAAATGTGCGAAGGTGTAAAAACTTTTGTTTTTTTTCCTCCTTTTTTACAAATTCTATAACTTTTTTTTTGTATTCTATTTTTATTTTCCGGTAAAATAAATCTTTCTGTTGACTTGTTTCGTCTTTCTTTTTGTACTGCATTTCTTTCTTGATAATTTACTCAGTGAGTGTAAATATGAAAAGTGAATATATTCGTTAAGAGAAAAAGATATGTCTATGACATATAAAACACAATGTCCTTTATGTAACGATTTTTTATATACATATGAAAGATATAACAGAATTATTTTATGTCATATGTGTGAAAATTTTTTAATCCCTTCAATTCAAGGTATTGTTAGAGGATTTTTGGTTCGTAAGAAAATCCAACGCCTTAGGTACAAAGAACTAGTACATAGATGGGTTTTAACTAAAGGCTTTAGCGGTAAAGATATTAGTCAAACTGTTAGTAAATTTTTGTAGACCATTTTATGTAGTATTTTGTTTTTTTTTTTTGAAGATTTAAACGGGTATTGAACAATTTCCTCGTTAAAAAATTGAAAAAATAATATTATTAATATTATTTTTTTAGAATGTCTGTTACAGTTGACATCAAGAATATATATACTGACAGTGAACTAAATAACTTACGGATAGAAGAATTTACATATAATATGATGGCAATTATGAAAGAATGTAAATTACCTGGTTTAAATATGATAAAAAAAGTACTTATTAATATAAAACTTTTTGACTATTTAGTTGAAACGCAAAAATTCTGGAAAAATGAGTACGAAACAAGAAAATTAGACCTCTCTACAAAGACTAAATTATTTGAATACAAAGACACTGCCGAAAATTTCCCAGCAGCAGAAAATTTCCCAGCTGATAAATATCTTAAACTACTTGGATATTGTTGCTCTTATAAAACAAAAAGTGGAAAATTATGTATTAAACACCCTGTGAATGGTATTTGTGCTTTTCATAAAGACTTTGATGAAAAATTAAAACTTAATGTAACAACAAATCTTTCATTGATAAAAAATCTTCAAGATATTGTAATTAACTATATACGTTAACAAACACAAAACTCTAAATTTTTATTATATTTAAAACTTAAAATATAATAAAAAAAAATGACAACATTGTTAACGCATATTTTTAACGAAGAATATCTTCTTCCTTTTTGGTTAAATCATCACAAAAAATTATTTGATAAGATAATTATTGTTGATTATAGAAGTACTGACAGATCTATTGAAATATGTAAATTAATATGCCCAGAGTGTACCGTTATTACATCACAAAATCTAGATTTTGGTGCAGTAAATGTTGATAAAGAGATGATGGAATTAGAAGACAGAATAGAAGGAATTAAAATGATATTAAATACAACTGAATTTTTATTTAGTGAAATTTCACTAGATAAATTATTTACAGAAAAAACTTCCTATTCCGTAAATGCGTTGACTCCGTATTCTAAAAAAAATTATGAAGTAAATAATATAAAAGAACTATTTGGTAATTTATTAAATAATGATATTGTTTTTCACAGTGAAAGAGGACAAAGATGTATACATAATTATTCAAATGGTTCGTATAATGTAGGAAGACATGGAACAAATAATATTAGTCATATTACAGATAAAATGCATATTATTTGGTTTGGATATTATCCTATGAATCGTAAGTTATTAAACAGAAAACTTCAAATTAAACAAAATATACCACAAAATGATAGAAACGCTCAGCTTGGTTGGCAACATTTAATAACAGAAGATTGTATGATAGTGAATAATAATGAAAAAGCAACTACAGGTATTTCATTATATGATATTAATAGAAATTTATATAATATCATATCCACAGTAAATGCATATGTATATCACCCAAATTTAATATTATCAAATAATTGGGGAGCAGATTATATTATGCTTGATAATGATATAGATTTATTAAATAATAACGAAGGATATAAAATATTAAATGTGAATGATTATGGTGATCTTTGTAGAAGATATATAACGAATGAAATTTGTTTTATTACAGGCAAATCTATTCAATTAGAAAATTATCATAATAAAATAACAGAAGAAGAACATATTAAAATATTAAATTCTATGCCATATAAAAAAAATAAATATCAAGATTTTAATGATTTTTGTGTTTATCTTGAAACATATATTTCTACCATAGTAAATGAATCAGTTAAAATATTTAATGATGATATACGGGTTCGTATATGCAGACCCAGTTCTATATCTGATTTTAACCCGTGTCATAAAGATGTATATTTAGATTTTTATAGAAATACTGTAAATATTTATTTACCAATTGTAGGTTCAAATGAAAAGTCATCCTTAAAGATACAGCCAGGAAGTCATAAATGGAGCGAATCGGATACAATTGTAACAAAAGGAGGAGCTATTATAAAAGGTAAAAAATATTCAGTTGACACAATTGTTGCAAGTAAAATTCCATTAAATATGATTCGTCCAAATCCAACTCAAAATCAATTATTATTATTTTCCCCGTATTTAATTCATGGATGTTCAGATAATGGCAATGAAAATATGACTAGAATGTCATTAGAGATTCGATTCATAAAAAATGATAGAAATAAAGTAATTGAGCAAGAATCTAAATACGATGACTTTATTAAAATTAGGAATTGGAGATAAACAATATAAACAATATAAACAATATATAAAATGTTGGATAACGCACTTATAACTGGTGGGTCAGGAATGATAGGAACAAATATTCATTTTGGATATAAACCATCATCTAAAGAAATGGATATTACTAATTTTAAGTCAGTTGAAAAATACATTAATAAACAAATATCATGTATTATTCATTTAGCTGCAATTAATTTAAGAGAATCTGAAAATAATGTGAATAAATCAATAGATGTTAATATTAATGGAACAGTTAATATGCTATCAATCGCTATGAAATTAGATATTCCATTTATATTAGTTTCAACTGGTGCTGTATTTTCATCTAATACATATACCAAGTTTAATGAAACTTTTGTTACATGTCCAAACTGTGTATATGGATTTACAAAAACATCTGCTGAAAAGGTTGCATTATTGTATAATAAAACAATTATTATAAGAACTGGATGGTTATTTGGAGGTAATCAAAAATCACATTACAAGTTTGTTGAGAATGTAATTAATAATTTAAATATGAATACAACAATAAAAGCGTCAAATAATTTTTTTGGATCGCCTACATATGTAATTGATTTAATTAAACAAATGAAATATCTAATTTTAAATTATAAATACGGTATACATCATGTTGTAAATGATGAAATTGCATCAGGTTATGATATTGCATTAGAGATTTCAAATATACTTAATAAGCCTTCATTAATAGAAAGTATTTCATCTGAATTAGTACCAAATGCAGGACCTATGAGAAGTAAAAGTGAAATATTAGAATCTTCAAATGTATTACGGTCGTGGAAAATAGCATTAAAAGAATATATTCCAATATATATGCAAAAAATATATTCGCAAAACACAATATATACTCCAAAAAATAAACAGGTAAGCTGTTGGTCAAATAGAACACTATGTCGTTTATGTAATAGTTGCGATTTATATATTTTTTTTAATTTACAGCCAACTCCTTTAGCAAATCATTTTATTTCTGAACCTGTCATACAAGATAAAATACCTTTAGATATATCTATTTGTAATAAATGTAAACATATTCAATTAATTCAAATAGTTGATCCAAAAATACAATACTCTAATTATTTTTATGTATCATCTACTTCAAATACAATGATTAATCATTTAAAAGAAAATGTTACATTTTTTACAGAATCTTTATCAAAAAATGATAATATATTGGAAATAGGTGCAAATGATGGTGTATGTATAAAATATTTATTAGATAATGGATATGTCAATACAATTGGTATAGACCCTTCTATGAATATAAATAAACATCATAGTCTTCCAATTATATGTGATTATTTTGGGTCTCATATACAGTTTAAAAATAAATTTAAATTAATATACGCATTTCATTGTTGTGCACATATAGAAAATATACAAGATGTATTTAATACAATATATGATATATTGGAAGATGATGGTTCATTTATAATGGAAGTTGGATATTTTTACGAAATATTTAAAAATAATTCATTTGATACAATATATCACGAACATATTGATTATCATACATGCAAAGCCATTAAGAATTTTTCTAAATTATTTTTATACAAAGTAAAAGAAACACCTATTCAAGGGGGTTCTATTCAGTTTTTCTTTTCAAAAAATATAAGAAATGTAGATGAATCAGTGTATAATACTATTAAAAAAGAAGAAGCTATACAGTTACATAATATAGATGTATTAAATAAATTTAAAATAAATGTATTGCGTTGCGGAAAAGATATAAATTATCTAATTGATTCTTTGGTTAGAAATGGAAAAAAGATAGCAGGATATGGGGCATCTGCAAAATCAACTACTTTTTTACATCAATTTAAACTATATGGATTTGAATTTATAATAGATGATAATATATATAAACATAATTATTATACTCCTGGATTACATATTAAAATTAAACAATTTAATGTATTGGATACAGAGAAAATTGATTATATACTTATTCTTTCTTGTAATTTTACAAATGAATTAATTAAAAAATTAGAGCCTTATAGACAACACGGGCTTAGAATTATCATTCCATTTCCTGAAATAAAAATAATATAGCTTTTAAAATATTTAAAGTAAAAAAATTTATTATAAATGGCAAGTATTAAAGGTAAAATATCTCCTGAAAAGGAAGAAGGAAATATAGAATATAAAGTAAAAGTAGTTGATAAAACAGAAGAAAGAATTGAGGAATTAGCTACTCAGATGAGGTTTAGAACAGATGAGGGATTTGGCGAATCTATCTATGTAATTGGAGTAACTGATTCCGGAAGTTTAGTTGGAGTAGATGACTGCGAATTTAAAGAAAGTTATAATAATTTATGCTTAGCTGCTAGTAAGAATAATTATACAGTTACTATTCTTTCAGAAAAAGTACTTGATAAGAAAAATAAAGTTTATGAACTATTAGTAAGAGAAAAGAATGAAAAAAAGTATATTGATATTAAAGTAGCAATTGCTGGCAACGTTGATTCAGGTAAATGTATGAGCAAAAATACAAAAATTAAATTATACTCAGGCCATATTAAAAATATTCAAAATATTAAAAAATATGATGTGTTAATGGGAGATGATAGTTTTCCTAGAACAGTTTTAGATACTACAACAGGGTTTGGACAGTTATATAGAATTATATTGGATAATGGAGAATATTTGGATATTAACAAAAATCATATACTTTGTCTACAATATAACAATCAATCTTGTATATCTAAAATTGGAGATACATATTTTGTTAGATATGCATATTATGAAAATAAAATACCTAATTTTAAAACAAAGTATTTTTCTTTACGAAATACTAAATTTTATTTTAATAACGTTAATTTTTATAATAGTGATGAAGAAGCATTATATGGTGCTACAAATTTTTTTCAAACTTTGAAACAAGATTTAAAGTACGGAGATGTTGTTGAATTAGATTTAGGTCAATATATGTCTCTTACCACAGATATGAGTTCAGTATTAAAATTATATAAAGTTCCAGTATTTTATCAGACTGTAGCAGTTTTATTTGATCCATATATATTAGGCTATTGGTTGGGGAATGGTAATACACCAAATTCTCTTATTACTATTCCAGATTTAGAAATAGTAGATGTTTTTAATAAGAATTTAGTTGAGTACAATGTTAAATTAAATAGTCACAAAAATCAAGATGTGTATTACCTTTCATATAAAAATGAAAATGATAAGAATAATTATTTATTAAAATTTAATAAAATTCCAGATTGTTATAAGTATAATTCTCGTGATATACGTATGAAGGTTATTGCTGGGTTAATTGATGCTTGTGGTGATTTATATAAAAATAAGTATAAATTTGTATTTTTAGAAAATGAAAGTCTATGTGATGATATAATAGAAATTATAAGATCTTTAGGATTTTCATCAACTAAAAAGTATATAAAATATTTAGATAATTTTTATTTAACATTTTATATTGAAGGAAATATGTTAAATGAGATTCCTGTTGTGTTAACTAGAAATAAAGTATATTCACAAACATATAATAATTTATTAGTGTTTGGAATAAAAGATATACAAATTCTTCCAGATCAAGAATATTACGGATTTGAGTTAGACGGAAATAAAAAATATTTATGTGAAAATTTGATAGTATCTCATAATTCTTCTTTTCTTGGAGTATTAACAACAGGTAAAAACGACGATGGACGTGGCTCTGCAAGACTTTCAGTTTTTAATTTCAAACATGAAGTGTCATCTGGTAGAACTAGTAGTATAGCTCATCATATATTAGGTTTTGATGATAAAGGAGGGGTTACTAATTATGGTTCTCTTCATCAAAAGGGATGGCCTGATATTGTAAAAGATAGTTCTAAGATTATTAGTTTTTTTGATTTATGTGGCCATCAAAAGTATATTAAAACTACTATTTTAGGGTTAACATCATCATTTCCTGATTTATGTTTTATTATGATAGGAGCTAATATGGGTATTACAAGAATGACACAAGAACATATTTTTTTATGTGTTACAATGGGTATACCTTTTTCTATAGTAATTACTAAAATAGACATATGTAATACACGTAAAAATATTTTAGAAGAAACTGTGCAGTCTATTAATAAATTGTTAAAAATGCCAGGATTAAGGAGAATCCCTTATAAAGTTAACACAAGCGATGATATAATTATATGTGCTAAAAATATTCAAAGTGAAAGTATTGTACCAATTTTTCATGTATCAAATGTTACAGGAAATGGAGTAGATAATGTAAAGATGTTTTTAAATATTTTAGGAAAAAATCCAAAAAATATTAATACATCACACGACGTTGAATATTACGTTGACACAACATTTACAGTACCTGGAGTAGGAACTGTTGTTGGAGGACATCTTGTTTCTGGTTCTATAAACGTAGGTGATGCGTTATTGATTGGTCCTAATAATGGTAAATATGAAAAAATATATGTTCGTAGTATTCAATGTAAAAAAGTTACTGTTCAAAGTGTAAATTATGGTTCATATGTATGTTTAGGGTTAAAAAAAATAGAAAGAAAACATATAAGAAGAGGAAATGTAATACTTTCTATTCAAAACGATCCTTTGGCTGTTTTAGAATTTAAAGCAACTATTACTATTCTTAAATCTCATAGTACAACAATCAGAACGGGATATGAACCTATTATTCACGCATATACAATGAGACAATCAGCTAAAATTATTAATATATCTAATAAAATAAATGCAAGACAAAACTCAATGAGCGGAGCCCCAGAAGGTATCGATGATAATGTTCTTAGAACTGGAGATAAGGCAACTGCTACTTTTAGATTTATGCATCATCCAGAATATTTAAAACCTGGCTCTCGTATATTAATGTCAGAGGGAATGGTAAAAGTTATTGGAGTAGTAGTTTAAGGACCGAGCTTCCGACGGTAAGTTGATAAAAATTATTAACTAAATTTAGTTAATAATTTTTTATAAAATCCAATAAAACATTTCCATTACATAGATATGGGTGACACCAACACCCAAGATTTTTTCCTTTAATACTAACTAATTTTGTTTGAAAATTTTTATCATATGTTTTATATTTATCTATTACTTCTTCACGAGTTCCATAGTGCCCAACTTTATATGGATTTGCAAACTTAGACGCTTGAGCTGGAAAACGTTTTTATCAATAAATACAACTCCTCATTGTCCAATAAATATTATTAGGATCATTCATCCATTCTTTCAAATTATTATATTTTGGTCTACATTTTAAAGTTTAAACAAAAATTTTAAAATGTTGTTTAAACAAACATTATTATATTTTATAAATGGAAATTAAATATGGTACGGATACAATAAATATTGATGTAACTAATATATGTTTTAATAAATTATTACAAAATAATATTATTACTATACCATCTGGTGATCATAATAGAGCATATTATTTTACTGACCCTATTGGTGAGGTGTTAAAAAAAATATATATTATTATTGATAATAAAACAACAGAATATGATTACACTCAAGAAATTAAAATAGATATTACTTCTGAAATTATAACAACTCAAACTATTATTGTTGATTTTGATAAAAAAATATCACAGCTTCATTCAAACTTAAAAATAAATTATGGAAGTTTTATGGAAGAATTACCAGAACAAAAAATGGTAGTAAGGCATTTGACTGGAAGTGAAAAAGTTTTAGAAATAGGAAGTAATATAGGTAGAAATTCATTAATAATTGCTTCAATTATTGACAATAATAATTTTTTAACACTAGAATCAGATACTACAATATTTAATCAATTAAATGAAAATAAAAATATTAATAATTTTACATTTTATACTGAAAATTCAGCGTTATCTAATAGAAAACTTATACAAAAAGTTTGGGATACTATGGTATCTGATGATTTATTACCTGGTTATAAATGGGTTAATACTATAACATTAGAAAATTTATATGTTAAATATAATATACAATTTGATACATTAGTTTTAGACTGTGAAGGAGCATTTTATTATATTTTAATGGATTTCCCAGAAATATTAAATAATATTAAATTAATAATTATGGAGAATGATTATCATGATATAGCACATAAAAAATATATTGATAATGTATTAAAAAATAATAATTTTTATGTTGATTATATAGAAAGTGGTGGTTGGGGTCCGTGCTATAATAATTTTTATGAGGTGTGGAAAAAATTAATTTAAATAATTATTTGACTGTTTATCAAACGGTAACAATTATTTAAATATCAGACATTTTACAAATATTTTTAATAGCCCGTTGAAGACCTATAACTTGCCTATAAGCATCATAAAGTGCATGGTGTTTATTATATTGAGGTAAAGAATAGTTGTTAACCTTTCCTATATCCATGATAGTTCTAAGGTCTCTTTCCATCCAAAATTTCCATGGTATATCCATTCCGCATCTTTTATATGCTTCACCTAATATAGAACAATCAAATCCTGAACCATTTCCCCATATATGTGTTTTTGAATTAGTCCCAAACCAGTTTTTAAATTCTATTAATGCTTTATCTAATGTAATTCTATCCGGATTTTCTAAAGATTCATATTTGATATCAGTAGTTTGATTGTCCCACCATTTTTGTGTTTCTTCGTCTATATGTAACCCCTTAGTTAAACATGAATTTATTGTTATTCTTTTATAAAATGTATCAAATTTTGTTAATCCTTTTTCATCTACTTGTTCAGACCATGACCCATTTCTTTCAAATTTAATTGCTCCAATAACAAGAATAACAGCATGAGGTCGAACGCTTAAACATTCTAAATCTAGCATTACGTCAGGCATCTTTTAGTAGAAGTATACAAATGTTTATATTACTATAAAACAAAGTAATCTGGAAATAACAATGTTATCATTTTTTCTAAAAAATAAGTAATAATATCCTTTTGTAAATCCCTTAAATTAGTAAAAACCATACCTATAATTTTAAATGTTTTATATTTAAAATTATTTTAATTCCTGAAATACTACCATCAATTAAAATACACACCAAAATCTCTAACATAATGACCGTTTACAATACAAGCTTCAATTTAAAATTTGAATTTAGTTTTGTACTTACATACACACATTTTTCATGTGTAGTTTTATTTTTAAACTATCGTATATCTCGCGTTAAATAATACAAAAAAAAATTTCTTATATCAGCAACCGCTACTATTAATTTTTTATTCACAATACGTGATATTGCTACTGTCAGCGGTGAATTTGCATAAATAATTTGTGGTATATTTTGTTTAGATCCAGTAATATTTAATAATATACTTCTTATATTAGTATGGTTATTATTAACATACCTATATGTTATATAACATCTATTAGTAATTATGTTCATACTAATTTTATCTACTTTTTCAGATGAGTTATTCTGTTTTAGATTTCCCGAATCTAAAATAAGAGGATCATTCCATATACCACCATTAATATCGTTAGAAATTATAACAGATAATACTGAAATATTTGTATCTAAATTTTTTAATGGAGAAAAAGCTATTATAGGTTTTTCATTTATTACATTAAGAGAACAATCACCGTTTGTTTTTAATTTTAACTTATTAGTTTTTGTCCAATTGTTACCTTCATTATCGTCTGATCTAATATCGTAAATCATCTGATGTAATATTATATACAATAGATGGGTTTTTATTTATTATATAACTACTAATACAGTAGTTGTTAGAAACTTGTTCTTCATTTATTGTAATAGGCTCTGTCCATTGTTCCGTACACTCTAAATTACCATTTCTTGTAAATAATAAATTATTATTACCCACGTAAAATATAGATGGTTTACCATTTACTAATAAACTGGAAAAATAATTACCGGCAACATTAGGAATTAAAGTATCTATTGGTTCTTTAAATGAACCATTTATATTTGATTTAATATATTTTATATTGTTCATACCTGTATCTATATTATAAAATATACTATAGTATTATCTGGTAAATTTATTATAGCCATATTAAAAAACCCGTTAATACTATCTGTATCTAATATTATAGGTTCTGTCCAACTATTTGTTTTATATTGTCTAAAAAATAGTTTGATGACTTCATCATTCGTTTTATTATAAACAATACATGGATAATTATTAATAGTTCCCATAGCAAATTGTTCTGGATAATCTAAGCTATCTATTAATGATGTTTTAAAATTTTCAATACAATCTCCACAGTCTGACTTGATTACATTTTTTTTATAACTAGTATCAAATATTTTAAAAGACATTTGTTTATATTAATCAAATTTATTAATAATTTCACTACCATTAATTAAAATATACGTTTAATATTATCTAACCGCCAACAATAAAATTATCATTAATAATATTTATACGTTTAATATATACGTTTAATATATACGTTTAATATATCCACCTGATGGCATTATACAAATAAATTCTCTGGTGTTCTCATACATCCGGATATAAAAATTTGAATTTTTTTGTGTATTTATAGTATATGGTGAAATCGGTTGAGGCCCATCAGCTTCAACACGTCTAAGCAGCTGCCAGTCATATATTATATTAGCCTTATATTCCTTATTTGATTTTTGATTTGAAGATATAAAACATTCAACTTTAGTTTGATCTGTCCCTACCCCACTGATAAAATGTATACTCCCAGTAATCGACATAAAAGTGTAATAACTATAAGATAAAGTGAGAAAAAAAGTATTTTCTACTGCTCTTAAAGAAGTACCATTATTATCCTGGCCAACATATAATATCAAATTTATATTAAGATCATAATTTAAATCCGTTGTTTCTTGTAATAACAACCAACAATCGTATTTAAATTCATACATACTATTATTAACAGCTTGAAGATTACCAGAACCTATAAGACCAGTTGTTCCAGTACCTGCAATATTAAATGCTCTGATAAATGCAGTGCCATCATTTTGTTTAAAATGAAAACGATTAGTAGTTCCCTGTATGTGCATTGTATAATTATTTATTAACGATGTATACGCATCTGTAATATTTTTTGTAATATTTTTTTCTTTTTCATCAACATACTCTTTATACTCACGTGTAATATATGTTGATAAATTATCAACTTCAAAGTCAATTCTGTTTGTAACATTAGTGTCTAAATTATCAACTACAGAATCAGTATATCTATTAGCATCATATAGTATACCAGCAGCTTGCCTATCAAAAACTGATTCATTAATAATTGTTCTAATATCGTTTACCAGATTATTAATATACGATGTAACATTATTAACTAAAGTATCAGCGTAGACTTTTACACTGTTTGTAACATTTGTTGTAACATTTGTTCCTAAATTATCAACATATAATTTAGACACCAACTCACGTGAGTTATCAAAAATTGTTTTAGTCGAAAGCACAGATGAGACTTGAAGTATTGATTGTGTTTGATTTAATGTTAATTCTTTAATCGTTAAATTACCAGATCCTATATTTCCATAACCAGAATCAACGTCGGTACAAGATATTCTAAAATATCTAGATGTTATTGGGGTAATTAAGTCAAAGGTTATACTTTCAGTATACCATTGCTTTTGTGTTTGAATATTGGCCACATTCCATTCACTACCATTGTCTGAATACAAAAAATAAAATGTAAAGGGGTTATCACCTGAGTTTATGTCACATATATCTATTGTATAAGATACTATACTAATTACTGATGGTAGTTGAATTTGAATCCATTCCCCTGCCACTGTATTATTATTAATAATTGTTGTGTTAGGACCGTAATATATTCCATTGCTAAGGCCGTCGCCATATAAACGGTTATAAGGGTCATTAGGGTTATCAGTTTTACGAACAATAGATGAAGATTGAAAATAATGTTCATTATTTTTGTCAAAAGCACGGTATGCACTATTGGGAGATGACGATGATGACGATGATGCTGTATATCCTTCTGGGGATGTATCAGATACCATTGATTGAATTATCAGAGCATTATTAATACGATCTATGTTTAAATTTCCAAGAACTGATGAAGCATTAAAACTACCTTGAGGACCTTGAGGACCGTCATCACCTTGAGGACCGTCATCACCTGTAGCACCTGGAGGACCTTGAGGACCTTGAGGACCGTCATCACCTTGAGGACCGTCATCACCTGGAGGACCTTGAGGACCTTGAGGACCTTGAGGACCGTCATCACCTTTAGCACCTGGAAGACCAGTACCTGGAGGACCAGTAGCTCCAGTAGCTCCTGTAGCTCCTGTGTTTCCTGTGTTTCCTGTAGCTCCTGTGTTTCCTGTACGACCTGTAGCTCCTGTAGCTCCTGTACGACCTGTAGCTCCTGTTGCTCCTGTTGCTCCTGTTGCTCCTGTATTTCCTGTTGCTCCTGTAGCTCCTGTTGGTCCTGTATTTCCTGTACGACCTGTAGCTCCTGTTGCTCCTGTTGCTCCTGTGTTTCCTGTACGACCTGTAGCTCCTGTTGGTCCTGTATTTCCTGTACGACCTGTAGCTCCTGTAGCTCCTGTTGGTCCTGTATTTCCTGTACGACCTGTAGCTCCTGTTGCTCCTGTGTTTCCTGTTGCTCCTGTATTTCCTGTTGCTCCTGTATTTCCTGTTGCTCCTGTGTTTCCTGTACGACCTGTAGCTCCTGTAGCTCCTGTAGCTCCTGTGTTTCCTGTAGCTCCGGTATCACCAGTTGCGCCTGTTGATCCACCAACTGGACCTTTATCTCCTGTAGCTCCTTTATCTCCTACAGGTCCTGTGTTTCCTGTAGCTCCAGTATCTCCAGTTACACCAACTGGACCTTTATCTCCTGTAGCTCCTGTGTTTCCTGTAGCTCCAGTAGATCCAGTATCTCCAGTATCTCCAGTTACACCAACTGGACCTTTATCTCCTGTAGCTCCTGTGTTTCCTGTAGCTCCAGTAGATCCAGTATCTCCAGTTACACCAACTGGACCTTTATCTCCTGTAGCTCCTGTGTTTCCTGTAGCTCCTTTATCTCCTGTGTTTCCTGTAGCCCCTGTGTTTCCTGTAGATCCTTTTTCTCCTGTGTTTCCTGTAGCTCCTTTTTCTCCTGTAGCTCCTGTGTTTCCTGTTGATCCGTTTTCACCGCCTGGAATACCTTGATCCCCTTTATCTCCTTTATCTCCTTTATCTCCTGTAGCTCCTGTATATCCTGTATATCCACCTTCTGGTCCTTTATCTCCTGTTGGTCCTTTATCTCCTGTTGGTCCTTTATCTCCTGTTGGTCCTTTATCTCCTGTAGCCCCTGTGTTTCCTGTAGCCCCTGTGTTTCCTGTAGCCCCTGCTTTTCCTATAGCCCCTGTAGCTCCTGTGTTTCCTGTGTTTCCTGTAGCTCCTGTGTTTCCTGTAGCTCCTGTGTTTCCTGTATCTCCAATAGCTCCTATAGATACAGTATATACTGTAGATCCTGTAGTATATCCTGCAGTTACTGGAGCATATACTGTAGATCCTGTAGTATATCCTGCAGTTACTGGAGCTACTTGAGCAACTACTTCTCCTTTTTCTCCTTTTTCTCCTTTTTCTCCTTTTTCTCCTTTAGCACCTTTTTCTCCTTTAGTGCATTTTGATCCACAGGAGGTATTATAAATTCTCATTTATTATTAAAACAATATTGTTTTTAATAATAATCAAAATATGTATTATTTTTCCATACTGGACCTCCAATTTTTTTTTGAAGTTCTGCAAAATTTGCATTTTCATTTAACCCATTTTTGTAATTTATCAATGTTTGTTTTTTATTAATACATGTATTAACTGTTCCCATTGAACCAGAACATAAACATTTACAATCTGATCGTTGTTGAACTATACGAGGAGTCGTTTCACTTGTCATTTTATTTTTAGACTCAAATTCTGTGTAAGTTTCAGATTTTATATTTATAAAAATTAGAGTAAATACAATTAGGAATACAATTAAAAAAAATAGGTTAACTAAGTCAGGATATTTTACTGACAATTTATTAATGTTTTCTATAATTTTCATTTATTTATAGAAAACATAATTTATATTAATCTAAACACATTTTTATTAATATAAAAATGTCTAAAAAAACAATATGTCTTACTATGATTGTAAAAAATGAGTCTCATATTATTGCAAACACACTAGAACATTTATGGAAGTACATTAAATTTGACACTTGGTTTATAAGCGATACAGGTTCAACTGATAAAACAAAAGAAATTATAATAGATTTTTTTTCACAAAAAGGTGTAAAAGGAACACTTCAAGAAGAACCTTGGCGTGATTTTGGGTATAATAGAACAAAAGCATTTGAAGGTGCCTACAAAAAAGCAGATTATGCTTTTGTTTGGGATGCAGATGATGAAATTCATGGTAATTTTAATTTACCTGATAACCTTATAGGTGATTCATATAAATTTATTTTTGGAGATAACAGTGTTACATATTCAAGACCTCAATTATTTAATATGAATAAAAAATGGTGTTATAGAGGTGTATTGCATGAATATGCTGAATGTTTAGAGTCATGTGATGCCACAATTGATGTTATTGGTAATTATTTTTTTAGCTCTGGTAAAAGTGGAAATAGAAGTAAAAATCCAAATAAATATTTGGATGATGCATTAATATTAGAAAAGGCGTCAGAAAAGGCTTTAATTGAAAAAGATAGTTTATATAATCGTTATATTTTTTACTGTGCTTGTAGTTATAAATGGTGCAATAAAAAAGAAAAGTCAATTGAAATTTTTAAAAAAGGATTATCTTTGTCTATGTGGTCTCAAGAAAAATATGTGTCTTGTTTAGATATTTATCTTCAATACGAAGAATTAAAAAAACCTGAAGAAGGTATATATTATCTTATTGAGTCTAATAAATATGATAGTAATCGTCTAGAATGTTTTTATGAATTAATAAAATACTATTGTATACGTAATATGAGTACAGTTTCTTACGGGTATTATACTGTTATACAAAAATTTTATGAAAATCAGTATGATCCATCAACACTTAGTGAAAAATTATTTGCAAATAAAATAATTTATGAGTTTTTATTGCCTTATTATATGATTATTGTAGGAGAAAGCACAAACAATTTAAAAACATCTGCTAAAATGTTTGAGTGTATTTTTAAATATAAATCTTCATATGTAAGTGAATGGTGGATTCGTAATTTGATACACAATATGCAATTTTGTATAAATGAACTACCGGATGATTTAAATTTTTTAAATAACTGTATTAATTATTTGAATATGGTAAAAGATAAACGAGTTAATTTAGAAGAAAGTCAGTTAAAAGTAATAGATAAATTAATAGATAAATATAAACCACTTATAGGTTCAACACCTGCTTTAATTTCTACAGAATTGATGAATAAAACTTATGTAAATAAAACTCCTGTAAACGTAATTATTACGTTTACAACATGTAAACGTTTTGATCTTTTTGAAAAAACTATTAATTCACTATTACATATGTGGACTGATATAAATAAGATAGATTATTTTTATTGTGTTGATGATAATTCATGTCAACGTGATAGAACTAAAATGAAAACTTTGTTTCCTTTTATTGATTTTTATATGAAACGCAATGCTGAAAAAGGTCATAGAACTAGTATGAATTTAATTTATAATAAAATTAAAGAACTAAATCCTAAATTTTGGATTCATATGGAAGATGATTGGTTATTTTTTAATAAAGATTGTTATGTTCAAAAATCGGTTGATTTTCTTACAAATAATGAAAACTTAAATATTCATCAAATTTTATATAACCGTAATTATGCTGAAACATATAGTGGTTATTTAATAAATGGAGGTATAGCATTAGAAGGACAGCCGGAATTCATTTTGCATGAAAAATCAGATAAAGTACAAGGAATAAATTGTGCATATTGGCCTCATTATAGTTTTAGACCATCTATGATTAGAGTAAGTGTTATAATAACTTTAGGTAATTATGATTCTTCAAATACTTTTTTTGAACGAGATTATGCTGATAAATATTTTGATAAAGGATATAAAAGTGCGTTTTTCAACAAAGTATGTTGTTTGCATACAGGAAAATTAACTTCTGATAAATCTGGAATTAATGCATATGCATTAAATAATACTTTGCAATTTAATAATACTTTATTAACAAGTAATTCTTCAAATAGTACTTTTATTATTAATTTATTACATCGTACTGATCGTAAAGAACAAACTGAAAATGAATTTGAAAAAGCAGGTATGGGCGGAGACCCCTATTATGAGTTTTTTGAAGGTATTGATGGAAAACAGTTAGAATTAACAGATGATATTAATACATTATTTATGGGTAATGATTTTGGATCTCGACGAGGATTTATTGGATGTGCTTTGAGTCATTATACTTTATGGAAACAGTTAGTAGATTCAAAATGTGATTATTATACAATTTTTGAAGATGATATAAAATTATGCGATGGATTTAAAGAAAAATGGGAAGAGGCAAAATGTAATTTAGAAGGAGTTGATGTATTATTTTTAGGATATCATGTATATAATAAAGATAAAGATGAACAACATAAATGCCTTGAAAAAGGTTCAATACATAAGTTAAATTGTCAATTGTATATAGGTGGATTTTATTCTTATATTATAACACAATCAGGTGCAAAAAAACTTTTGGAGTATATTAAAACAAATAGTATAAAACATGGTATTGACTATTTAATAAAAATTGTACCTGAATTAAAATTATATAATAGTCAACCTCATATTGTATTTTCTGAATGGGTTGAAAATTCTAACTCAAATGTAGATACTAATATTCAAAAAGATTATTCAAGTTTAAATATTGAACCAAAAGTTGATAAAAATGAATGGGTATTTCATGAAGGTGTTGATTCTGGTGATGGTGATATTAAATGTGTTGGAAAAAAATCAGTAAATGAAATAATGATAGAAGCTTCTAAATATAAAAATTGTATTGCATTTAATACACTTGGATTTTTGAAATTTGCAATAAAACCTGAATTTACAAACAGTCAGTATATATCAAGGTATGGCGACGGAATATACGTAAAAAAAAATTATATGTGTAAAGAATCTTTGTCTACACATCAACTAGAAAGAGAAGTAAATGATTTAATAGCAGTAGCACAAAAATGTGATTTGTTTGTATCGGACTCGTACTGGGTATCTCCTTACTTATGTGGAGGTATTGGAAATAGATTATTCCAAACAGCAGCTGCTCTTGATTTAGCTAAAAAAATGGGATATGAACTTGTATTTTATAGACATTCTATAAATAATAATGTGCTTCATAATGTTAGTGAATTTTTTAATATGTTCCCAAATGTTCGTATTATAGAGGATGAACAGCATAATATTCATAATATATTAGAAAATAATTTAGAACATTATGTTTATAATGACTTGTCTGAAAATGTAAACAAATATAAAAATATTGTTGTAAATGGATATCGTCAAAATTATCAATATGTACCTAAAGATGGAATACATCCAATCTTAAAAGGATATGATAAATATTTAGAATATGGTTTAGAAAGTGATGATGATAAGAAAAATAGTTGGTTTATTCATGTAAGATTGGGTGATTTTAAAAATCATAATAATTTAAATCATATTACAGCTGATTTTTATTATAAAAAAATAAATTCAATTCCTCTTAATGCAAATGTAATACTTTTTTCAGATGAACCTGAAGTTGCAGAAACTATGATAAAACAATGTTATAATATAAATTTACGTATTTGCAAAGAGACAAATATATCAGTAATATATGGTTTAATGAGTCAATGTTGGGGAGGAGCAATTATTCCAAATTCTACCTTTTCTTGGTGGGGTGCTTATTTTGCTAGACAATATGCTTTAAAAAATAAATGTGTAAATTACAAAGCTTTTTATCCTTGTATATGGGATACAAGGCTGACTTCAAATAATAATTGTAATCCTCCGTGGGGTTATTGTATCAATAATAAAATAGATAAAAAAATATGGGACTTTTACGAAGGGCTTGACTCTGGTGGTAATGATATTAAACGAATTGAAAACAAAAATATTGAAGATATGAAAACATATGCACTAAATGAACTTAATTGCGTTGCTTTTAATTCAATTGGATATTTAAAATCATATGTTAAATTTCCATTAATTAAGAGTCCTTATGTGTATTCACCAGGTGGTTTATATGTTAAAAAATTACATAAACCACCTACACGAGTAAAAATGATTTGTAACTGGTGTTCATCAAAAGATTTATGTAAAGAATGGTTAAAAATGACAAGAGGAAATTATAAATGGAATAATTTAGAAATTACATGGACAGATACTGATATTGATTATTATATTATTATAAATAAACCTCAATTTGGAGACAAATACGAACCTGAAAAAACGATTGTTTATCATATGGAACCTTGGTGTTATGCAGACGAACAAAAATGGGGTGTTAAAACTTGGGGTGAGTGGGCGAAACCAGATCCTAGAAAATTTTTACAAGTTAGATCTCATGATTTATTTGTAAATACTGTTTTTTGGCAACTTAATATGACATATGATGAAATTAAAAATACATCAATGAGTAATCTTAAAACGTTAGAATTAGTTTCATCTATTTGTAGCTCTAAATATTTTGATCCTGGTCATAAAAAACGAATAGACTTTTTAAAATACTTAGAGTCAAAAGACTTTTATGTTCATATTTATAATGAAGATAATAACTTAGGATTTAAGTCATATAAAGGTAGTGCACAACCATCTTTTGATAAAGAAAAAGCTATAATACCTTATAAATATTATTTTATGTGCGAAAATAATGTTGAACATAATTTTGTTACTGAAAAAATGTGGGAACCTATAATGTGTGAAAGTTTATGTTTTTATTGGGGATGTCCTAATATTAATGAAATAGTGGATCCTATGGCTTTTGTACAACTTGATATGGATGATTTTGAGGCATCTTACAATATAATGAATGAAGCTATTAAAATGAATTTATGGGAGACACGTCTTCCTTATATTAAAGAAGCTAAACAAAAAATATTAGAACAAAGTTTTTTTCCTACTTTAGAAAAAGTTTTGAAACCTAAAATTGTTTGTTTTATTCATTCATGTCATATAGCTTCAAGCGGAACTGAAAGATTAGATTTAGTTTTAGATGCTGTTTTAAAAATAAAAGAGTTAGAAATTATTTTTATTAATAATATTGGATTAAAACTTGATTCTAGTTATAACAATATTGATCCAAGAATTGTATTATCTCATTCGTCAGATAATCCTTTAGATTTTGAATTACCTACTTTACGTCTTCTTCATCAATTTAGCATGCATACACCAAACACCAAAATTTTATACGTACATACAAAAGGAATTTCTTATACAAAAAATGACTACAGATATGAACCAGTATTAGACTGGACTAATTATATGTTATATTTTTTATGTGAAAAGTATAAAAATTGCCTTAAATTACTTGATTGCAATGATGTAGTTGGATGTGATTATTCTGAATGGCCTCTTCCACATTTTTCCGGCAATTTTTGGTGGGCTACCGCAAAATATATTAAAAGTTTAGACACTTCATCCCTTTTTGATAAAATGAGCGCTGAGTGGTTTGTACATACTAATAATCCTATTAAATCGGTATTATGGAACTCTAATTTAGATCATTTTAAATCGAAATTTAAAAGAAATGAATATTATGTTAATTAAATTAACACATTAAAAATTGAATATTTAAACTACTGTTAAAAAGATTAACATAATGAGTTATTACCGAATTACTGACGGTAGTCAAGTTAAAATTTCTGAAGATATTATTAAAAAATTATCACCGTTAAAAATGCCTGATTTATGTAAGCCAGCATTTACGATTTTCCCGTGTTATGCAATTAATATTGCACGTGGAAAATGCCCTTATTGTGATAATTTTATTATTCCGGAAACATTTATCAAGGATATTAATAAACGTGAGTATTCTATTTCTGGTATGTGTGTAATCTGTCAAGATTCTTTACCTGAAGAAAGTTAAATAGTCAAACATAACTTTTTTTATAAATTAAATTTAATTTAATTTATAAATCTTCTAATTACTTGCAATGTAAGTTTATTTAATTGTTTGTATCAATGTGTTCATCCATCTTTTAGTTTTTATTATCATATCTTTATTTTCTATATAAATTTTATAAATATCAGATGACTTAAAGTTTAATATAAAAGTTTCGTATATTTTGTTTAAATTTAATTCATTAATCATATATAAAAACTGTAAATAAGGTTTTAATTTTTTTAAAAAGTTTATATGTTCAGTATAAACTTTAATTACTTTTATAAGATATTCAGGATTTTTTACAAAAGTAGAATCTATTTTTATATTTAAAATTAATTCAGAGTATTTTCTAATATGTTCAATATTTGGTATATGTATAGTATTGTATTCAGATAACATTTTTTTATCATTTTCTATCAAACTTTTTTCATATCCATCTTGATTTATATATTTTTGATTGGGTAAACCTATAGACTTTAAAAGACCTTCAGTTAAATAAATATTATATTTATTAAAAATGTAACTGTTTTCATATTTTATACAATTTTTTATTAAACTGTAAATACTATCATAATTAAAAGGTTTATTAAAGATTTTACTATAAGTAAAATCACATAAAGAAAATGTGAGAGATTTAAATATTTTTCTTTCTTCTATTTTTATGTAGTTAGAACTTATATTTTTATAATTAGGATTATTTAGTATCCATTGTAAAAATTCTAAAGGAGTTTTAACTGCTATTTTAGAATAATATGCTTTTTCAAAATATTCTTCCAATGCTACATCTATATTTTCTCCGTTTGATTCTATTAATTTATAAGGATCGTTGTCTCCGTAAAAAGAGAATAAATTTAAAATTTCTTTTTTAACTTTATTCTCTTTTGTGAAAAATAAACTTTCACATAGAAAAGTATACATATCTATTCCTTGTATCATACAGTTTGTTATTTCTGCATCTGGTGAATATGAACATAATATTTTTTTTTTATGTTTTACAGTAGACATACCAAAATCTATGCAAACCGGTAAATATTTTATACAAGTAACTTTATATAAACGGTCATCTAGTGGAACATTATAATGAATATCGGATTTCAAAGGTTTGCACATCACATTATTAGTATGTAAGTCAAAATGTGTAAAGTCAATAGTTCTTTGTGCTACTTCTAAAGCAATTAATAGTTGTATAAATATTCCTAAGTATTCAGAGAACTGCAGTTTATTTTTTAATAATTTCCTTATATTATCTCCTTCTATATATTCCATTAAAATAAATGGATAAGTAGTTTTATCACTACGAGTGCAAAACTTATTATTTTTATCAATATTACATTTAAATATACCAAAAGTATATACAAAATTAGGTACTGTATATCGTAACCTATTTATTTGATATATTCCTATAAAATATTCATATATTATATCATCATAACTTTCATTTGAATCATCGTTTGAAAATTTAATAATTACTTTGATATTTTTTAATATATTTAAGATATATACTATACCATTTATGCTATCAATTTTTATATGTTCTGTATTTTTAACCCATTTTGTAATATTTTTTAACTGTAAGATACCATCTTGTTCATTTTTTGATATACAAGAAGATAAAAAAATACTATTGTATAGACAAACTAATGCATTCATATCATGCGGATTTTGAAAATTAATGTTTTTAATTTCATTAGATTTAATTAATGATGTATCATCAATTAAATTTTTTATTTTGCAAACTGAATTATGTTTAATATAATTTTTTATATATACAGATTGAAATTTTTTTGTATTTTTTAACATTTCAAAGTTTTTATTATAAATGCTTAAAATTTATATAAAAGTATAATTTATATAAATTTTATAGTTTATACTTATTTTTCATAACCTTCAAGTGACTATAATTTAGATTTTGTTTAAAAAATTATCTTATAAATATACTGCTTGTGTAAACGGTGAATATAAACTGGACTAATAATATTAATTACAATATACATCCACCAAGAAAAAATATGATGTTATATTTCATAATAATACGTTGATGATTTTAATACAACTTGAATTTTTACATTTCAAAAATTGATTATCTACCTGTCCAACATTTCGTTATTGGATAATATTTATTATAATAATCATTACATTGGTCAAAATCTATACCATATGAGTAATCATTATTTATATTTCCTAATAATGATTTTTCCATAGGAGAATTTTTTTGTAATAGACAAGCAATAACTCTTTCAAAACTGATACGATTATATCTATTTAATACTAAATCTAATAATTTGCTAATATCATATTTAGTATTAATATAAGTTAAATAATCGTGTGTAATTATAGACATAGCTCCAAAACATCCTTTCCATAAATGTTTGTTTGCATAAAATTCTTTCAATTCTAAATCGTTAAAAATATCTATCATACGTGTCTCATCTTCTATTTGGTCCCAATGATGTTCAAACTCCCATAAAAATTTATATTTATTTACACTCATATCTATATATTTATTTATAAATACAGAATCATGTATTATTACAGCTACATCAAATAGTTTATTATGTAAATAATAATAATACGGTAATAATTCTGCTCTTTTATGAAATTCACTATTTATAATTGTGGTTTTATATAATTTTTTATCAGTTATAAAATCATAATTACTATTATCATCGATAATAAGAATATTATTTTCTGGATAGTATTGTCTAATAGAATCAACACATTTTATCCAGTATTTATTTGTTAATTCATTAATAACGTGTCTTAATATTATAAATCCAACTTCTGTCATTTTTTATTTAAAATTTATACTTTAAATAAAAAACAAATTTTATCGTCTTAAAAATATTTTATTGGTGATAAAAAATCCTGTTCCATATAATTATAAAATATGTTATTTTATAATCGTTACACTTCAAAATTTATTTTTTTCCATTTATAAATACTTTTTCACTCGTGCTTTTATTTAGGCTTCCATTGTATTTAGTGCATAAGCAATTAACACCATTGTTTATAGTATGATAAGTAGAATTTCTGTATGGACACGAGTATTTGTATGTATTATCCATAACTGTATATAAATTTTTTCGGGTATCTTTAGACATTTATTTATGTTTAACATAATATTTATATTATTTTTGTATGATTAATTAAATATTCCTTAAATATAATAATGCCTGATATTAATATCATAGCTATATTTAAAATAATTAAAGAAAAAAGTAACTTATTTTTCATTTATTACAATAAACTTAAATTACTTAAATTGTTCTTTTTCTATTTTTGCTTTTATTAGTTTTTCAAGATTTTCTTTTGCACCAAGACTTAAACCAGGTTCTGGAACTTCTTCTTGTTTAAATCCATATCTTAAATACCATTTTTCTCCGTATGTATTTGTTAAAAGAATTACTTCATTTTCATCCAAATCTTCAGGTAAAAGCCCTGATTTAATTCCTTCTTCTACGTAAGCAACTGCTTCTTCAGCTGGAACAAGCATATTATTTACAATCTTACTATCTTCAAAATTAATGTTTCCATATAATTGTTCTCCCATTTTTTTATAACCTTCCAATTGTTCAGGTGTCATTGCTTTTAATGCATTATTTACCATAGGGTTAGAAAATAAATCCATAATTTATTAATATAATCCATTTATTTAAGTTAGCTTGTAAGTTTTTGTAATTCTTGAAATCCTCCTATAAATTTATTATTTCTATCTATAATTACAGGTACATATTTATAATCATTTGTTAACTTTTTTATTAATTCTTCATTACCAGCTCTAGGAAGAGCTCTATATTTAATTCCTTTTTTATCACATAACTCTTTAGCATTTTTACAAGCACTGCATCCATCTATTGTATACATAGTTAATGGTTCATTAAGTTTATTTTTATTTACATCATTTCTAGTTCTAGATCTTCGGGAGTTTCGTCTGGATCTCCTTCTAGATGAAGATCTTTTTTTTCTAGAAGATGATCTAGACCTATGTCTAGAAGGAGATCTTCTAGATCTAGATCTTCGTCTAGATGGAGACCGTCTAGATCTAGAATTATTTTTAGAACGTCGAGAAGAATGAGTTTCATATATTACCATTTATTAAAGTAAATATTCTTTTTAAAGACTTAAATTTTTTATATTAAATGAAAATAGCAATTATAGCATCACACCCAAACCTTAGTACTGGATATGCTAATATAGCATCTAGCATATCAAATGAACTGGTTAAATACATTGAAGTTATTTATCTTGGATTTCAAAATAGTTCTCCTGTTAATATAGAAAGAAATTTAAATGATAATGTTAAAGTATTTGATTTATTTAAACTAGATCCAAAAAGTGAAAATGGTTTTGGAGATAATGCAATATTACCAATACTTTATAATGAAAAACCAGATATAATTATTATTTATAATGACCACGGCGTAACTTCAGCTGTTCTTAAAATTATAAAAAATTACATTTGCAAAAAATGGTGCTATTTAGATTTAGTATATGAATGTCAATATCCAGAAAATATTAATTACATTCGTGATAATTGCGATTTAATACTTACTTTTACAGATTCTTGGAAACAACATCTCAGCAAAGTCTACTCTATTCAAGAAAATAAAATGTACACGCTTTATCACGGAATTAAAAAATTAACTCCTTCTTTAACACGAAAAGAGCTAGGATTTAAAAATGATGACTATATAATATTAAGTTTAAATAGAAATGATTCTCGTAAAAATTTAGATTTAGTAATTTCATCTTTTTTAATTTATTATAAAAAATGCCCTCAAAAAGATTCTTTATATTTATTTATGAATTGTCAAATGAATTCAGGTCTCAATATAATTGAGTATATTAAATTAATGTGTTCTACTCTGGATTTAAATTTTGAAGAAGTTCAAAATCACATCAGAACACCTCCTAATAGTGGATTTGTAACCGATAATTATATACATAGTCTTTATAAAGAATGCGATGCAGGTATTTCTATAACATCAGGAGAAGGTTTTGGTTTAACAGTTATTGAACATATTCAATATAATAAACCAGTTATATGTTCTCGTATACCAGTTTTTGAAGAATTGATTGGAAATGATTATCCATTTTTTATAAACCCAATATGCAGCGGATTTTCACATTGTAATCTTGGAGGAATTAAACAATATTTTAAATTAGAAGATTGCGTTAAAATGTTAGAAAATGTCTGTTTTAAAACAAATTATTATAAAACTAATTTACAAGTTAATTTGAACTGGGAAGATATTATACAAAAATTTGTTAATTTACATATTACCTTTGGAGGTTCTGCCCATAACTCTAAAATTGAAAAATAAGTTGTATAAATATAAAATAACAAAAACATGACTGATCACACACCTTCGGGGGCTTCGCCCATAGACAAAGCTATTGAAACTTTATATGAAATGATTTGTCAAAGAAAATATAAAATATGTGAAAAAAAAGAAAACTGTTTTATTGGAGTAAATTCAGATAAAAAAATTATAGTATTTACTAATCCTGTTAGTAAATTCAATGTAGATAGTGTAAAAGAATATATCAAAATATCAAGCGGTTTTGGTATTAATCATTGTATTATTGTATATACAGATAGTGTTACCTCTATGGCAAAAAAGCTTATTGAAAATTCAGTTGACATAAAAATAGAATTATTTATGTCAAAAGAATTACAATTTAATATTACTCGTCATAGACTTGTTCCTACTCATATAAAATTAGACGATGTTGATGCCAAAAAATTCAAAAAACAGTTCGGATTAAAATTTCCAGCTATTTTAAAAACAGATCCTATTTCTAGGTTTTATGGATATGAAAGAGGTGATATTATTAAAATTATTCGCCCTAGTGATTATATAATGTATAGGATAGTAAAAGGATAAAATTTTATCCTTTTTAATTTTTATAATAATTAATTTTAATTATTATAATAAAGTATGAACGTTAATATTATTAACGAACGTTTCCCAGAATATCAAAATATGACTCAACAAGATTTTGATAATTTAACTGACCAATACAAACAAAAATACGCTCCTTTATCAGAAAAAGAAAAAAAACTACTAGGTAGGTACTATACTGACACTATGAAAAGTATATATACTACAAAAAAAATAACATCGTTTGATGCACTTGAATCATTTTTAGAAAAATCAAATTTAAAATCTATAACTAATGATAATCTTATTAATATACCATATAATGTTTTTGTACAATTAGAAGAAAGATATGAACAAGAAAAGAAAAAAAGAAAAGAATTAGGAACAAAATATGAAGAAGAAAATAACTTTAAAAAAATACAAACATATTTGTACCGATATATTAAAACTATTCAAAAAATTTCAAAAGGTTTTACATTATTATACGACAAAAAACTTAATAATATGAATGCTTATGACACAATTGAATACATAGAAAAACTTATAGAAGATCCAACATTAAGTGGTGAACATCCTTCATTTATATCTATATATCTTGTATATAATCCTGGAAGTAAACCATTTCATGCAACATGCATATTTGAATTTGAAAGTTTTTATTATGAATTTTCTCATTTCGGAGGAGGTTCTAATGTTGGGTCTGTAATATTTGAAACATATCCAGCTAAAGGTAACAATATTTATGAATACGGAGGAGATAGTGTACTTGCTACAAAAATATGCGATGAAGAAATTCCACAAAACATAGCTAATAATATAACTCTTCAAACTTTGTTAAACATATCTATGTTTTGGTGGTCAAAAACTGATGCTTGTAATATACGAACTTTTCCGGGAAGCTGTACTGGGTTGGTTGAAACAGCTACAATATTAACAAATTTAAATAATTTATGTAATAATGTTGCTGTTAATAAGTCTGTTATACTAATGGATTTTAAGCGTAAAAAATCTCCCAGACGATCTTCTAAACGAAGATCTTCTAAACGACGATCTCCTCGTAAATCTACTAAACGACGATCTCCTCATAAATCTTCCAGACGACGATCTCCTCATAAATCTTCCAGACGACGATCTCCTCGTAAATCTTCTAAACGACGATCATCTTCTAAACGACGATCTCCTCGTAAATCTTCTAAACGACGATCTCCACGTAAATCTCCTAAACGACGATCTCCTCGTAACTAATACTTAAATAGCAATTCTACTGTTTGATGCAATTAACATTCACATTTTATTATTATAATTACGATAATAAAATGAATTCAAAAAATAAATTCGTATATTTGGATAAATTAACTAAATCAATTAATCCTATACATCACAAACTTATAAATGAAATATTTTTAAGCGACTCAATCACTACTATTTATAACAAATTATTACCTTCTTTACCTGCAGATGTTCTTAAGAATTTATATATTAATATAAAAAATAATTTATATTTATTTAACCCTGAACAAATAGAGAAATTAAAACCAGTAGTTACTTTTTATACAAATATAAAATTTCCATGTAGCACACAATGTAATCCTGTTAATAACCCAAATCGCTTATCGTTACAGGATAAAGAATACGGCACAAAAAAAGAATGTCTCTCAAAATGTGATAAAAAAGTATCTATTAATGATACAACGTTATTAATAGATACATTTTTATCTTTTGAAGATAAATTACAATATCTAATTAGCATTAATAAAAAAGAATTAATAAGTACAATACAAGAAAAAGATATATATAACTCAGACAATATAATTATAGACACATCACCTCTAGAAAAACAGTATAGACCGTATGTTATAATAACACACGACTCTTATTATAAAGCAAATCCAGATGAATATAAAAATGTAAAATATCTATTGAAAAGTCGCAATTCAGAAGAAGGAGAATATGATGTTATTTATGAAGCATATAATAACAAAGAAACTATTATAAATATTAGATATAGTAAGGGGTATAAACATACAGGTACGCATTTAGTTTTAAATGGTAAACCATTACTTTTTAAAGAAACTTCACACTTAGAAAGCTTAAACTTAGGTAATTTTGATAAATCTTTAAATATAATTCTTTTTTTCTTACCAAAATTAAAAAAATTAGATTTAAACAAATTTAACCAACCACTTGGATATAGCTTATCAAAATTAACAAAATTAACACAATTAGGTTTAAGATCTTATAATCACCCGTTAGGAGATAGCTTATCAAAATTAACACAATTAAAAAAATTAGATTTAAATAATTATGAAAACCCGTTAGGAAATAGCTTATCAAAATTAATACGATTAGAAAAATTAGATTTATATAATTATGATCACCCGTTAGGAGATAGCTTATCAAAATTAACACAATTAAAAGAATTAGATTTAGATTCTTATGAAAACCCGTTAGGAAATAGCTTATCAAAATTAATACGATTAGAAAAATTAGAATTACAAAGTTATACTCACCCATTAGGAGATAGCTTATCAAAATTAACACAGTTAGAAATATTATATTTACAATCTTATCAAAACCCGTTAGGAGATAGCTTAGCAAAATTAACACAATTAAAAATATTAAATTTAAGATCTTATATTGAGCCGTTCGTAGATAGTTTATCAAAATTAACACAGTTAGAAGAATTGGATTTAAATTATTATAATCACCCGTTAGGAGATAGCTTATCAAAATTAACACAATTAAAAGACTTAGATTTAAGATCTTATGAAAACCCGTTAGGAGATAGCTTATCAAAATTAACACAGTTAAAAATATTAAATTTACATGATTATACTCACCCGTTAGGAGATAGCTTATCAAAATTAACACAGTTAAAAATATTAAATTTACATGATTATACTCACCCGTTAGGAGATAGCTTATCAAAATTAATACGATTAGAAAAATTAGAATTACAAAGTTATACTCACCCGTTAGGAGATAGCTTATCAAAATTAACACAATTAACACAATTAGGTTTAGCATATTATACTCACCCGTTAGGAGATAGCTTATCAAAATTAACACAATTAGAAAAATTATATTTAGGATCTTATAATCACCCGTTAGGAGATAGTTTATTATCAAAATTAACAAAATTAAAAGAATTAAGTATGTATGGTAATCACCCGTTAGGAGATAGCTTATCAAAATTAACACAATTAAAAATATTAAATTTAAGATCTTATAATCACCCGTTAGGAGATAGCTTATCAAAATTAACACAATTAAAAGAATTATATTTAAATGATTATAATCACCCGTTAGGAGATAGCTTATCAAAATTAACACAGTTAAAAAAATTATATTTAAATGATTATAATCACCCGTTAGGAGATAGCTTATCAAAATTAACACAGTTAAAAAAATTATATTTACCATCTTATAATCTCCTATTAGGAGATAGCTTATCAAAATTAACACAGTTAGAAGAATTAAATTTAAATATGTATACTCACTCTTTAGGAAATAGTTTAAAAAAATTAACACAATTAAGAGAATTAACAATAGATGGTACATTAAATAAAAGAGATGATGGAAAACCTATTTTTTCTTTTACAAGAAAAAATCCCGTTAATAAAAACTCTAAAGAAGAATTAAGAGAAATGAATTTTGACCAATTAAAACAACGTATAAAAGACCTAAGAAGAGAAGGATATAAAATATCTGTTTTATCTAAACTTGAAGATAAAGACCGCAATAGAAAACTTCTAAGAAAAATTATCAGAGATGCTGAAAAAGGATAATATTAAATGTATTTCGTATTTGCAAAACATGTAAGTGAAACACTTTTAAAACTTAATAATTAAAAAATTATTAAGTTGTTTACAAATTTTGTTTGTATAAGTTTAACACATCTCTTACAGATTCTTTAATATTTTTAACATCGGGATACATTTGCTGTAATTTTTGAGTATCTAAATAATTATTTGACCTATCACTAGTTAATATTTTTCTTTGTTCTTTTTCTGAAAAATTTTTCCATTCAAAATTAGTATCAACTATTTCACTATACATTTCCAATATTTCATTATGAGAAATTAGACCTGGATTAGTTAAATTAATAGTTCCTGTAACATTATTTTTCATCATATCTAATACCTTTGGTAATAATTCAGGTATAACAGTCATAGAATTTGGAATACTGCATATTTTTTCGTATGTTGTTATTTTGGTAATAAAATTTCTTGTATTATATTCAGCTGTAATTGGCATTCTAATTCGTAAATTAAGAACACTATTATCAAAAAATTTCATTAATTGGTCAGTAAATCCTTTCACAGTAGAATAAGATGATCCAAAAAAGTTAGGCAACGAGTCTTCCGTGAAACCATTTACTTCTTGACCAAAAAGATGTTCTTCGTCATATTTAAAAATACAGCCTGTTCCTAGATAAGTAAAATGAAGATTTAACTTTTGGCATAAAAATGCCAAAACTAAAGGTGAAAATAAATTATCTCTTACATTATCTTGTAATTTATTGGGTTCTTCTAGATAATCTATAGTTGTATATATTTTTTCACCGATTTTACCGTGAGTTCTACCAATAAATGCTATAACATGTGTAGGCGATGTTTTAAGTAATTCAGATATTACATCATCTGAATTATCAGCACGAGCTTTTCCTTCGCAATAAATAACATTATTTGATTTTAATAGTTTAGTAAACTGAGATCCAATCCATCCGTTAGAACCGTAAATTAATACTTTCATTATTTATATAAATATAAATAATCTTTAAATTTTAATCTTTATATTTTTATTACTTTATCAAACATACCTGTTATACATTGATGTGCTATAATAATTACTATATTACCTGAAAAATTTTCTCTAATTCCGTCCATTACTACGGTATTTAGTTCTTGATCTAAACTTGAAGTGCATTCATCTAGTAACATCATAGGAGTATTAAACATCTCACCTAAAGCTAAAGAAAACGCTAAAATTATACGACTAAGTTCTCCACCGCTTAGCATATTAATATCAGCTTCCATACCTTTGTATTCAATTTCTAAATTAATTTGTGGTTTTTTCTTAATTGTTTTTCCTTTTTTTGTTTCTTTAAAAGTTACAAGTTTTACAGAAATTGGATTATCTGGGAAAAAACATTCCAAATACACATTTGCATGCGTATTTATAGATGAAATAATATTTATCATTGCTATACTTTCAGCTTCTAATATTTTTTCTTTTAATAAAGTGGATGCAGCATATAACTTTCTACATTCAAATTCTTCTTTTTGTAATAATTCTACTTTGTTGATCCACGTATTATAAGTAGTTTTGTCTTTTTTGTATGCTTGATATTTTTCAATATCTTGTACGTTTTTTTCGTGTATTACTCGGTTTGATTCTAAATCTTGTTTTTCTAAAATACTTTTATTAAATTCATCTTTAATATTACATACATCTATTATTCTACTATATTTTTTTATATGATTATCTTTATATTCTGTTATTTGCTTTTCATAATTACATTTTTCTTTTTTCAATGTAGTATTATTATTTTTTATTGTTTCAAGTTTATCTTTGTTTTGTTTTTGGATATTGATATCACTTCTTAACTGATCTTCACTAAATTGTTCATTAAATTTTTTATTAGTTGATTCAATCACTTTGATTTTTTTATCTTGCTGTATAATATTTTTTTCAAATGACATCACAGTAGGCGAATACTTTTTATCTGCAATGTCTTTTTTAAGATTATTAAGTTCTTTATTAAGTTCTTGTTGAGATGTCATATAATGTTTTATGTACTCTAAATCATGTTTAGTTTCGTCAAAGCTTGGTAGTTCTTCATATTGTTCTTTCACATCTAATATCGATTTTTCAACGTCTTTATATTGTTCTAATTTATTTTTGTTACTTGATATAGATGATTCTAACTTAAAAATCTTTTTTTGTATTAATAAAATTTCTTCTGCTGTATCTTCTAGCTTTGAATTTTCATCAATATCTAAATTGTAAATACATAAATTGTTATTTTGTAATTTAAGATGTGTAAAGCAAGATGGACATTTAAATACTTCTTTTTGGATTTTTAACTTTTCTAACAATTTTTTCTTACCTTCTAAATCATTTTTATATTTTGTTAAATCAGATAGGTTATTATTTAATTCTTCTTCGTCTATTTTATATAAATTTAATTTACCTTGCAAGTCTTTTAACTTTTCAAGATCTTTAATTGTCTGTTTATGTTCATTAATTATATTCTTACATTCATCTTCTGTATACTTTACCCATATTGTTTTTGTTATTTGTAACATTTTTTTTTCCATATTATTAAATTCTTCATCTTTCATTCGTTTTAGTCTATTTACATCTTCATCATGTCTATTTTTAAGAACTGCTAAATCTCGTTGCAATATAATTAATGAAAGTTGTTCTTCATATTCTAGTACTTTTTCATCGCCTTCGTATTTTATATCATCTTTTTGTATTGATAATTCGCATAATTTTTTAATTACTAAATCAAGGGCTTCTTCTTTAGATTGAACTACAGCATTTAACATCTCTAAAGATGTTAATTCTTTTTGTAATAGGTCTAATTTTTTCTTATTTTTTTGTAATAATGTATTAGTATTTTTATATTTAACAATTTCGTTGGTTATAGCTCTTTCTCTATTTTTTTTTGAACATTTTAATGGAAAAGGAATTATATCTGGTTTTTTTAATTCTTCAATCATAGTAGAAGCAGTTTCAAATTGAGCTGTTGTTTTAATAAGAGTTTCATGTCTTTCTTTTATTAAAAATTTACATCTTTTCATTATTTGAGAAAGATCAATATCTTGAAATGCAAATGTTTCAAGAAATCCTAGTTTGTCTAGCGGTGACATCATTATAAATGAATCTTGTGCATTTTGAGAGATATATCCAACAGTATTAAAAGTATTTCCAAAACGTTTATTTATAATGTTTTGAGCACATTCGTCTTCGTATATATCATTTACAACTAATCTATTAGGTTTTTTTGTTCTTGTTATTGTCATATCATCAAATAACAGTGTTACACTACAAGTTGTTTTTCCAAAACTTATAATTTTTGTTCCTGTTCCAAAAAGAGCAAAATATATACCCATAAGTATAGTAGTTTTTCCTTGACCGCTTGCTCCTGACAATAAAATAATACCACTTGTTCCAAAATCAAATGTTGAATTTTCATAACATCTAAAGTTTTTCAAAGTAATTTGCATTTTGTATTCTATTTGTATTATAAACTTTCTCAAAACAAATCGTTTTTTCTTTTTAAACTTATAAATATTAGGTTTAAAGTTAAGGTACACCTTTTATAAAAATGTCTAATCAAAAATTAACATATGAAGATTATAATCCAAAATCAGTTTGTGTACGTGGTGATAGAAATAAATTTACTAATATAATAAAAGAAGTTAAAGGTAGATGGAACCCTAGAATGAAAGGAGGTGAAGGATGGCTTGTATTAAAAGAGTTTGTACCTAAATTACAAGAATTAATTAATTCCATGAATTCTGATAGTAAAACAGAAGTTAAACAAGACACTAAAACAGAAGTTAAACAAGACACTAAAACAGAAGTTAAACAAGACACTAAAACAGAAGTTAAACAAGACACTAAAATACAAGTTAAACAAGAGACTAAAATAAAAGTTAATTTGGATAGTAAACCTATAAATAAAAAAATTAAATCTAAATATCATCGTGAACTTAGTGAATTAGATGAAGAATCAGGAGATGAAGAATCAGGAGATGAAGAATCAGGTGATGAAGAATCAGGTGATGAAGAATCAGGTGATGAAGAATCAGGTGATGAAGAATCAGGTGATGAAGAATCAGGTGATGAAGAATCAGGTGATGAAGAATCAGGTGATGAAAAATCAGATGATGAAGAATCAGGTGATGAACAAAAAACTAGCGAAGTTAAAAAAGAAAAATATGATAACAAAACAAACAGTTACAACAGGGATAAAAAAACAGAAAGTATAACAGATAGCATTATAGATAATGTTAAAAAAGATGTTATAGATACAGTTAAAAATGTTAGAAGAGATGATGTAAAAAAAAAAGATGACATTAGAAGACACAATGATAAAAAAGATACGGTTAGAGATGATAGAAGAGATACGGTTAGAGATGATAGAAGAGATACAGTTAAAAATGATGATAGAAGAGATACGGTTAGAGATGATAGAAGAGATACAGTTAGAGATAATAGAAGAGATACGGTTAGAGATGATAAAAAAGATACGGTTAGAGATGATAAAAAAGATACGGTTAGAGATGATAAAAAAGATACGGTTAGAGATGATAGAAGAGATACGGTTAGAGATGATAGAAGAGATACAGTTAGAGATGATAGAAGAGATACGGTTAAAAAAGATACGGTTAAAAAAGATACGGTTAGACATGATAGAAGAGATACGGTTAGAGATGATAGAAGAGATACGGTTAAAAAAGATACGGTTAAAAAAGATACGGTTAAAAAAGATGATGTTAGAGATAATAGAAGAGATACAGTTAGAAAAGATGATGTTAGAGATAATAGAAGAGATACAGTTAGAAAAGATGATGTTAGAGATAATAGAAGAGATACAGTTAGAAAAGATGATGTTAAAGATAATAGAAGAGATACAGTTAGAAAAGATGATGTTAAAGATAATAGAAGAGATACAGTTAGAAAAGATGATGTTAGAGATGATAGAAGAGATGTACTTGAGTATTATAAATCTTTTAGCAAGAAGCCAGGAGCTTTTAATGAATTATATGAATCCGATGATAATAAATATTCATCATCTTCAAATTATTCATCATCATCTGATGATTTTCCAGAACCTGTTTCTCCAAGAAGAAAGGCATATAAACGCGATGATGATGATTATGGTACACTTTTTAATAAAGTTAATGACTTACAGAAAAGGTTACACCATGTTGAAATAAAACAACGAAAAAAATAAAGTTAAACTTTTGTTTGTTTTATTTTATTCCATTCAGCGGCTATATAAGTTAAACGTTGTTTTCCAGCTAAGTCTTTATATTTATCTTTTTTACTTTCGGTTTTAACAAATTTTTGATATGAATTTAAAGATCTTGGTTTAGATTTTTTAGTTGATTTTTTTATTTTTGATTCTTCTATTTTTCTCATATAAGAGTTATATACTTTTGCATATTTTTTTAATCTAGCTGATTTAATGCTCACATGAGAAGTATCAAAATCTGTATATTTAGTTGCCATTTAATAATATTTATTAAATTTATTAAATGATATTTGAAAATAATATTTATAATTATTTGAATATTTTGTAATAATTTATTTCATAAGAGAATTTAGATTGTCCAAAGGATTTGATTTTAATATGTAAAAATTTGTATATTTAGTTACCATTTAATAAATAATAAATTTATTAAATGATATTACGAGCTTGTGATATGATATTTATTATAGTTTAAAACCCAAGGGTTTTCGTTGTATGGGTGTTTATTAATACAATGTTTATTATCAGGAGGGCTTTGACCTGGTGTATTTTTATTATATTTTAAACAATTTTTATTAAAACACATAGGAGGGCTTTGATTTAATATGTCATATTTTGGAATTATAATATATTTTAAGGGTATAAGTTCAGTTTGATTATTTAAGGGTATAAGTTCAGTTTGATTATTTAAGGGTATAAGTTCAGTTTGATTAACAACTAATATTAAGATTTCTTTATCTTTATTATCGTTTGAATAACAAAGACCCATTGTTGTATTTATGTTTATGTTTTTATTTAAATCTTTATTGTTATTTTTTATGTAATTAAATATGAAAAATGTTAAATGCTATTTAACATTTTCCAATTAAACAATTACAGGTATCGACATAAATGGAAAAAAACGATTTAACGGAAAATTCAGGATTTAATCATTTATTAGAATATTATAATGCACATAAAAACACTAAATGGACAGAATGGTTAAATTTTGATCAAACATTTTGTAAACACGGTAAACAAGGTTTGGTTGGTTTGTTAAATCCTAAAAAAATTGGTAAAGAAGAAAAACAGTATAAATTTGTTTTTAAAATATCACAGTATATTAATTATTTAGTACAGCATGAATATAGTGTAATGAAAGGATTAAATGAATTAGCTCCATATTGTCCTCATTTTTGTAAAGCTATTGGTACTATTTTATGCGAAGTAGATCCTACTGTTAGAAAAACTGGAAATCCTTTTCAAATTACAACAAAATATCCAATAGAAAAAGAAGTTTTATTAACAGAATATATTGATAATGCATCTAATTTATATAATTATATTAAAAGTGATAAAATTGATGATGATGTAATATATTCAAGTGTTAAACAAGTGCTTATTGCAATAGCAATTGCTCAAAAAAAAAAAAATTTTACACATTATGATTTGCATTCATATAATATACTTATGAAAAAATGCAATAAAGATGTTGTTTTTTTATATGTATTAGATGATGAAAACCAATTTTGTGTTCCTACTCACGGTCATTATCCTATGATTATTGATTTTGGATTTTCATATATTAATAATCTAGAAGATAATCCTGCATGGCCAAGTATGGCACATACTGATGTTGGTTTTATGAGTGATAGATATGATCCAGTAGCGGACCCTAAACTATTTCTTGTAAGTGTATCTAGAGAGTTAAAAAATAAACGTAATAATAAAAAAGCTAATATATTTAGAAATATTGTTAAAAATATTTTTAGAAGTTTAACTATTGACTGGGATTGCGGATGGGATAAAAAAACAAAAAAAGGAGCATCTGACTTTGTAATAGAAATGTTAGAATCATATAATAAAAATTCTAATCTATTTGATAATTATAATCATTATTGTATAGATTTGATTCAATCTTTAATTATTTTACCTCTTCAAGAACAAAAATATGATAACATTGATAAATCTTATACTACATTTTTAAAAGAATTTATAAAAATAGAAAATGAAATAGGAAACCCGTTTTACAATCTTTATATTTTAAAAGGAATAGTTGACATTGCAAGAGAGGTTAGAGTAGATTATCTTAATACAAAATCAAGACCTAATGCTATTGGGTATTTTCGTAGATCTGTATTTGAACGAATAAATTGTGTATCTAAATATTGTAATCCTAAGGACATACATTTTGAAAAAATGCTTTGTTCACTTTTGTGTTTATCAAAAAATATAGAAGGTATTATGTACGATGTTATTGAAAGTAGAATGAAAGAAAAACAACGTGAATATGATAAAATGCATTTACAAACAATTGAACAAATATACGGGGCAATAGAAGCAAATATAGTAAATAAATACAAATTTAATAAAAATACAACTGTATTTGTTATGAACTGTGTAACAGAGAGTTGTTCACGGTTAAAATTAACTCCTGAAATATGCAAACAAGTTAATAACATACACCAACTAGAAAAGGGATCGTTTTTATATTTATTAACAAAATAATAAAATTTAATATAGATTTATATTAAATTAATGAATATACAAAATATTAGAAAACATAAAATATTTGGATTGGCAATATTTGATTTATTAACATCATTTGTATTAATGATAGTTGTATTTATAATGGCTTGGAAAACACACTTTCAAAAATTAAAGTTAATAAACTTTATAATTGCTGCTATTATTCTTACAATACCGGTAGCTATTACTATTCATATACTATTTGGAATAAACACAAAATTAAACTATAACCTTGGGTTATCATATTCAATTTAACAAGTACTTAATTATATAAAAACTTTATATAATTAAATTGGTTATTCGTATAATTTTAATCTGAATCAGACTCAAAATCTAACTTAGACTCTAACTCAGAGTCTGAATCAGAGTCTGAGTCAGAAACAGAGTCATACTCAAACATTGGTTTTTCTGCAAATGACACTATATTTGAACTAGATAATTTAGACTGTTTAACTTTTTCATATTTGTTATATTCATCTTTTGTTTTATCTTTTAATATTATTATTTGGGTTTTATCTGGAAAATCTTTTTTCATTTGACCTGATAAAGTGTTTAATAAAAATGTTATATCCTCGCATAATGATTCTTTTATGTTATTAGTGCTAGGTTTGTAATCATATTGTTTTAATAGTTGAAGTATAGGAACTACTCCTCTTAATTCTATATGAACAGTATCATTTGTGTATTCCCATTCTCCCAGATCCATAGCAACTACCCATCTAACAATAGAATTTCTATCTTGATCATATGTTACTGAACCTATAAAATCTTCACCGTGTAAAACATTGCTGTAATATACATCTTTTAAATGATTTTTAAATACATCATTTTTTTCTAAAGTGTATTCAGGTAAAATTGTTAAACTATTCAATCCAACTTTTTTAAATTGATCAACATTTTGGAGAACATAACCTTTATATTTAAAAAAAATATTTTTCAAACAATCTTTTTGTTGCTCTGTTATAAAAGAATTTAATTTGTTTTTTTTCCATTCTTTTATTCGTTTTTTACTTGATGATTTCAAATTAGAGTACATATTACCTAAATTAGTTCGTACTTTAAATAAATAACCAGCTTTCATATATTGTTTTCCAACTGTTGAGCTAATAATGTGATTATTACATAATAATATAAAAATTATTACATCAAAGTTATCATTCTCAGATATGTCATTTATTGTGTCAATAAATGCATACGAAACATTTTTTAAACTATTGTATGCTCGTATGTTGGCAGGATTTGTAGGAGGATTTTGCATTTTGTCATATATTAAATTAAATAAATGAAATACATATTTTAAATTTATGCCTATAGTAATCTGTGGCACTCCTGATAATTGTAAGTTTTGACTATACGCCCATTCAACTTTTTGTTGGTTGCCATCCGTAAAACTATTTTTACCTTCTTTTTCTTTTAGTGCTTTACAAGTTGTGTAATATACATCACCTGTTTTATCAGATGGATTTCGTATAAATGTAAAAATATCATGGTCTATTTCTCCTATTGTTATTTTTTTATTGTCTATAACATTGTTCCAGAATAACATAAAGTTTTTACATGCCTTAGTGAAAGCATGTGTATTAAATGCTGTTTTAGGACCATAAAATTCTCCTATACGTACTTCTAAATTATGTGTACATAAGTCAACATCATCACTTCCAGCATTATTTTCCCATATTTCAGCTGCTATATTCCATTTTTCATCGGAATTATTGATTACTGTTTCTGACCATAGTCTAGTACCATCGTTTGTTTCGTATTGCGGATTATGTATTATAAATGCTTGAGTTTCCCATTCAATACCAAAAGATGTCATTTATATTAACAAAAAGTTAATATAAATTTTATTTTACATAATCCATAAGTGATAGTTGTCGTTTTTTATTTTTAATTTGCTTGTATACTAATATTTTTTTATCTCTTCCAACTTTTTCAAATCTTTTATATTCTTTGTCTGTATATTCATGTATAACAAGAATATTTCCTAATTTTTCAAACATTACCCGAGGTCCTTCTTCTTCTGGTAAAGATCCATAAAAACATACATCTCTCCATATATATCCTTTATTGTTAGGCATATCAGATAGATTTTTTTTTATATAAGGAGGAAGTGAGTCTGTAATTTTATAAAAAGTTCTACAACCATAATTGTAATCTTTTTCTTTTTGTCTTTCTAAAAATGCACTTGTAGATATTCCTTTTCTATAATTGTCAGAAATTTGTTCTTTTTCTTTTTTTACTTTTTTTTCATTTATTTTAACCGTTATTCTATCTTTAGTATTTTTTTCTTGTTTTTTATGTTCTTCATCACATTGATCATTTATTTTTTTATCTAATTCACCTAAATCTAAGTTTATTAATTCTTGTTTCATATTTTCTATAGATAATGTTTTTGTTTCTATAGCATTTTTTAGTTTTGCTATTTGATTAACTACGAATGGTTCATTGCTAGAAATTTTTAAACGACTAATAGTTTCTTCACTTCTTTTAATAAAATTTTCATTATAACGAATATCATTTGTTAATCTATTCCGTTCTCGTCTACGAAGTAATTCCATTTATAATGAATTTTTTATTTATAAATAGACTTATTCATATTAAAGTAATTTATTTTGTCACCTAACGGTGTTAATTTAAAATTATGAGTTTCTGTAAAAAATTTTTTAATAAAAGATCCTGCTAATACATGATAAGTATTATTTGAAAAATTTTTTTCTTTTGAATTTTCAGCATTTCCTAAATACGGTTTAATAGCATTTTGAAAACTTTGAGACACGCTATTATTAAGTTTATGATTACCTTTTTGTGTAGTTCTTTTTCCTCCTACAAACATACGTAAAGTATCTTGAGTATCATTATAAAATTCAAAGGGAGGTATAACAGTAGGGTGTTGAAAAAAATCGTATTTAGTTGTATCAGTAGTTATTCCTTTTTTAACTAAATACGATTTTTGAGTTGGAGATAAAAAAATATTTGATGTTACTATCTCATTTGTTTTTCTATTTAATTTGTAAGTTACACCATTAGAGGTTTGATTATTTGACCATTTAATAATATCAATAAACTCAGATTCCGCATTTATTGGTGAAAAAGTTTCATTAATATTTATTGCATATCTAGATCCAAGATTGAATAAATACTGTTGTTTATTTTTGTATATTCTAAAGTTTGGATTATACAATGAAGAAACACCAAAATCATTTAAAATAAACATTTTTCCATAATTAGGTACATAAAAATCATGTTCGTCTATCTTATAATGCCAATACCCTCCTGCTTTCACATTATAATACAAAATATTTTTACTTTTTATATCATTATTAAGTATTTGACCAGTTATTTGTATAGCATGTACTGCAGCCATAATTTGAAATAAAGCTGAATATAATTCGTTATCAGACGGTGAAGTAAATTTTAAAAAATCACTCAAGTCGCCATTTCCTAATTCAATTGCAATCATAACCGAAGGATGAGATTGATTTCCTTTTCTAAATGTAAAATCATATTTATTACATAAACAAGTATCTATAAAAAGAGGAAAATTAGGACATATATTATTTAATATTATTTTTTTAATAATATTTTTAAGAATGAAAATTTCATACCACGATGAACTACTATCTGAAAACGGATCTTGTAAATCATCTTTTGTTATACGAGACATTTTTATAGCAAAATTATGTTTTGATTTAGAATAAACTGAAAATACATTACCCCAATCTCCTTTTCCTATTAGTTTATCAATGTTAATATATTTTTCTATTATATTAAAATCAATACTGTTATCATTTTGATTATGAATTTTTTTAATACCATTTTTTACAATACTTGCAAACTGTTCTCTATGTTTATTATTCAAATAAATGGAACTTAAATCTGTATTTGTTTTTTTGAATAAAATACTAAATGATATTTTGCTTATATTATCTTGTAACATCTTATTCCAAAACGGTTTAACATTTTCTTTTTCTATTAGTAATGAACCACCTGTTATATCAAAACATTTAATATCGTTATATTCTATTTTTCTTGTATCTCCGAAAAAAAACAATGAAGTAATAGAATTTTTATCATATACATTATTTTCATACGGAATACGTGTATCACTCCCATTATATTTAGTAAGTAAACAATAGTCAAATGAACATCCGGCTATTTTTTCAAGATCTGTTTTTATATACTGTAAAAACACAGGTAAGCAAACACTAAAATCACTAAAACATATTTGTGAATTTTTATCAAATTGTAAAGACTTTAAGATATCTGTCAGACTTATGTTAGTTTTTTTGTCAAAAATATTAGGATAAAAAATAATATTAGGACTGTTTGTTTTTACAATCTGATTCAAAGGTTTGTAATTATTTTCTGTTATTATGATCATTTTTATAATAAGGATTAAACTTTATATATAATAAATGGAAAGGAAAACAATTATTATCATTTCATTAATAATTGCTATAATTTCTACTATTTATCTGTTATTAGATTTTTTTGGTATTATTAGATACATAAAATTATATATATTTTCACCTGTAAGATATATAAAACATTACAAAAATTTAGATAAAAATTATAAAGATAGAGTTGTCATATCACTAACAACTACACCAGATAATATGAAAAAAATAAAACCCATAATAAACTCTCTTTTAGATCAAACTATTCAAGTAGATTCTATATCTTTATGCATACCATATGGGTCTGACTATAAAGTACCTATTGAATTAAAAGATGCTGTTTCTATATTTAGAGGTGGAAAGGGTGGAGAACTTAATGCTTTAAAATCAACTATTACTAGAGAAGGAGAATCAACTACTAGAATAATAATTTTAGGAGATGATTCTATATATGGAAAAGATTTTATAGAAACATTAATAGAAGAATCAAATAAAAATCCTAATAATATTATATGTGTAGGAAATTCAATAAATCTAAAAAAAGGATCTATGTTTAAAACAGATTTTTTCAAAGTAGATTTTATTGATGATATTACAGAAAATATAACACCTTCTGACAAGATTAATGACTATTTTAAAAATCATAAAAAAATACATATAAAATACAGAGAAAATTACAAAATAATATAATTTATTCTTTCATTGTTTGGCTACACATTTGTCTTACAAAATCATGATGGAATTCTGTTTTTTCACCGTCTGAACCTCTATCAACAGCCATCTTATAATCAAATATCTTTACCATTGTATCCATAATATTATCATCTCCTAATTTTTCTTTTAATTCATTCGCATATAAACATATAAGTTCTTTATTCTTATCTTTAATAGAATTAAAGAACTTTGAGGCTAAACCTGTCATCTCTGGGTCAGTTATAACATTCCCATCCTTATCCTTAAACTTTATTTTTCTCCTAGAATAATCAACACATACCATCTTATCTTTTAGAGGATAATCCAATGCATATTGAGCATAACCTTCAGGTCCTTTCTTTATATGATCTATAGTTAGATTACTTACACTTTCTTTTAATTTTTCTTCTGTTACAGGTTCAAGTTGTTGTATATAATTATTAATTTGAGTTTTATTAGAAGTTGCGTGAGTAGGTCTTGATACAGCTTTTACCGCTATGTTTTCTAGTTTATCTTGAAGTTCTTTTATTTGTTTTTTAAGTTCAACTATTTCTAAATCTTTTTTAGATAATTCACTATCATGTTGTTTTTCTAATAATGATTTATTATATGAAAGACATATTTCTCTGTGATTTATTAATTTTCTTTTAGTAGTAAAAGTTTTATTACATCCATTACATTCTAATAAATTTAATGGTTTCCCCTGTTTTTCTAAACAATATTTAGCATTCAATTGATGGTGTTTTAAACTGGGCGAGGATGCTAATTCGGTATTACAAAATTCATCTTTTAAAATATAAATGACTAAAATTGTCATTTAATGTCATCCATTGTCATTTAATGTCATCGTAAATTAGGGTAAACGCCTTGATTTTTCGTTTTTTGCATCTCAACACAGAAATTGTGTGTTAAGATTTTTTATACATTAGTATTTTTTAAAAACTTTTGTTTTTCCTCCTCCTCCTTTTTTAAAATGTGTAAATTAATTTACACATTCTAAAATAAAATAATTAATTTACAAATTCTATAACTTTAAAATATTCTATTTCATGTAAAATAAGTCTTTCTTTATTTGTTCCATGCCTCTTTATTTTCTCTTAACAATTTAGAAGAATACTAAAATTGTTCCAGTAAAATTTTTTGACAAATGAAATACTTTAGATCCGTAAAAAACAAAACTTTGCATTTGAGTATTTATTTTTACGTTTTTATTTAAATGTAAAATACTTTCACCGCCTAATACAACTAATAAAGTATTACCAGAGTCAGAGTTGATTTCTGATATGGTATTTTTATTAATACAGATGCTATTAAACTTAAAATCGGGTTTATGTGAATTTAGTAATTCTTGACATAAGTTTAAAAAATGAGGGAAACATAAAGCACTTTTTGAATCTTTTTCAAATATTTGGTAAACACCTTGTTTTGTAATAAACTCTACTTCTTTTAATAATAAATTTAATTTTATTTTTTCATCCTCTGTATATGAGCATATTATATAAGCCATTAATTTATTATTAATAATAAATTAATCATTTTAAATAATTCATTAACACTAAAATGCCTTAAATTTTTTGTTCGTATATTCCATAAAATATTGGAATTTTGTTTTTTTGATCTCAACACAATTTTTGTGTTGAGATTTTTATAATTTTATAAGTCTATGTAATTTATAAGTCTATGTAATTTATAAGTCTATAATTTTACAGTTAACTTTACATATTTCAATATTACCATAATATGACTTGAAAATATTTGATTCATCTTTACAATATGAATATACAATACTTCTACCTAAAGTATCTAACTTTAAATCTCTAGGAAATACTTTATCAATATTTTTACGATATTCTTCTTTTATTATATCAAAATTCACCATAGGCAATAAAACAATACCTTCCCATTCTTGTCTTTTTCCTCTGATATCTACAACAAATTCAGAAGGACAAAATTTACGTATTTTAGAGTTAGAATCAGTAAGTAGTCTACATAACGGGGATGGTATCAATTCAGCGCTTTTAGGAGGAAGTACAGACAAAAGTTGTTGAAAAGGAGTTGCAGGAGATGTTAGTTTTTTTTCTGGTAACTTAAAATCTTTTATATGCAAAGACAACTCGTGAGCAAATGGAGCATAATGATATTGATAGCACCATTTCCAATCTGGAACACCTTTTGTATAATATGATAATACCCACTGTAGTCCAACTAAATACTGATGACATATAGATCTCATATTCATATTAATAGAAAATCCGTCTTTGTAGTAATCCTCTCTATATTTTTCAATATTTAATACGTACTTTTGATCTACAAAAGTAGAGTTTTGTTCAAGTAAATTGTCTGGAAAAAATTTATCTTTTTTCATTAATTTATCTTCTAAAATTTCTTTATCGTATTTACCTATTGTACTAAAAAAAACATCTAGAGAATTATTTATAAAAATAATATCACCATCTACTTTTGTTGTTATATGACCATTACTTTTACATACATCTCTATATACATCCAACATCTGATCAATACCTCCTTCAATAATTTCCAAACTAGGAATATGAGGAAGAAAATCATTACCTACCATAAAACATAAAAATATAAAATCATTAACTGCATATTCAGAAACAAATTCTTTTTTATCTTTTTCACATGTGTCATACTCTTCATCTTCGGTGTTCCAATCCATTAATTTAGCCAAATCAATCCTAACTTTTCCGATATCAATTAAAAAGAAATTATTATCTGAGCTATACATATCTTCTCGTAAAACCCAAAAATTAGGTAGATGTGTTCCAAGTGAAAGCATTATTAAATCTGCATCCAACCCGTGAATACAAAAACTATCTTTTGGATCTCCATACAAACGAATATAATTAATAATTTTGTGTTCTCCTTCTCCAGGAGCTTTTTCATCTGAAAAAATTACTTCTATGTTACTCCACTCTGGATTTTCTGAAATATTTTTTTTTATATACCAATCAATATATTTTGTTAAATAATCCATAAATTTTGTTCCAGGTGTAATACAATTAGAATCAAAACGTTTCATTTCATTCTCATCTTTTTCGTTAACACTTCTAAAACGTCTTTGCCTTTGTTGATTTTGTTTACTAAGAGGCGCAGGTCCATCTACACATAAAATAAGACGTTTTGTAGGTTTAACTAATGTAAACAAGTGTTCAATAGTTGAACATATATCACTAAACATTTTAATTTGAGTTTTTAAACTATTTGATGTTTTATGATTTTGTTTACCCAAAAAACGAGCACGTGGTTTATGATTACCATATTCATAAATTTTTTGAGCGGATGAATGGAACAACCCATTCAAATCAATCATTAAATTATCTACTGATACATTAGCAGTTTCAAATGTTTGAAGTTTTTTTAATTTTTTTATATTACGTCCAAAATTTCTATTAAACCAATTCCAAAAGTGTTTGATTCCCATTGTTTTTTATTTATCAAAAAGTACTCATTAAATATCAATTTTTATTTAATGAGTGATAATTACATACTTTATCGTAATAATCGCTTTCTATGAACAATTCCACCATCTTCATCTGAATCATCACTATCAATACAAATAGCCTTTTTTGTTGTATTATTACTTTTTTCTTGTTTATTAAGTTGCTTCTTTTGATCATCGCTTAAAAGCATATTAAGAGCTTTTTCCATTAAATTAATTTTTGTTAAAATAGTTTTTATATCATTTGATAAAGACTCATTACTTCCTTGTTCACTGTTTCTATCACCAGCTTGAGATAAAGAAGAGCTAGGTGCTTTAGAATTTAATGTTTGTTTTTCATTCCATTCTTTTGATCTTTGCTTTGATAACTCATTTGCTTTTTTCTCTTCTTCTTCTGAAACCAAACGCTTACCTCCATTGATAAAAGATATAACATCTTTTTCACTTGACTTTGAAAAAATCCAACCAGGTCCATTTTTCAAATTAGCATTATATTTTCCTCCAAGTTTTTTTAAATCTTCTTTGTATTTTTTTGTTTCTCCTTCAACTGCAATAGAATTGCTACTATAATTACTAATGGTAATATTTGTAAATTTGGTAGACATTTTTTAAAATTTTATTTTAATTTTAAAAAATTCATTTTTATGTTTTTTACTTATTAAATAGGAGCTCTAAAAGAAGGTTGAGAAACTATAGAAGGTTGAGGAGCTCTAAAAGAAGGTTGAGAAACTATAGAAGGTTGAGGAGCTCTAAAAGAAGGTTGAGAAACTATAGAAGGTTGAGGAGCTCTAAAAGAAGGTTGAGGAGCTCTAAAAGAAGGTTGAGGAGCTCTAAAAGAAGGTTGAGAAACTATAGAAGGTTGAGGAGCTCTAAAAGAAGGTTGAGAAACTATAGAAGGTTGAGGAGCTCTAAAAAAAGGTTGAGAAACTATAGAAGGTTGAGGCACAGAACTAGAAACAGCAGAACTAGAAGGTGCAGAACTAGAAGGTGCAGAACTAGAAACAGCAGAACTAGAAACAGCAGAACTAGAAGGTGCAGAACTAGAAACAGCAGACCTCTTTATATATTTATATAAATAATATAAACCTCCCGCAATACATATTGATATAAGAACAATTCCTATAATAAGAAGAGGTGAAATTTTTGAATTATCTGATTCTTTAAACTTTTCAATGCAAGTTTTTATATTTTGTACAACCGACTCTTGATCTTCTTTATTTGTCATATTTTCATAATAATCATAATTAAATTTTTCAGAAATAAAAGAAACTATACAATCAGCAACCTGTAAAGATACTCCATCTTTATTTGTCATAAGATCTTTTTTTACTTTTTCTTTTTCTTCGTTAGTCCAAATTTTAGTTAAAGTGCGTTGTTCAGTAGGAGTATCTTCAGTAGGAGTATCTTCAGTAGGAGTATCTTCAGTAGGAGTATCTGGTTCAATTTGAGTATCTGGTTCAATTTGAGTATCTGGTTCAACTGAACCAGAATTTGAACACATTTCTCCACCAATTCCTGAACAAGAGTTTGATAAATTTGTGCCTTTTGGACCTGTAGGACACTTTGAATTATTTGGGTTACATGTATCGCATGCGATTTTGTTACTGCGATAACCAGCTGGAGTACATGTATATGATAACACTCCGTCTGTATTATAACAAGGAGTTGCAAACAACCCATCATTTATACACCTTCCGTCTGACTCTGGTTTAACAGCCTTTAATGCAAATAAGGCTTGTTTTAAATATTTCTGTGTACTCATTTATATTATAAAAAGAAAAGAGATTAAATTTTAGTTATTCAAGATCTAAATATAACATTTGCTGTTTTTCAACACTTTTCTTTTTCTTTTTTACTTCAACTGGTTCTTCGTTTTCAACACTTTTCTTTTTCTTTTTCTTTTTTACTTCAACTGGTTCTTCGTTTTCAACACTTTTCTTTTTTTCACTATATTTTGCATTTATATTATAGGCTTCTTGTTCAGATTTTTCTTCTACTATCTGACTAAGAACAGGAATATGATTAGGAAGAGCCTTAATGTCCATAATAAGTTCACATACACCAGATCCAATATGAGCAATTTTTCCACAAATAATAGATGCGCTGACACCTTTTGTTTCTTCTTGTTCTCCGTATAAACCAGCTTTTAGGAAATTATCCATAGTTTCTTCAAATGAAGCTTTTCCCATTGGACCGCATTCTTCGTTTCTCATTGTATAACGAGAAATTGATGAAATTGATCCGTTAAATGTCATTTTTTCTGATAGTAATTGAATATGACATCTATTGATGCCTTCCATTATGCTCATAAATTCTTCTATAAGAAATTGTCTAGTTGCTTCTACTCCTAAAGTATTGTAAATATCCCAAACATTATTTGATATAGTTTTTGTTGAATCAATGAATGGAAGACCTAAAAGTTCTTGAAAGTTACTGCCATCGGTTTCAAAACTATTTTCATCATCGTTAAAATAAATATTTTTAATTCCTGGAATACCGCAAATAATAATATTATATAAAGTTGGCTGCACTACTTCTTCAAGATATATTTCTTTAACGTTTTCAGAATTAATAAATAATACTCTATTGTCAGGTAAATTTATATCAGATGTGTCAACAAAAATATCTATTTGTCCTATATTATCGGGTGAAAATACACATATCATATCAGAATATTTTTCAGATATGATTTTAGTAATTATTTCTAAGTCTAATTTATATTCATATAAAATATCCATATCAATTTTAATAGATATACAATCTGAAAATTTGGTAAACTCATCTCCATATAAAATCTTGAAAGATTCATACCACTTTTCTGGGCTTTTATCAACTATAATTTTGTAAGATTTAGATATTTTTTTAAAAGAAATCTCAACTATATTATGTCCAATAGTTTGTCGTATATCAGATATAGATTTATGTTTATCTTTCATAAACGCAATACAGTTAACTGATTTTGGATCTTTTGTAGCATTTAGCAACTCTTCTATACGAGGAACTCCTGTTGTAATTGTTTTTTCCCCTGAGCCTGCTTTGTGAAACGTATTAAGAGTTGTTTGCGTTTGTTTTTCTCCAATGCTTTGAGCTCCTATTACTCCAACGCTTTCACCTGCTTGAATTTTTGCTTCCATATACTGTTGTTCTATCATAAGTTTTAAAGATGGGATTACTTCAGGATATATTTTTAAGGACTTTAATTGTTCTCTCAATTGTTTTTTGTTTTCATTTACAATAGACTTTGCAGCCTCAATAGGTATAGATCCTTGAGGTTTTATAAAAGATAAAATATCTTCAATTTCATTTTTTGTAATAAGACGTTTAGATGACATTCTATAAATTTATAAAGATTTGTTTATAAATTTCAGTTTTTTACTATTATTTAAAAGACATATTATTATTAATAATAAATGCCACTACCTGCTCAATATAAAACAATTGATACTTTAAAAAAAGTTGAAAAAATTAAATCAAATGTTCCTCAGCAAGAAAAATTAAATAGAAATAAATGCATATTTTCTAATGCAATAGTATGTATATATTTGTCTGCTAAATGGTGTGGTCCATGTCAAATGATATCTCCTGCATTTGACAAATTATCTCACATATATAATGATCCTGGAACTTGTATGATAATTAAAGAAGATATTGATGAACCAGACAAAAATCCTGATTATAACGTAGGTGCAATACCAGCTTTTATTTTTTATAAAAATGGACAACTTTTGAAAAAGCCAGATGGATCTACTTTTGATATAATTGGTGGTGATTTAAAAGAAGTTGAAAAAGTATTAAAACAATTATTACCTCATAAAAAGTAGTTTTTGAATTTAAAATTAATATATCAATAATATAAATGGATTCTTTTAAAAAACTTCATTCGTTGGAAAAAAGAACACAAGAATCAGTTCATATCAAAAAAAAATACCCAGATAGAATTCCTGTTATCGTAGAAAAACTTGATAAGTCAACAATTTATGATATAGATAAAAAAAAATTTTTAGTTCCATGTGATCTAACAGTAAGTCAATTTGTATATGTTATCAGAAATAGGCTTAAACTAGCTCAAGAAGACTCTATTTTTATATTCGTTAACAATTCTTTACCTAATTCTTCTTCTTTAGTTTCACAAATATACAAAGAACATAAAGATGAAGATGGATTTTTATATGTTTCTTATTCAGGTGAAAACACATTTGGATAATTACCTATGTTGTAAATTTATACTATTTAAGTATAAATTTCATAATTTACTAACTTTCATAGAGTTGCAATGATAACACATAACAATTCTATTATGTGGATCTGTTGTTTCAGATCTCCCTTTACATGAAGGACAAGTTGCTTTATGTGTTCTTATTAATAATGGATTAAGCGGTGGTAAATCATACAATGATGGTATATTAAATATGCAAAAAACAGGAATTGACATTTTTACATATTTAATATATTTATTAATTTTTTATCAATTTTTTAATATAAATTTTATTGTAAAAACTATTATATTTTACAATATAAAATGACATATGAATATAAGCAGTTAACAAGTGTAAATAAATGGATGATTTCTTTTTATACTTTTATAGTAGTACTTATAATTATGAATCCATACACATTTAAACTTGTTAACTTAGTTACTGTAAAATTAGGATTTCCTATAGCAAATGAAAGCGGATGCCCAAATGGATACGGACTTGTTTTACACGGAATAGTATTTTTAATATTAATTCGTTTACTTATGTCAATAAATCTTCCAGGAGTTAATAAATAATATTCTTTAATAAACAAATTAAAAATAACTTTGTTTATAACAAAAAATGTCTCTATCATATTCAGGTTTAACTAATTATGGTAAAGCTACTAATCCATCAGTTGAAATGGGTTTAGGTAGCATGAATATACTTAGAGATCCTCCTAGATCTATAACAACTAGAAGAATAGATAAAGTAGGACAAACAAGTTCTCTTACAGAAATGATTGATGAGAGCGGTAATAGAGCATGTGAAGCAATAAATGTATATGCTAGAGGAGTAAATCCGTGTGTTAGTGTATCATATGGAAATGCAGGTAATAATGGAGGTCAACGTAGTAGCAGTGTATTTGGAAGTAGTATTACTGGTGGTTTACAAGCAAAATTACCATATTCAATTATGAAAGACGGAGCTTTCAGACCTCCTGTTCAAACACAAGATCAATTGTTACCATTATCACGTCTTCCTAGGGTTAATACAGAATCATTTACACAGCCAGGGTTTGTAGATTATAGCAAAAAAATAGAATGTTCTAGCGGAGATTATAGACAAATTAAAAAAGATACTTTAAAAGCATGTATTAGACCTACAGCTACATATAAAATTAGTCAACAAGCAATAGAACCTTTTGAAATAAAATATGTAATTAAAAATCCAGTTAAATTTGATAGCATGGCTGGATTTAGTGGTACAAGAACACGAGATTTAACTACACAAGATGTTAAAAAACCAACTCGTGAGTTACATGATAATATTTTGAATCCTGATGCTTATTCAAACAAATCAGGAAAAACTATGATTAATTCTGAACTTGGTATGAATACAGATCGTTATATACAAAATGTATTATATAGTGACGTTCAAGTAAATCCATCTGGACAAACTATGATTGATGGTGAATTTGATATGAATACTGATCGTTATATACAAAATGTATTATATAGTGACGTTCAAGTAAATCCATCTGGACAAACTATGATTGATGGTGAATTTGATATGAATACAGATCGTTATATTCAAAATGTATTACATACTGATGTTCAAAGTAATAGATCAAAGTCTATTCACTTTACACCAATTGATGATGTTATAAATGTAAATACTCATACAAAAAATATAAATAATATTTCTTATACAGCACCTAAAACTGGTAATACAAAAGATGTATACATACACGAAGATATTGAACTACAAAGAAGTTCTTTGTTAACATCGGCAGACTCTCATAAAACACAAAATATACATGTTAGACCTGAAGTTCAATACCAACAAGAACTGCAAAGAAATATACCTATTACTCAAATAGTAGCAAATCAAGGTAGTAATAATATGAAAAGCTATACCGATCTTAATAGCAGAGATTATAAATTAAATTACACTGTAAAAGCTGGGTCATTTGAAGGTAAAGCCCAGATGCCTTTACAAAATAGAATAACACAATATAAACAACAATACGAAACTGAAAAATCTGTAAGAGACAAAAAGATAATGGAAATGAGACAATCTAGATATTAAAATAATTGATTAAATCAATTATTTTTACAGTTTAAAACTTATATATTTATAATAAATGGAAAATAGTTTTCAGGACATACCAGTTATATATCAACCAAAAGAACTAAAAGTAAACTTATACAGACACCAACTTGCAAGTATTTATCAAATGGAAAAAAGAGAATTTGATAAGCAAATAATAGAAAATAACGTTATAATTGATACAAATATAGGAGTAAATGCAGATTCTACAGGATATGGAAAAACGTTAAGTATGGTTACATTAGTATATCGAGATAAAATGAAATGGGATATGAAAATACCTTTTTCACAAACTGTTATTACTACATTTGCATCAGGTAGAATAAAAAAAACTGTTAAAGAAGATTATAATAAATTAGATGTTACATTGGTTTTAGCAAGTCATTCTATTATATCTCAATGGTATGAAGAATTCAAAAAAACTTCTGTTTCCGTAAAAATGATTACAACTAAAAAAGAAATAGATACTACTAATATTAATAATTATGATGCAATATTAGTCACACCAACAATGTATAATATATTAGTATCTAAATACGCTAAATTAGCTTGGAAACGTTTTATATTTGATGAGCCTGGTCATATAAAAGTTACTGCAATGAAAAAAATAGTAGCAGGATTTAATTGGTTAGTTACTGCTACCCCCGATTCTATTATATCCAAACATAGAAGTTGCCGTAATAGTTTTATGTATGATCTTATAGGAAACTATTGTTGCTCATTTTCTGACGTTTTTAGTTATTTATTAGTAAAAAATAATGATGAATTTATCAAACAATCATTTTCAATGCCTCCTACACATAATTTTTATTATAAATGTTACAATCCTATGTATAATACAGTAAAAGGATTCGTTACTAGTAAAATAACACATATGATATCAGCTGGAAATATAGCAGGAGCTATTATATCATTAGGAGGTGGAACAACTAAAAATATAGCTGAATTGGTAAAACAAAAAAAATTATCTGAAATAGAAGAATTTAATTCACAAATAAAAATATTAACTATTCGTAACAAAATAAATAAAGTAGATCTCTTACAAAAAAAAGTTGATGTTTTAAATTCTCAGATAAAAGAACTGGATAATAGATATACACAAATGTTAGCAGGTGACTGTAACATTTGTTTAGAACCTATTTCTAATCCTATTATGGAAAGTAACTGTCAAAATATATTTTGCGGAATTTGTTTATTAAAATGGTTAGAAAACAAAACAACATGTCCGCTTTGCAGAGAACACATACACTCTGATCAGCTAATTTATATAGGTGAATGCAAAGTAAATAATGTTCCACACACGGGGGTAAAACAATTAGAAACAAAAATAAACACTATCGTTAATTTATTAAAAAGTAAAGAAGGAAAATTTATTATTTTTTCAGAATGGGATCAAACATTTATTCCAATTAGAAATGTTTTACTTACAAATAATATAGAGTTTATTGAATTAAAAGGAGGAGTTAAAGAACGACAAACCAATTTAGAAAATTTTAAAACTGGAAAAATAAAAGTTATATTTTTAAATTCTCAGTATAATGGATGTGGTATAAATATTCAAGAAGCAACTGATATAATTGTATATCATGAAATGAATACATCAACTTTAAATCAAATAATAGGAAGAGCTAATAGAATAGGTAGAACAGAACCATTATCTGTTCATCATCTTCAAAATTAAGCCACTGGCAAACAATTAATTAGTGTAAATATATATTTACACTACTTACAATTAATAATATAAATGATATAATTAAAACAATAACTGACATTATTGTTCCTTTTTTTATATAATCATCAGACATATGAGTCTTATATTGAGGAGATAAATCCTTTAATCGTTTAAAAATACTGACAGTCCACGATGAAACTATAATAAGCATACAAGAAATAATTAATAGTAATATTGACTCTATCCTCATTTATCTTCTTTTATGTTTTTTAATTTTTTTATATAATATCATTAATATAACTATTGCAACACATATTGCTAATACTAACATCCATATATAATTAGTATTCAAAGAACTTTTTTGTGATTTAAGATTAGAGTTTGAAGAGTCAATGGAATTTGTATTTTGATCAGGTAAAGGAAGTAAGGTGTTTTCATTAACTACTACATCACCTTCTAGACCAAAAATATCACATTCTCCTAAAAAATCAGGATAACCATACCAATCAGATTCTAATACAATAACATATAAGCCTGTTTTATTAAAAAAATTACTACATTTTGTAATGTCAGAACTTTTATATAAAACTCCGGTAATTTTTTTACCATCATAAATACTATTACTCTTAGACACTCTTATCAGCAATGCATTATTGTTTTTTTTTGCAAATTTTAATAAAGTATCATCTGGTTTTACATAAATAATTGGAGATATGTTTTTATTATATAAAAATGAATCCCATCTATATATTTTGTAACTATTACTCATGTTTATTATATATTAGGTTTTATTTACAAACTATAGAAAACTATACAAATAAATAGTATTATTTACACTTGCAAGCATTTCATCCCTAATATTTAGTAAATCAGTATTTTTATCTTCTAACATACTAGGTAATACAGTTGACAACCAATTTTTAAACGATAATAAAATAGCATTAGCATCATCATCAGATTGATTACTGTATTTAACATTTCCACTTTTTGCAGTTAGTTGAATACGTAAATTTCTAGTTCCTTGTAAAACTTCCATAAATCTATCTATTTGATCTTCAAGAGCATCAAATAACTTGTCAGCTGCTATATGACGAGCGTAAACAGATGTTTGCCAATGATATATCTTTAATTGATCTCTAAAAGACAAAAATATCATTGCAATTTCTCCAATTTGTATAGAATTCATTTAAATTAATATAATATTAAAAAGTTTTATTAATAAATGTTAAAACAAGCAAACGATTTATGTAGTATTTTAAATAAAACTTATAATGCTAACTATTTAAAATACTACCCAGATATCAGACATATTTTTTATGATGCTATGAAATTTTACTATAAATTTCCTTTGAAATTCCCAAAAGCAAACAAGACACTTATGTCTTTGTTATATAATTTGGAAAATCCTTCTAAACAACCAATTGTTGACTATATAACAGGTCCTGGAGAAATTTCTAAATGGGAAAGTACTAAATACAATAAAATAATATATTTGTTTGGTGAAAATGACCACTCTAACACAACAGGATGTATCCAATCTAAAATAAATTTACAAGGAAAAAAACATATGAAAATAGAAAACTATTTAACTGATTTATTTACTCATAGTCCTGTTTTCATAGATTTTTATGTAGAATTTGGTATAATGTTAGATGAATTAGAAAATATATCACCAACATCTGGACAAAGTTTATGGGATATGTTATCACACGTTGAAGGTTGTTTTGGACCTTTAATTAATAGAAAATGCCCATATAATGCACGTATGCATGGAATAGATATTAGACGTATATTAAGCAGTAAATATAAGAGTTCTAGATTGGCAAAGATGTGGAATTCACTTATGATGGAAGATTTATATAGAAATAAGAATCAATCATATATAGATATAAAAGATTTCAAAAAAAAATATAAAGATCAAATTCATATTATGTCTACTGTTAAAAATATATCTGACATAATTAAAATTATTATTGATGATATTGAAAATAACCCAATTATAAATAAAGAATTAAAACGTTCAACTCTATCAAAAAAACAAATTATAGATTTTTTTATATATGAAAATTTATTCAAATTTTTAGAAAACATAAAATTTTCTCCAAATAAATTCGGAGAATGGTTTAAAGCTGTTAAAAGTAAAGAAGTGTGGCCTAATGGATTTGGATTAAAAGATAATGTAGGAGCAAAAAAAAATGCTGAAGGAACAAGAGCTGAATTAAAATTTGTTATTTTAATAATGACAGTAATTAATGCTGTTACAGTTGATGTTTATACAGCAGCAAGAATGTTTAAAGTTTTTAACATAAAAGAAAATGAACATTACCCAAAAGAACCTCACAATATTATTTATTATGCTGGAAATGGACATACTGTACCTATAGGAATTTTTTTACAAAAGTTAGGATTTATTAGAACTGAACACTCGGATAATAAAGTATTATCATGTACATCTATGGAAGGGATAAAACAACCACTATTTAGTTAATTTATATAAATGTTTTTTAATTTAAAGATGTAATCAAATGGTAATAAAAAAATGTCAATACAGGGAAAAGTTACTGAACTCAATTCATTAAAAAATGAACTAAAATCTCTTAGTCAAAAATGCAGTGATCTACGAAAACGTGCTAAAGTTATAGAACAAGAAATTGATGACTATTTAGAACAAAAAGACCAACCTGGTCTTAAATATAACGGTATAGCTATAATTAGAGAAACTAAAACAAAAAGACCTATAAAGAAAAAAACGGATGTTAGAGAAGCTGCCATCAATATTCTAGAAAATGCAGGTGTTAATAATCCTGAAAAAATATTTGAAGAATTAACAGAAGCACGACTAGGCTCTCCTAAAGAACATCGAAAATTAAAAATTAACAAAATAAAACCTGAAAAATAAAATATTACATTTATACATCGTTTTAAATAAAATCGATTTTATAATAACTACAATATTATAAAATAAATGACTTCAACATCTCATTTACAAACTCAACCAGAGTCTTATTCTTCTATAGAAGAATGTAAAAAATTTAAAAAAAATATTCCTTCTAATCCAAGATATAAAAATTTTAAACAAACTCATTTTACAGCTGGAGACATTGACCAGTTTGAAGAATATAGAGATATGACAAACGGTCAATTATCTATTCCAGAAATAAACTTAGACTCTAATAAATTTAAAAATACAGATTTATCTTATACTATTAATTGGAATAAATATAAAAATTTAAATGCTACATCAGTTGATAACACTTTCAATTATATGTTTCATAAATTTAAAAAAGGAGTTTTTGTTAAAATTAAAAATAACGAACTTGCAGTTTTCCTTCCATTTAGTAAAAATAATTTTACTAATGAATGGGCTGATAAAATTAAAATTGATCCTATATATGGAGACATTTATAAATTTGAAGAATATATAAATAAACTCAGTGGCAAACATTTTAAACCAAGCATTAATAGATTTACAGATTCTTGGTACTCAAATAACTGTCTCGTAAGATACGAATTTCCAATACATGAAGGAGATACAAATGTATCCAATATGAGTGATATGCTTAAACAATTATGTTCAAATAGAACACTTCCAGATATAGAGTTTTTTGTTAACAGAAGAGATTTTCCAGTTATTAAACGAGATGATACTGAAGCTTATGATCATTTATTTGGAGATAATCAACCTCTTATTTCTCACAAATACGATCAATATTCTCCAATATTATCAATGGTAACTACAAAAGACCACTCAGACGTTCCAATGCCAACAGGTGATGACTGGTCAAGAATAGCAAGTAAAGAAAGTAAATATTTTACACATAGCTGTAACGCATTCCCCCAAATAGAAGATTTTAAAGTAGAATGGGAAAACAAAAAACCAACAGCTGTATTTAGAGGTGCAAGCACTGGATGTGGTGTAACTATTGATACAAATATTAGATTAAAATTATCATATATTTCTGCTAATACTCCTCCAGATAAAGACGGTTTATTGTTAGATGCAGGTATTTCTAAATGGCAACTTCGCCCTAGAAAATTAAAAACAGAAAAATATTTACAAACTATTAATGTTCCCGAAATGAACAAAAAAGGTATAAAATTAGCATCTTTTTTAACTCCTATTCAACAATCTGAATATAAATATTTAGTTAATGTAGACGGTCATGTATCAGCTTTTAGATTATCCCTTGAAATGAGCATGGGTTGTTGTATATTATTAGCAGAGTCAAAATATAAATTATGGTTTACAGATATGATAAAACCAATGATTCATTATGTTCCAATTAAATCTGACTTATCTGATTTAATAGACCAAATTAAATGGTGTAGATCTCACGATTCTGAATGTAAAAAAATAGCTAATAATTCTAGAAAATTTTATTTACGATATCTACAAAAAGACGGAGTATTAGATTATTTACAAAAACTTATCATTGATTTAAAAAATCAATCTGGTCTTTATTTATATAACACTGAAACACCTCTTCAAACTCTAATCTCAATAGAAAATAATTTACATCTTGATTACCCACCTACACACAAAACTATTAAAGATATAGGAAGTATTCCAAAACAAGCTAGATCATTCGGTGTCCTAAAAGGGCTTCAATGGATAGTAAATATGATTAATAAAACATCATCATTTGAAAAAGTTGCAACAAAAAATTCTGAATCTCCTATATTTGCAAATAAAAATAGTATAGTATCAAAATATACGCTAGCTGATTTTATGTTTGTTGTTAAATCTACTAATGATCGTTTTAAAAAAATGGAAAACATTCACGAAGCATACATAGGAACTAACGGAATAAACGACATTATAAAATATATACCCAATTTTGCATACGTATTTGGAAAATACGACGGTGATAATACATCTAATGTTATTATGGAACATATTAACGGAAAAACATTAGACAAATGGATAGAAAGTGATAAATTTAATATGACAGATTTTATTTTTATTTGCATACAATTAGCTCTTGCTTTAGAAGTTGCTCAACGTCAATGTGCTTTTGTTCACTGGGATTTAACTCCTTGGAATATTATTATTCAAGAGTTACCATCAAAAATAAGTTTTGATTATGTAATAGATTCTAACAATGTTTATAGAGTTCATACAAATATTATTCCTGTAATCATAGATTATGGAAAATCACACATAATTTATAAAAATAAACATCACGGTTTTATTAATATGTTTAAAGTAAGTACCATTCAAGATATTATTAGTTTATTATTAACATCATTAAATTCTATTACACAGTTAAAAAATATAACTACAAATGATGTTAAGGATGTTATTACTCTAGCAAATTTTCTATCTAACACAGGATACAGAAAAAAACCTTTTAGACAAACAGGAGCAAAAGGCGTATCTGATGTTCAATATTTTGTAATAAGAGCTAAAAAATATACAGAAATGATATCAAGTAATAAACATGAATTAGAAAATAAAACTCCTTTAGATTTTATTAAGTATATTAGTAAAAATTTTAAGCATACATTTGCATATGAAAAGATTGATTATCCAGAATTTAGAATTAATAAAGGAAATCCTACGCAAGTATTTAACTATATACTATCTTCTAATAAAGATGAAAAAGTTAAATCATTTACTGATGTATTTGATAAATATATAAAATGTAAATTTAATCTTCCTGATAATTTATTTTTTTCATATTATGCTATTCAAACGTTAGAATATAATATGTCATCTATGTATGGACTAATGGAAAAGTATATTAAACTTGTAAATGATCCAACTGTAATTAAATACAAAAAAATAATAGAAAACATAAATGACAATTTTAAAAAACAAATTCAAACACAGTCACACGAAAAAATAGACTATTACATAGGTGATAAATTTAAAAAACTTAATACACCTAATTACGACCAACAAACATTTTTAACCCCAGATATTATTTTAAATATACTTAATTCACGTGATCATATTTATAACAAAGAAGACTGTGATGTGGCTGATTATAAAAATATGATTGAACTTGTTTTTTTAAACAAAGGAATATTTAAATTATCTGACAAAGATAAAGAATACTATAAAAATAATTTTAATGAATTATTAAATACTAACAGTGTAAATCTTAAAACAAACATTGCTAATATACTTACATTAAGTTCAATGTCTAAACTTATATATTCTAAAGATGTGAATTATTTAGAAAAATCAAACACAACTTTTTTATCTAAATATTTATCTACTTATAAAAAAATTAATATTTTGGAATAAATTTTAATATTTACAGATATTAAAAAAATGTCATTTAGAATGACTTCAGGTGGAACATCTGGTGCAATGGTACCTGGAACTATAAATAAACCACAAAGTGGTTCGTCTGTAAAATCTTCACTACCACTTGCTACAGCTGAATCTAGTTATTTATACTATACAAATAATAAGTGGGAAGTTGGTGATGAACGTGTAAGAATTGGTGAAAATTCTGGTTATACTGGACAAGGATCAAATTCAGTAGCAATTGGTAAAAACACTGGACAAAGTAATCAAGGATTAAATGCAGTTGCAATTGGTTCATATGCTGGACAATCTAATCAGGGAACAAACGCGGTTGCAATTGGTAATAAAGCTGGACAATCTAATCAAGGATTAAATACTATTTGTATAAATGCAACCGGACAAGATTTATTTACAAAAGATACTAACGGAGTTGGAGTAACTGGTGGTTTTTTTGTAAAACCTATTCGCAATGTTGAATCATCTACTATGTTAATGTATAACACAAACACTTCAGAAATCACATATCTTCCAACTGCTAACTATGTTTATAATGAAACAAAGTTGGCTCCAAGAGGTGCATCTGATACTTGGGTTGCTTCTACTGAAGTAGTAGGAGGAACTATTACTCCCTTAAATAATAAAATTTTTACTAATAGTAATACTTTAGCTTATTCTACTGACGGTGGAATCAGTTTTACACCATGCTCTATTATAATCCCTATTGGTTCATCCGTTTTTCAACCGGCTTATAATCCCGTTACTGGTGTATATATTGTATTAACAGCTCAAGGAAAAACTATTAGATGTTTTATGAGTTTTGATGGCATTAATTGGACTTTACTTTCAAAATTTCAAAGTAATATATTAGAAACTGGAGGTAAAACTACTTATTTTAATGGTTATTTTATATCTGTTTGTTTGACTGGTGTTATCGTTAGTTTAACAGGTGAACTTTGGCTTCCTATTAATTTTTCTGGTATTCCGAATTCTTTTGCAAGTGGATACGATGAAAATAATACTCCTATTTTAGTTACTCAAGGTGTAAATACTTATTATACATATGATTCATTAACTTGGACATTATCTGGAACTAACTCTGGAAAAGCTTGTGTATATTCTTATGAAAGACAGGAATTTATTATTCAATCAACTACCGGCTCCTTTTATAAATCTACTACTGGTAGAAAATGGGATATCATTTCAACTTCTTCTTATGGAGAATTAAATGCTCTTATATGGGTAGGAAATGACAGTAATAATATTCCAATTAATCAATATTATTTTCCTACAATTGACGCTAACTCAAATTTTACTCTAACTTATTCTCCTACCTGTTCAACTGGTACTTTTGGAAGTATTTTTATGAATGGTGCTAAATTTAATGGGACTGATGGTCTTTATAGCGTTCAATATATACCACAATATGATAGATTTTTATACAATATTAATGCTCTTCCCTTCTTATACTATGCAGATAAAACTAATCAAACTGCTACGCAAAAAATTGTTTTGAGTGAAATTATAGTCCCTGAAAAATTAACAATTACTGGACAAACTACTCTACTTTCTGACAATAACCTAAAAATTACTATCAATGGTTTAAATTATACTATTGCTTTAACTCCTGTAGTTTAATTTAATATTAGATATTTTTACTTTCAAAAAATTTTAATATTTACAAATATTAAAATGTCATTTAAAATGACTTCATTTGGAACACCAGGTGCAATGGCACCTGGTACTATAAATAAAGCACAATTTGCTTCGTTTGTAAAATCTTCATTACCGCCTGCAACAGTTGAATCTAGTTATTTATACTATACAAATAATAAGTGGGAAGTTGGTGATGATAAAGTAAGAATTGGTGAAAATTCTGGTTATACTGGTCAAGCTGTACATTCAGTAGCAATTGGTTCATATGCTGGATATAGTGATCAACAAACTAATTCAGTAGCAATTGGTAACGGAGCTGGACAATATAATCAACAACAATCTTCAGTAGCAATTGGTTCTCAAGCTGGTTTTACTGGTCAACAGTCAAATTCAGTAGCAATTGGTTCTCAAGCTGGTTTTACTGGTCAATATTTTGGGTCAGTAGCAATTGGCAGAGCTGGACAATATAATCAACGTGAATATTCAGTAGCAATTGGTGATTTTGCTGGAAAAACTAATCAACAACAATCTTCAGTAGCAATTGGTTCAGGTGCTGGATACAGTAATCAACAACAATCTTCAGTAGCAATTGGTGATTTTGCTGGATTCAGTAATCAACAGTCAAATTCAGTAGCAATTGGTTCAAGTGCTGGACTATCAAGGCAAGGAACAAATGCAGTTGCTATTGGTCCATATGCTGGATATAATGGTGTTGGAAATACTGGTCAAGGAGCAAATTCAGTAGCAATTGGTCCATCTGCTGGATGTAATAGACAAGGAGACTCTTCAGTAGCAATTGGTGAAATGGCTGGACAAACTAAACAAGGAACAAATTCAGTTGCAATTGGTGATATGGCTGCACAATATAATCAATGTAATTGTGCAGTAGCGATTGGTTCTCAAGCTGGTTACACTGGACAAGGAGAATCTTCAGTTGCAATTGGTGATATGGCTGGACAAACTAAACAAGGATCTAATTCAGTAGCAATTGGTAAATATGCTGGTTACATTGGTCAATGTAATTTTACAGTAGCAATTGGTTCTCAAGCTGGTTTCACTGGTCAAGGAGAAAATTCAGTAGCAATTGGTAATGCAGCTGGACAAACTAAACAAGGATCTAATTCAGTAGCAATTGGTAAATATGCTGGTTACATTGGTCAATGTAATTTTACAGTAGCAATTGGTTCTCAAGCTGGTTTCACTGGTCAAGGAGAAAATTCAGTAGCAATTGGTAATGCAGCTGGACAATATAATCAAGGATCAAATGCCGTAGCAATTGGTACATATGCTGGTTTAATTGGTGTTGGTTACGGTGGAAATACTGGTCAAGGAGAAAATTCAGTAGCAATCGGTGTACATGCTGGACGAAATGACCAAAGATCAAATTCAGTAGCAATTGGTAATGGAGCTGGAGACAATTATCAACGAACAAATTCAGTAGCGATTGGTTTAAATGCTGGTTTCACTTGTCAAGGAGAAAATTCAGTTGCAATTGGTTCATATGCTGGACACAGTAATCAAGGATCTAATACTATTTGTATAAATGCAACTCTTAACCCTTTAAACACACTTGATATTAACGGAGGAGTAGTAACTGGTGGTTTTTTTGTAAAACCTATTCGGGAACACGGCGGCAATATACCTGAATCTAACGCTGTATTAACGTATAACCCATCATATAATGAAATCAAATATCAACGTACATTACTTCCAACTATTATCAAATTATCAGCATCAGTAAATTTACAAAGTGTTGCAGTTCCATATAATAAATCAATAGTTAATATAATACTAGCCGGAGGCGCAGGAGGCGGAGGCGGAGGAGGCGGTAATTCACCCACTTTACCTGGTGGCGGTGGCGGTGGCGGTGGAGGAGGCGGTAATTCACCCACTTTACCTGGTGGCGGTGGCGGTGGCGGTGGCAGTGGTGCTATAACTCTCTTATCAAATGTTTCTGTTCAACCCCTCGATCTTATAATGTTTAATATAGCATACGGTGGATTAGGTGGATTAGGTCCTGTTAGTAGTGGAACACCTGGTTTATCCTCTTTAGTTATTTATTGTTCAGTAACTAAGACTGCTATGGGCGGTATTGGCGGTACGTTTGGTAGTTATAATGGTTTAAGCGCTGGTGATGGTGGTGGTGGTGGCGGTATCGGCGGTGCTGGTGGCGGTGGTGGTGGTAGCGGTGACGGTGGTAGTGGTGGTGGTGGTGGTGGTAGCGGTTATATAGGTGCTGGTTATGCTCCTTTAGTTACCGCTATTGATACTGTTGGTGGAAATGGTGGTTTTAATGGTGGTAATGGTGGTTATTGCGGTGGTACCGGTGGTTATTCTTACGGTGGAGGTGGAGGTGGAGGTGGAGGCGGAGGTGGAGGTGGTAATGGTGGTTATGGAGGAGGCGATCAAGGAGGCGGAATTTTTGCTAAAGGTGGTGACGGTCTTAATGGAAGTAATGGAGGAGGAGGAGGAGGAGGAGGAGGAGGAGGAATGCCATCGAAAGGTGGCAATGGTGATAATGGTTATGCCATTATTGAGTTTATTTAAACATCCGTTAATTTTCTTCTTAAATTTAGTATATCTTACGTACATTTTGGAATCCACTTATGAAATAATATTTTTTTGTTTTTAGAGGACAGAGTATTATATTACTTGATACATATAAACTACTATGTAATCCTCCAAAAAGTAAACATATCACTTTGTAATATATTTCGTATGCAAATGACAAGAAATATGAGTAGGAGAAATAATAACTTAAATAGATTGATTTACCATTAACGCATCTATTTAAGTTATTTCAGTTCTATTAATGGGTTTTTATGTATAATATAACATCACACCAAAAAGAAATTGTAAGAAATAACTATATTATTCATAATGTATTAAAAAAATTTTATTTATCTTTATAAAGTATAAATAAAATGTTCAATTCTAAAACTTTTATAACTTTAATTGGATTGGCAGTTGTATTATTTGCACTTTCTAGTCAATCTATTAGTAATGCTATAAGCGAGCCTTTTCTTAATTTTCCTAGAACGGCCTTATCAAGCCCTGAGCAAATTACAAGGTCAAGATGTGGTAAAAAAATTACTTCAACTTCAAAACCCATTAATTATGTTGCCGGAATGAACAGATTTGTTTCAAAACCATCATATCAAGCTGTAATAGCTCCTAGAATAATGCCTGGTAGTTATGGCGCAAATATAAACTATAATCTACCATCACAAAATAATCTAGCAGTAGATAAACAAAATCCTTTAGCATTTAGTAATATGGCTAAATGTAATTATACAAAAGAAAATTTTCAAAATAATAACTCTGGGAATAACTCTGGGAATAACTCTGGTAATAACTCTGGTAATAACTCTTGGAATAACTCTGGGAATAACTCTGGAAAAAAAACAAATTACGATGAAGCAATAGGAGATGTTTATAAAAATGATCAATTTGAAGACTTATCACCTAATGGTATTATCGGAGGTACTGATATGACAAATATTAATGCACTTGGCGAAGAACAACAGACATATAATTATGATCGTCTTATTTTCTCTACCTCTAAAAGTCGTCTTTCAGCTCTAGGCGACCCTATCAGAGGTGATTTACCAATTATTCCAAATGCTTGCGGATGGTTTAGTCCTTCTGTAAATCCAGCTCGTGATTTGGCAACAGGAGCAATTAATGTCATTGCTGGTAACGATAATGAAACAGCTAATAAACTTGCTCAATTACGTCAAGTCGCAACTGATTTTGCTGCAACTCCTTCCGCAGGTGTTGCTCAATCGTATAAGATGATTTCTCAAGCTGCTGCTCAAAATGTTAATAAAATGTATAATGTATCACAATCACAACAGGGGGCTACTGTAGATGTAAGTAATCAATATCAATTACCATCTCCTATGCGACAAGCAACCGCATTTGCATAAATGTTTATAAACAATTTAAATTTATAATTAAAAATTTAAATTTATTTAGTAGATGTTCCTAAATCAGCTGATTGTGTTACGTTACAACCCAATAGTCTTAAAGCATTATATACATCATCTGCCATAAGGGTTTTTGTTTGATGTTCAGAATTAACTACAAGAGCTACACTAATTACTTTATCTAATCTATCGTATATATCTTGACGAATAGAATTAAAACAGTCATCTGAAATACTTTTTACACCAGCTTGACGAGCTAAACGGGTAATTGATGGTTTAGTTATGTCTTCCATTTATAACAATAATTTATTGTTTTTAAGTATAAATTTAATTGTATTTAAAGTTTGAATTGTCAATAAACAAAATGGAAGAAAATACTAAGGAAAAATCAAATACGATTGAAAAATCAAATACTAAGGAAAAATCAAATACCATTGAAAAATCAAATACGATTGAAAAATCAAATACTAAAAAGAAAAAAAATCATTTTTTTGAACTATACATATGTAAATTATTAAAACAAATTTCGAATAAAAATGGAATAAATTCAAATGCAAAACAACAACTAAATAGTGCTATATGCATTATAGCATCTTATATTTCTAATGTTATATTTAAACTTACAGAAATAGCAAAGAAAAAAACTATATCTATTAAAGAAGTTGTAAATGCTGTTAAAGTTATTTTTTCAGGTAATTTAGCAGATAATTCTATACAAGAAGGATATAAGTCTATTGAAAACTTTACAAATAAAAAGTTGTCTAAAGGAAGTAGTCGTCAAGGAAAAGCTGGTATTATATTTCCACCTTCTATTGTTGAAAAATTTTTAAGAAATTTTGGTTATTCTAAAGTTATGATAACTAGTTCATCACCTGTGTTTTTAGCAACTATTTTAGAACATTTTGTATCTGAATTATTAATTTCAGCTATAAAATTTGCAAATACTAATAAGAGAATTCGGATAACAATTAGAGATCTAGAACTAAGTGTTAGAAATAATAAAGAATTATCTGAAGTTTTTAATAAAATTAACATTTCTTTTATAGGAGGTGGTGTTATACCATACATACATTCATCTCTTATAGCAACAAAACAACGTAAAAAGAAAGTTTTGGAAACTACTAAAAAAACACGTAGATTCAGATATGGAACTGTAGCTATTAGAGATATTAAAAAATTACAAAAAACTAGTGATTGTTTAACATTTGCTAAATTTCCTTTTGAAAGATTAGTAAGAAATATTGTTAATAAAACTAATGATGGTATGAAAATTTCTAAAGATGTTTTTATTATTTTGCAATATCATATTGAACAATATATGATTGAATTTCTTAAAAATTCAAATCTAGCTGCAATTCATGCAGGTAGAGTTAAATTAATGCCTAGTGACTTACAATTTATTCGAACTATTAATGGAATATCAAATACAAAAGAAGAGAATGTGTAAAAGTTGATTTAAAAGAACGGTAAATTTAAGTAAGTTAAAATGTCAAAACACGAAAATGATCAAACATTGGTTAACAATTCCTCTTTAAAAGAGGGAGAAAAAAAATATGTCGTATTAATGGAAACTAGTGGAGAAGAATGTGAAAGTTGGTATTATTGTATTTTATACAATGGCAATGAAAAAAATTTAGAACATCTTCAACAACAGCTTGAATCAGTAGATTGGTATATAATGGAAGATTTAAGTACATTTGATTTAGACATGGAACATTTTATTTGTGAAAAAACAGCTAAACAGCTAACTAAACTTGAATTAAATCATCATTCTTTTCATAGAAAATTTGATGGCGTGTTGAATAAAATTGACTTGAATTTAAAAACTAAAGATAAAAATGAGAAAAAAATGGGAAAAGTTTTTGATAAACTTGGTTATGGTCAAATAGAAGATTATATTGATGGAGAAGATATTGACGCAGAAGATTTAACAGATAATCATTCTTCTGATGACGATAAAAGCGATAAAAGTGATACAAGCGATCAAAGTAATAAAAGCGATCAAAGCGATCAAAGTAATAAAAGTAATAAAAGCGATAAACAAAGCGATAAACAAAGCGATAAACAAAGCGATAAACAAAAAAATAAACAAAGCGATAAACAAAAAAATAAACAAAGCGATAAACAAAGCGATAAACAAAGCGATAAACAAAGCGATAAACAAAGCGATAAACAAAGCGATAAACAAAGCGATAAACAAAGCGATAAACAAAGCGATAAACAAAAAAATAAACAAAAAAATAAACAAAATGATATAAGATCATCTAAATTAGATGAGAACAGTATACCTTCTATGTTGATGTCAAAAAATCTATCTAAGTTTTCTAAAAAAACTAGTTAATTGATATTTTAATAATAAATTAACTAGTTTTTGTCAAGTAAGTATATAGAACACAATGTGTTACATATTTCAATATAATTTATATTGAAATTTTTCTCAATTTTATAACTATAAATACATATAACAATGTATTATCCCAAAATTTCTGAATATTTTATTAGAACATTAAAAATCAAGGCAGTATACTTATAGTACGATTTTTGTATGTTTGGAACCCTACCTTTATGGCTACCCCATTATGTAGTGTTTTTTTATTATCAATAAAATATTAGGTGAATTTAACAAGTCGGTAAAAACTTACGGCATCCATATTATTATTTAATTTGTAAAACCACACAATTGATGTAGGGATTTTTAAAACTCTTAGTTTGATCAGTTCCTACCCAAACACTAACAAACTTTGTACCGGTTAAACCGGTAACAGTCGCAAATCCAATAATGTTTACTGCTTCATTGTTAGTTATATCGCCGTGACTTCCCGCGATATATTTATCAGTAGACGACCCGACTAAATTTGTTCCAGTAAAACCATCGGCTAAATTTGTACTTGACGAAAAAGGCGCATTTATGTTAGGAGCTATAGCTAACGTACTAGTTATGAAATGTGAGCTATTCACCGGAGTGTCTAGTACTATATTATAGTGAATTAGATATTGATTACTTAATTCCGTAGTAAATGACGGTGATTCATATACACGAGTGGCAGTTGCACCTGAAAATCCCGTGTTACCTAACTTACTATATGGACCAGTATTTCCGGTTATATAACTTATACTGAGTCCTTTAGCTCCTGTAGGTCCTGTAGCTCCTGTACTACCTGTAGCTCCTGTAGGTCCTGTAGCTCCTGTAGGTCCTGTAGGTCCTGTATTTCCTGTATTTCCTGTATTTCCTGTAGGTCCTGTATTTCCTGTATTTCCTGTAGGTCCAGTGTATCCTGTAGGTCCAGTAGCTCCTGTACTACCTGTAGACCCTGTAGGTCCAGTGTATCCTGTAGGTCCTGTAGCTCCTGTACTACCTGTAGACCCAGTGTTTCCTGTACTACCTGTAGACCCAGTGTTTCCTGTACTACCTGTAGACCCAGTGTTTCCTGTACTACCTGTAGACCCAGTGTTTCCTGTTCTACCTGTAGCTCCTGTATTTCCTGTAGCTCCTGTATTTCCTGTACGACCAGTAGCTCCTGTAGACCCAGTGTTTCCTGTATTTCCCGTAGCTCCTGTAGGTCCAGTGTTTCCTGTAGGACCGGGTCTTTTAATGAGCGAATAAATAGGTCCAGTTTGCCCGGGTGAAAATGCGTTATTCTGTTGAGCAGTTAAATCATATGCGTCATCTTCAGGGGCGCCGATTGGTGCGACGTGCCATCCACCTACGGCACCAAGTATTGCTTGTACGGGTCCGACATTAATGAATGATACGGATAAACCCGTATCAAAATACGCTATTGCACTATTATCAATACCCAGTTGAGCTGTGCCTGCAACACCATTGATATTAATCGTTCCAGGTCCAACGTTTAGCGAGTTCCACCAAAACTCCGCATTTCCTAGTGCATATTGATCATTAGTTCCGGGTAACAAATCACCATAAAGTTTCACTACATTTAAACTTTTATAAAAATGGCTACCAGAAGCAGTTCTTTTTGAATTTTTATATAGTGTTAAATGTTGATCGTCTATAATATCCTTAATGATGCCAATACTTTTATATTCATTTGCACCACCAGCTAGGATTAAATCTTGTCCGATGGCTAATTCTGTTAAAAACAATGTGTAAATATTCCCCATTATACCTGTGTTACCTGTATCACAATATAATAACCCTGTACCCGTCATACCTGCTGTATTATTTTTTGTATAAGTAAAAGCCGTATCACCCAAGAAACCGCCTACCCCGTCACTATATTGAACTAGTCCAGTAGGACCAAATGAAGTTGCACCACCTGATATACCTTGATCGCCTTTAGGTCCTATCAAACCAGTTGCTCCAGTAGATCCAGTATAACCAACTCCTCCGGTCCCATTTTTTAAACAACACATAGATAAACCTGAATCAAATTGATTTTTTGTAGTAAATGATTTAATAGAAAAACTACTCATTTATAATAAGTTATATTTATAACTATTTTAGGATTTAATTACAATGCTAATATTTCTGTTTACTATGGTTATTTAACACACTGAAAAAACTATTTTATATAAAATAGTTTTTTAAATAGTATAGTTTAATATAAATGAGTCATATTAATTTAAATCAAATAATACCTTACTGTATCTATCATTATATTGATATGAATACAAATACATATCATGGTTATATAGGAGAACCATCTATAGTTAACAAAAATGGTAATATAATATATAAATGTTTAAACAATACTAACGGAAATGGGTATGATAATAGATGGATATTATATGGATCATTTTTTGCAGTATCACCTATGGTAAGACCTATTCCAAGAGGATTAAAATTAATAAATGCTAATAAAGCAGGAAAATATCCATATAACACAGAATCTGTAAAATATTCATATGATGCATTTAATGTTGAACCAAATTCTGTTAGTTTTTTAACTTGGACTAAACCAGTGCAAGGAACAGTTCCTTTATATATACATATTACACCAAGCGGAGGAGTTTATCCAAGTTTTGATAAAAATCCTCCTCAAACAGAAGGATGGACTAAAGATATTATTTCTCCTATTTATGTTTTAGTAGATCCAAATAACTATGTAGGAGAATCAGCTAATTTATTTCAATATGAAAGAGATAAAAATAACATAATTCAATTTAAATTTAAACAAAATCAAGGAAGATGCATACCAGATCCAACAGGAATATCTATAAATCAATGTTTTTTATTAACAGATGAAATGGATGAATTACTTTCAGATGTTCAACCTAAAAGTTTATTACAAATGGTAAAAAAAGAACAAAAAAAACAAAGTATTGAAAGTTTTTTTAAAAATTTATCTCCTATAATAATATCTATAACTATACTATTTTTTGTTTTATCATTAATAATCTGTATTGTTATTTTATTAAACAGCAAGAGTTAGCTATAATTTACCTTCTATTTTGAGTTTAGTAATAAGATAGTTTTCTATATTACTAATATCTATTGTATTAGGTACTTCTATTAAAGTAATTTTATTATCTTTACACATTCGTCTTTTCATATCATCTCTATATTTTTGATTTAAAAATGCTTCTTTATTTTTATGAAAATAAGGTACATATTTATAATGTTGAATTCCATTGTATTCAACTGCTAAACTCAAGTTATGATCATAACAATCTAATTCTAAATTAAAATTTCCACCAGTTACCGGATTTCTTAAAAAATCAGGACGGCATTTATTAAATGGTTTATTAAATAATTTTTTCAATACACGCCTACATTCAATCTCTCCTTTACTTTCTTTTGGAGGACCATTTTTACGTATTTGTCCGATGCTTTTATCATTATACATATAAGATGCTGACCATGTTCCTTTTTTACCTAGTCTAAATAAAGACATAAATAATATAAGAACAATACTAAATATAAATAATATAAGAAATCCATGACAGTTCCATATTTTTTTACATTTGTCAAACGTATTAAACTTATCAAACATTTATATTTTATAAATGTTTGAAAAAAAAATTACAACCTATTAAAATCTTTTTTATTTTGTATTATTTGTATCAATTTTTCCTCTACAAATAGGACATTCAGACTTATACATAACCCATTCATCTATGCATTCAGTATGTAAAACATGACTACAGGTTAAAAATGTTACATTCTCATCAATTTCAAATTCAGATGTACATATTGCACATTTTTCTTGTACTAAATTAGTAGTAGCTTTTTTACTTTTAATATTCAACTTAATATTAGGTTTTTTTTCTTGTGTTTTATAATGATTTAAACTTTCTTCCATTGCTATACGCATAATACGATCTTCCATTCTACGGTCATGCTCTTCATACATAAAAATTCCCATATAATTTCTATTTTCTTCATAGTGTTCATAGTGTTCATATTCATTGTTCTCTTCGTCGTTCTCTTCATTGTTCTCTTCAATATTTCTTTCTTCTTCATGCACTTCTAAAATTCTGTCATACATATTTTCTAAATACGAATCAATTGTATTATCAATAATTCTATTCATATTATTAAATAATCTAACTTCATTATTTATAGAATTGTTTTCAATTTCATTGCCATTATACCTGTAGATATTTAATATTAAATCCAAAGGATTATTATGCGACATTTATTTAATTATAATATAATTAAATAATTAAATCAATTTAACGATTAAAACATTGGATTATGATTCCATCCTCATGGTATACCTTTATTTTCATAAAGGGTTAGACTGTATCTTAAGCTAACTCGTGTTGATTAGACACTCATTGTTAACCGATGCCCGTGCGGTCGTTGAGGGAATACCGTGTCCTATCTAATTGGATCTTGTCCTATCTAATCGGATTTAGGTATTTTACCCGCGGATTACCCAATCTTTGACGTTATTACGATGCCCGAGGTCATTACCCTGGGTTATACATTTTTTTTCAAAAATGAGGTCGTAGTCAAAGCTTAAGGGAGTTCCCGTCATTGTAAGACATCTTGCCATATAACATAACATAGTTATATGACTAGGTGGTAACACTGTTTATCCTCATTAAAAAGAGGCAGCCACCTGTTAGAACCAGAATGTTTAGTTCTTCAAAACAACTTTTTGCAACATCATCGTGAAATGATTTTCTATCTATAGTTTTTAACATTGTAAAATCTTCTTTTTTACATATATGTTTATATCTTATTAACAACTGATATAATACATATTGTGTATTTATAAAATTCTTTCTATCAAACCCCGCTTTGTTTTTGAATTTTTTATCATATAAATCTGCTAATATATCAAAATCATTTAATAAACTATCCTGTAAGTGTGAAATATCATCTGGTTTTTTACAAGTCAGTTGATAATGAATTAAATTAACATTTTCATAATGTTTAGTGTATTCCAATTCTTTAAGAAAAATATGTATATGTTCTTTTGTTATATTTTTAAAACGAACTTCCTTTTCAGTATTCTCGTCTCCAACTAATAAATGATGTTTTTGTAATTGATCTATTAATTTAATATACACTTGAGGATCAATACTACTATTTTGTTTTCCTTGATATTGATTTATACAATCACGAAAGTGAATTTTACGATCATATGTATATTTAGCAGAAATATTAATACGATCAGTATCTTTGTAATTAGAAGTATGTAAGAAAATTTCTTGCTGTGATCCACATACTAAACAAATGTATATACTTTCATCTAATATATCAAAATTTTTTTTATTTACACAATTGTTACAAATAATATTTGAATCTTTTGTTGGAATTTCTATATTTACATCTGAATATTTTTGAGCTATATATAAATATTTAGATATAACATCATTTTTTTCTTTGTTGTCTATATTTGAACGCCCTATAAATGTTAATTTTACAGGTGTTTGCAAAATTTGTTTATATTTTTCTAACAAATGAGTTGTATCTGCTAAATAAAAATTTATATTATTTATATTTTTAATTTTTTCTAACAAATGAGCTATATTTTTTTCTATAATCTTAATTAATCGAAACTGTAAATTAGGCATTTTTAAAGTTTTTTTTAAATCCAATAGTTTTTCTTGATATTCAACCAGTTTTTCTGATTCTTCTTTAAATGTTTGTTTAATTTTTACATCTATAGATAATATATCTATCTGAGACATATTTCTATTATTTATTGTACCTTTTAAGTATTCATTAAATAATGTTTTATATAGATAAAATAAACATTCATAATACTTAAGAATTTACTATCATTGTAAAAACATAATTTACTATGTATTTATATTTTTATTATATTAGTTAGAACTCTAGGATTGAATTTTTAGTTAAAAATCCTAAATTTATGTTATTCAATGCATCTAATACTTCAATTATTAAATATACAAAAAATAGAATATATTTAATAATAAACAAAAAAAAATTTTCTTGTCTAATATAAAACTATGGCTTCCATTTGTACATCAAACGTAACATCTGGATTTATTGATCTTGCTACATTCGATGAACTTGAAAAATATATGTACGGCGGTCCCGACGCAACTGCTTATTTCGTCCGTGAAACAAGAAAAGCTACTTGGTTCACTCAAGTACCTGTTGTTCTTTCCCGTGCTAGCGGAACTCCTGCTTTTGATACCGAATGGTCTGTGAGCATTTCCCGAGCTGGTGATTATTTGTTATCTACTTGGCTTCGTTTAACTACTCCAAAAATTACTCTTAATTATTTGGAAAATGCTGGTTCTGCTACTGGTACCATTTTGCCTACGCAATACGCTGTTCGATGGACTAGAAATTTTATGCACAGTATTATCCGTGAAGCATGTATAACATTTAACGATTTGGTTGCTGCTAGATTTGATTGCTATCATCTAGATTTTTGGTCAGCTTTTACTGTTCCTGCAAGCAAAAGAAATGCTTATAATAATATGATCGGTAATTTTCCAGAAATGACTGATCCTCAAATTCAAGTTTCAGGCCAGACTCTTGCTCCATTTATAGGAGCAACTATAAAACCAGCTACCCTCAATCTTCCTTTGCCGTTCTTTTATGCTCGTGACAGTGGAGTTGCTCTTCCTACAGCGGCGCTTCCGTATAACGATATGCGTCTTAACTTTTCGTTTCGAAGATGGGATGAATTATTGATTGTAGATACATTTACTCGACCTGGTCAATCTGGTACCGACTTCGAGTACAACTCAAGTGCTTGTGCAACTGAAGGAACTGGTCCTAATCAAGTTAACATAACACCTGTTTTAAAAGACGTTCAAGTATGGGCTAACTATGCTATAGTTTCAAACGATGAACGTAAACGAATGGCTTGTGCTCCTCGTGATATTCTAATTGAACAGGTTCAAACTGCTCCTCGTCAGTCATTTCTTCCAGCTAACATGCCAAGATATGATATTAGATTTTCTCATGCTATTAAAGTACTATTTTTCAGTGCTCGTAATAACACGTATAAATGCGGTTGGTCTAATTATACAGCTGGGCAACCACTTTTAGACTGCCTTGCACAAACTGGTGCTAATGCTAATACAAGTCAGCTTGTTTGTGTGATTGACTATTCTTCTCCTTCTATGGTTGATCCTATTTTACATACTTCTCTTATTTATGAGAACACAAATCGTCTTTCACAAATGGGGTCTGATTATTTTAGTCTTGTTAATCCTTGGTATACTGCACCTGCTATACCTCTAGAAACTGGATATCATCTTTATTCATATTCTCTTGACTTTATTTCGCTAGATCCTATGGGATCTACTAATTACGGTAAACTTACAAATGTAAGTATTGTACCAGAATCTTCTCAAGAAGCTAAAAACTATGGCTTAAGTCCTTTAGCTCCTGCTCTACCAGCAACAGTTGATACGTATAAAGCAGAAGGAATTTTTACAAGTCAAACGTGGGAGTTTATTGTTACAGCTGTTAACAATAACATCGTTCGTATTTCTGGAGGAGCTCTCGGGTTTCCTGTGTTATAAGCAAAATTTTGGAGGTGCTATTGGTTATTTTAAAATATTATTAAATATTTTAAAAACAGTTTACTAAATTATTATAATATATCATGATACATTGTTGTATAAATTGAACTAAAAAGACAAGATATTAATTCTTCTTCATCGTCTAAAGGAAGATTTAGTAACCAATTACGGACATCACTTCGTTTTCTAGCAACAGGCAAAACATCTAATAATATTTCATTCAATTCAAGAGTTTTTACTATAATATCAGGTATTGAACTGATAAATACAGAATGACAACCAGAAATGTAATAATTAATAAAATTTATTTTTGTAGGACTTTTTTTAATATATTTATACCAATGTTCAATAATATTCACAGCAATTTTTTGTTTGTTTTTAATTTCGTTTCTCCACTGTTTGCAAACTGTTGAATAATTACTATGCGGTGCAAATGAAATAATAATAGATTGAATTTCTGACGGAAGATCCATTGTTATTTATACTCTAAACCATCTTTACAATTTCAATTTTATGTTTGACTGTAGCGTGTTTGATTTTGATTAGTTAAGTATCAATACCATTTCTCTTGCATAATCATAAGAGTTTTCATTTATATTTTTAACTTTTAGAAAATTATCTTTCAATGTTGTTATTTTATCATTAATTAAATTCATAGAGTCTTCTATCTGTTGATTATTAGCTATATTATCAAAAAGTTTGCTGTTTTCTTCTATAAACAACGTTTTACTTTTTGTTATTATAGGATCTTTTATAGCATTTTTAAGTTTTAATGCTTTTATATCTTTTTGAATTATTCCATTATCATCTTTATATTTAAAGATAGCTCTTGAAGGATCAGAACATATATATTTTTTTTCCCATCTTCTTGTTTAACTATATAATCTTTAGTAAATTTTGCAACTCCTTTTAATCCTTCGTTCAAGTGTTCAATAGTAAAGTTATTTTCAACACTATTTTTTATGCTATTTTCTCCAAAATCAGCTATAAGTAAATTATTTGTAATTGTATTTGTATTTGTAGTTGTTATAGTAGGTCTAGACGCTATTGTATATAATTTTTCTTCATGTCTTTCTAATTTTTTTTCTAAATTTAGATTATCTACAAGAAGACGTTTGTTTTCAATTTCATACTTGTATAATGTTTGTTTCAAATCACTTAGTTCATCTTTTAATAATATTATTTCTTCTGATAAGTTAATTATTGTTTTATCTTTTTTAAGAGTACATATTTTTTGATGTCTTTTGTAACTATCGTATTCAAAACTTTTATCACAGTATTTACATTTATTTAAAAGTTCTTTAGTCTCTACGTTTAGTTTTTTTTGTATATTTATACAATATTTAGTTTTTTGTTGATGTTTTTGCATTATATATTTATTAGTAAACTCATTTTTACAAAATTCACATTTCATTTGATACTAACTTTTATACTTTTAAATACTATAACTACAATTTATGTAGTTAATAAATTATATATTACTTAGTAAACCTTTATGCCGTTTGACTACAATTAACTACAATCAACATTTTATTGTTTTTTTTAATTTAAGTTGATAATACTTTAATTTCAAAAAAAAGTATGGTTAATTTTTTTTGAAATTTTACGACACAAAATTTGTGTGTTATAAGAATTATTATTTTAAAGATTTTTTTATTTAATTCATTTTGCACTTTCAAATTTTTTATTTTCAACATCTCTAAGAATTCTTCTAAGAAGTTTTCTGTTGTCTGCTTTATCTTCCATTTTAGATAAAACAGATATTTTATATCCTTCTCTTCGTAGGTCTTTTATACGTTGTTTTAATTGGTCAAAATTCATTTCTCTTAATTCTTCTTTAGAGTTTTTATTAACTGGTGTAGTAAAAGAAAAAGAACTCTTTACTTTCTGGTCAGAACTCTTTATACTATAACTATAATATTTATTGTTTAACCATAATTTTTTTAATTGTGGGAATTTTAATTTTAATATATCCTTTTTGGTATGGGTATAAGAATTTAAACCTAATTTTTCTAACTGTGTTAATTTTGATAAGCTATCTCCTAATAGGAGATTATAAGAATTTAAACGTAATTTTTTTAACTGTGTTAATTTTGATAAGCTATCTCCTAAAAAGGAGGTATAAGAATCCATCTCCAATACTTTTAAATGTGTTAATTTTTCTAAACTCGTTCCTAACGGTTCATCACCGTTATTAAAATTCTCTCCAAACTTTAATTTCTCTAATTGTGTTAATTTTTCTAAACTAGTTCCTAACGGTTCATCACCGTTATTAAAGTCGTCACCAAACTTTAATATCTTTAATTGTGTTAATTTTTCTAAAATCGTTCCTAACGGTTGATTAAATTCTTCTCCAAAAGTTAAGCTTTCTAATTGTTTTAATCTTGATAGTTCTAAATATTTATTAAACCCATCTCCGATCGTTAATTTTTTTAATTGTGTTAATGTTGATAAACTAGACAGATCATAATTACCCAAATCTAAGTTTTCTAACTGTTTTAATGTTGATAAAAACGGTTCTAAAGGTTTATTACCGTTTTTAAATTCATCTCCAAATTTTAATGTTTTTAACTTTGTTAATTTTTTTAAACTATCGTTTATATACTGATTAAACCGAAACCCAAATTTTAATGATTTTAACTGTGTTAATTTTGATAAGCTATCCCCTAACGGCTGATCAAAATCATCTCCAAATTTTAAGGTTTCTAACTGTGTTAATGTTGATAAACTATCTCCTAAAGGTTGATTAAACTCCCCTAACAACTCTAATTTTCTTAAATGGTTAGTTTCTTCTTTTTTTAATGGCTTACCATGTAAAACTAAAGGAAGCTCATTACTTCTAATATTTATAATAATTTCTTTTCCATATTCTGATAAACTTTTTACAAAATCATATTCTAAATCTTCTGAACGGTTCCCAGTTGAATATATATATTTTACTTTTTTATATTCCTCCTCCTTTTTCTTATATTCTGATTCATAAGCTATTATAACATATGGTCTGAACTCTTTTTCTACAGGAGATGATTTCTTAATTATAATATCTGGGTTATATATATCTCTTTCTTGTATTTTACTTATTAATGCTTTCTTATTAATGCTAATTAGATATTGTAATTTATCTTCCAAAGATAAGAAAGACATACTTAATAATAAGTTTTCATCTGTAACATTTGTAATAGATACTTTTTTAGGACATTTTGAAAGACAGTCTTTTTTTGTACCATATTCTTTATCATGTAAAGGTGAACGATCGGTGTTATTAATAGGATTACAGTTTGTACTACAAGGAAATTTTATACTTGTATAATAAGTAACTATCGGTTTTAATTTTTCTTTTTGTTCAGGGGTAAATAAGTTTAAATTATTTTTTATATTAATATATAAATTATTAACAACATCATTGGGTAAAGAAGGTAATAATTCATTATAAATAACAGTAATTGAGTCATTTAAAAGTATTTTTTTGATAATTTTATGATATTTGGGATTAATTGAATCAGTTAATTTATCCATTTATTAAATAAAAATATAATTAAATAAAAATATAAGTTGGGTGGATGAAATCTTTTAGTACAACAGACAATATTATTATGCAGCTAATAGTTTTCATTTTTTCAGAAATGTAATTATAATACCATCGTATAATTACATTACTATGCATATGCTGGTTTTTAATTTATTATAATAGAAATTTTAATATATAAAGACAATATTTCTATTATAAATGAGTTCAAGAGGTAAAATTGTTCTAACAAAACATAAAATTTTAAAACAAATATGGCATCCAGAATCAGCTTTAGTGTTTAAGTCAGCAACTGAAAAATTAGTAATTGGTAGATGTGAAAATGATAAACTTATACCATTAGATGATGTATCACTTGATTTATGTAATAAATGGAAATTTAAATATGATAATAGTCTTGTAGATGAAGTTTCTGATGAATCTGAAGAAGACTTAAATCACGATTCTAAAGATAAAAATGATGATGATGAAGAAGATGAAGAAGATGAAGAAGACAACAAGGAAAAGGAAAAGGAAAAGGAAAAGGAAAAGGAAAAGGAAAAGGAAAAGGAAAAGGAAAAGGAGAAGGAGAAGGAGAAGGAGAAGGAGAAAGAGAAAGAGAAGGAGAAGGAGAAGGAGAAGGAGAAAGAGAAAGAGAAAGAGAAAGAGAATACATCAGATGATTTTACTCAATTATTTTGTAATAATATTAATGAATTAATGCATTCTTTCCAAAATGCTTATTCTAGTTATGAAGCAGACCAAAATAAAAAATATGAAGATTTAGTAGAATATAACAATAAAGTTTTAGCTCAATTAGAAGAAACAAAAACAGAGTTAGAAGAAACAAAAACAAAACTTGTAAATGTACGAAAAATTATAGGAAGTTTATAAAATTTCTTAATGAGTTTTAAATAAAATTATTTAAAACTTTAATCTGAATATTCTCTTTGTTTTGTATCTTCTTTACGACTTTGTCTTCTTACAGTAAGTAATCCACTTTCTTTTAATTGACGTGTATGTTCCTTTATTAATTTGTTTTGCTGTTTAACAATTAACTTGACTATTTTTGTTTTTAACTCTGTATGTGCTTTTTGAATCATTTCATCAATTTGTTTTTCAAATTCAGTATCCATTTTCTTATGAAATTTATTTCTTTAAGTTTTGTAAATTTTAATATAAAATTATTATAAATGAATACAAACGATTCTGTTAATAAAAAATCTACTAATTATTTTTTAATAGGAGTTGGTATATTAATATGTATATTGATAATAATAACAATAATTTTTTTTATTATAACTGCAATAAAGTGTAATGATAAGTGTAACACTAATGGAGATTGTTCGTTATTAACAGGTAAGTGCAATTGTAAAAAAGGATACAAAGGAGATAGATGTAAAGACGAGACTAAAGATGAGACTAAAGACAACACTAAAGATGAGACTAAAGATAAGACTAAAGATGAGACTAAAGATAAATGTAGTGACAAATGTAATTATAGTGGTATTTGTAATCAAACCACAGGAGAATGTAAATGCGATGATGGATATTATGGTGTTAGATGTGATAGTTTATGTGATGATGGTAAATTTGGTGAGTATTGCACACTTAGTTGTTTTAATGGTGGAAAATATAATACAACAACTAAAAAATGTGACTGTATTAATGGTTATTTAGGTAAATATTGTGAACATAGTTGTTTTAATGGTGGAAAATATAATACAGAAACTAACAAATGTGACTGTGCTACAAATTATTTTGGTACTTATTGTTCTGTCGTTTGTTTAAATGGTGGAAAATATAATACAACAACTAACAAATGCGACTGTATTAATGGTTATTTTGGTAAAAAATGCGAGGAATCATGTCGTAATGGAAAATACAATGAAATAACCCAAAAGTGTGACTGTACAGCTGGTTATGGAGGCTCTACATGTACAGAAAATAAATGTGCTATACATAATTATTGTAATAAGAGTGGCACGTGTGATATTATAACAGGAAAATGTATATGTAATAAAAATTTTAGTGGTGAATTTTGCGATAAGTTTACACCAAAGGAAGAAGTTTACGTAATTATTAAAGAAGGTGGATTTGGTCTTACTAATAATTGTAGAGAAACGTCGGATATGGAAAATATATACAAAAAATATAATGCAACAAGTGCTAAAAATTGGAATTTAACAAAAGCATATGAAGATGGATCACAAATTTTACTTCCTAGTTATGAGTCGTCAACAAATCCACCTACTGGAGAATTATGGTATTCGTTAATAATGCAACAAGATAATTGTTTAAATATAAAGTATGTAAACCAAAGCTATGATGCGATAAAAAATACTGGAATAGAATTTAATATAAAAAAAGGGGTTGTATCTAGCGAATCATTAACATGGTCATCTAATAAGATTAAAGTTGTTAATATTGATAAACAAAATATATTTGGATTATTATTATATGGTATTAAACCTGCTAAAAATGAAATGAATGTATGGGACAATTTAAATGAACCTCCTCCATTTAAAAACGGATTTTGCATATTAAATTGGTATACAAGTTGCGATGGTAAAACTCCAAATAGATATTCACAAAATTATAGTTAAGTAAAAATTGAATTGTTTCTTCTATTTACAATATTAATAAAATGATGCTTTACATTGTTTATTCGTATAAACATAGTTCTTATATGCCAACAAAATATATAGAAGGTATTTACAACTCTAAAGAAGATGCTGTAAAAAGACAGCATGTAATTTGCGGAGAATATTTAACTGAAGGAGTTAATAAAAGTTTAAATGGTAATGGACGTGTTACTTTTATAAATGTAGTACCTCACGGAGATTGTCATATTGAAATGTTTACTACATAACTTTTTTAAATTTATAATCTAAATTAGAAATATTTTTAACAACATTTTAATATTATTCAATTAGTTGAAAAAAAAATTATAAACAATAGAAGAATTTAAATAGTGTGATATTTTTTATATAATTTAATTATATAAAAAATCCTCCAAAAGTAAAGTATTTTACTTTTGGAGTTAAGAAATAGAAAAAATTATAGACCCTATATACTTTTCAACACACAAAATTTGTGTAAAAAATGAAAAGTCGGAAAAAAACTTTTCATTTTTTAAAAGTTAAATTGAGCTGGTATTACAGGTTAAAAATTAAAGTACTTTTATAAAAGGAAAAAGCAAGTTTTTCCTTAACAATTTCTTGACCTTTCTTGACAATTTCTTGACAATTTTGGTCAAGGACAATTTCTTGACAATTTTGGTCAAGGACAATTTCTTGACTTTTCTTGACTTTTCTTGACCAAAATTGTCAAGAAAAGTCAAGAATAATTTAAAGAGTTAATTTTACATTAAATAAAGATGACTTATAAATGCGATTTTTGCGATTCTATATTAGCAACTGAATGGTCTTTACTTAATCATCAAAAAAAAACTAAAAAATGTCTAATAAAACAAGGTGTAGATCCTAAAGGAGAATTTAAGTGTAATATATGCCATGAGTTATTTTTATATAAATCTGTATTGACTAAACATTTAACTATTTGTAATAATAAAAATAACTATGACCTTCAATTAAAGTATGATATTTTAGAAGCAAAGTATAATATGTTACTTGATGAGAAAAAAGAATGGAAATCAGAACAAAAAGAACTTATTGATAAAATTACTGCTTCTGCATTATCAAAAACAAATACTAATGTAAATAAAAATATAGTTAATATATCTACTTACACTCGTACAGATGAAGAAGTAAAAACAATATATGATAATAATCTAACTGTTTCACATATAGAAGGAGGAATACATGCTATAACTAAACTTATAGTTGATAAAGTAATTACAGATGATAATGGCAATAAAATGATTACAATAACAGATAAATCAAGAGGTATAGCAAAGTATAAGTTACCATCAGGTGAAAATATAACTGATACTGGATTAAATAGTTTTACTAATACAAATAGAGATATAATAATGAAGAAAATATATAATATTGTAAAAGAGCCAGAATTATCAACTAAAATTTTTGACGTTGATACTAAATTATGTCAAGGATATAATGAGATAACAAATGATAATGACGGTGATGATCTTAAAAGAAATTTAATAAAAAACATAGGATAGTAACTTTGTATATAACTAAATGGTCAGTTAATTTAGTTATTTTTTAAATATTATGTGGTATTATAAATGAAAATATCTAAAAAAACTAAAACTATTATTATAGGTATCATATTATTAATAGCAGTATTATTGTTAATATATTTTACTACAACTATTAAATCATATACTAAACCAAATACTAAACCAGTAATTGATTCTGATACTAAACCAGTAATTGATTCCGATACTAAACCGGTAATTGATTCTGATACTAAACCAGTAATTGATTCCGATACTAAACCGGTAATTGATTCCGATACTAAACCGGTAATTGATTCTGATACTAAACCAAATACTAAACCAGTAATTGATTCTGATACTAAACCAAATACTAAACCAGTAATTGATTCCGATACTAAACAAAAAATACAAGATCAACCATCAAGTACAATTCAAATAATTAATGATACTAGTGAACAATATTTACATGTATTTTTACAATTAAATACATTACAATCAATAAATGATCAATGGAAATATGTAAGTGGAAAAGGAGTAATTAATAATGCAGTTGATTGGGGTTTGGAAGGAGGAAAATTTTCATGGAATCCACTAGGTGCTAAATTAGCTAGCGAAGCAATTATACCTAAAAATGAATACATAATATTAACATTGCCTAATAGTCCTCCTGCATTTGTTATAATGGCTATTAAAATGAATACAGATGATAATAAACCATTAGTATTAAATGATGGCAAACAAAGATGTGGTAATACTATATGTAAAGTTAAAGATCAAGCATCAATATTAATAGAAGGAGGTAAAGATATGGTATCTGATTCAAGTGCTGTAGATGGTATAAATTTTAAAGTTAAATATGAATTAACTACTAAAAATGGAGTAGAAATATCTGAAATACATGAAAATCCATGTGCAGGTTTACAAAATAAATATTTATTACCTATAGGATGTCATAACCCTGCAAAAATTGATTGTCCTGGTAAAGATACATGCCAATGCTGTCCATCTACTCAGAAGTGTATGTTTACGGATTGTTCTAAACTTTTATTTAATGTACCTTCTAACTCTCAGTATATAAATAATTTTGATTACGGAAATCCAAGTAAATGCGAAGAATCAGATAAAAAAGTTTCTTATCCTATTCATCCTCCTGTAAAAGGATTTATTAATGATGCTAGAAATCTTAGAGATAATGATCTTAAAAAATTTTGTAATACTATGCATAAAAATTCAGGAAATTTTACAACTTATTGCTATGATTATAATGATACAACTTCATCTCCGACTTTAACATCTCCGTATAAAATAAAACTTACTTTTAAAGATCTGGATTCAACAGGTAATATTGTTCAACCTGTTTAACCTGTTCAACCTGTTTAACCTGACCTTATTAAAAATGTACCAACATGTAAAAGTCTTTGCAGTTTAACTAACAAAACTAATTGTTATTGCAACAACTCTAATCAATGCTGGGATCCTTTAAATAAAGTATGTTCAGCAAACAAACAGCAAGATTGTAAAAATGAATTTACATGGTGTACAGGAAATGCTTAATTATAAAAAATTATAATGATATATATAAATGATTTATTTGATAAAATATTTAGATGAAGATTTGTATTATTGTACCAATGATACAAATGAATATAATGATATAATGAACAAACGTAATGTTATTCCTGGAACAGCAATTTTATTAGATATAAATGATGTTAGTACAATAGAAAATAGAAATAAGTGTGATGGTATAATAGACACTGGATACAAAGAAGGTAGTGTCTCAAGTTTTCAAAGACGTTATGAAAACATAAATGAATTTGCTGTATATGAAACTGAGGATACTTTTTACGTAAATTTTAATAATAATGAAACTATTAAATTAAGCGGTCTTATAACCTGTATCGGTGTGTATATAAAAAGTAAAGAAGGAGGATTAATAGGGTTTCATTATGTAGATGAGACATTAGATGAAAACAAAATACCTCAAGCACTTTCATTAATGAAAATGAATAATATGACAACTGAAAACTCTACTTTATTATTATATTACGTACCAAATAAGAGAGCTGATGTACATGAAAAACAAATTAAAACAATAAATTTTATTAAAAATCATTTAGGTTTTGAAACAAACAAACTCATATCAGGAAATGAATCATCAGTTATATATGGAATAACTCCTAGTACTATTAGTCCTATAACTTTAAATTATATGTCTAATAAACCGTCTGCATATAGATCAATGCAATTAAGTAAGTTAGGATTAACGAAACCTACTACAAAAAAAAATAAAGGAGCATTAATACGTTGGACAAAAGAAAAATGGATTAATCTTAATGCTTTAAAAGATGAGAATATTATATTACCATGTGGTCGTAAATATAAAGGTCAAACAGAACCAACAGTATGTAGACCAAGTAAAAAAATAAGTGAAAAGACTGCAAAACCTTTAGCAAAAAACCTAACATCAAAACAGATACAAAAAGCAATTAAAATAAAGAAAAAAGGAAAGAGAATAAGTTGGAAAGATTTATAAGTAGTTTAATTATATGTTAAAATTAACATATAATTTTTAATTCAAAAGTTATAAATAGCTATTATAAAAACATACTGCTTTTGGATGAGTAATAATTTTGTCAAAATCTATTCCTATAATACTTAATCCTTCTAAATTTTTTACTCTTGATAAAGCAACATACGACTGACCAGGACTAAAACAATCTGATAAATCTATTTCTGCATAATCCAACGAACATCCTTGGGATCTATGAATTGTTAATGCATATGCAAGCTTAAGAGGTATTTGGAAAACTGTAAGTATTTTTTTATCATTTTCCTCGTGTTCCCACATATGATAATCTATAACTACTTCTCTACCGTTTAAAAACTTAACAAGAGGAAGATTATTTACAAAATTAATAACAATTCCTCTAGATCCATTAACTAATCCTCCTTCTATATCTAAATTCCACAATAACATAACCTGTGCGCCAATACATAATTGAATGGTTTCAGGGGCGTTACAAAATTTTTTATACATATCAATTGCTATTTCGTTTTTTTTAGAATATTGAATGTCCATATTATATTCAAAAAATTCTACATTAGTTTCGGATAGTTTATCAAGTTCGGTATCATTTAAAGAGTCAACAGATCTATTAGTTGAGTATAATTTAGTAGGTAAAATACCAAATTCATTTGTAAGTTTAAGATTTAATCTGCTTTTTAATAATTTTTTTGTTTTTTTAGATAATTTACCAATTCTGACTTCATTTAGACATTCTTGAAATTCTAAATCTTTTTGTCTCATAATTTCTGTAAGATAAATAGTATGATCAATGCATTTATTCCAGCTGTTTGCTTCAAAACAAAAATTATCTGATTTAATACATGGAAGTTGACAAAAATCACCCGAAAGAATCAATTGAATACCACCAAATGGTTCTGTATTACATCTAACTGTACGTGCAACTTCTTCCAATTTATCAAATAATATAGGAGATAACATTGAAATTTCATCTATAACTAAAACTTCAAGGTCTTTCCATCTTTTGTATAAAAAAGATCGTGAGAATATTTTAGTACATATATTTTCAACAGACCCATTTCCTAATCCAATACCCAAAAATGAATGTAAAGTAGTTCCACCAAATAATAAAGCAGAAATACCAGTTGTACTAGTAATACCCATTAATTTGGTTTGTTTATACACTTTAATAAATAATTTTAATACTTGTGTTTTACCTACTCCTGCTGCTCCAGTTATAAATATGTTTTTTCCTGACGCCATTATAGAATAAGCTTCATTTTGTTTTTTAGATAATTTAACATCGTCTTTTAATTTGTCGGACATTATTTTATATTTTAAAATTTCTAATTCTATTATTCGTTTTTAAATTATTGGTTTAGTTTTTAGATATTTTATTCGCTTTCATTATCTGAAGAAGAAGCTCGACAACGTTTATTAAAAACAACTATTTCTGAATGTTTATTAATAAATGTTTCTGCTATATCAACAAATGTATCAAATAATTCATCATTAAGTTTGTAAGTATATTCTGGTCTTCTCCAATCATGTCCTTTTCTACGAGAACTTATAATTAGATCAGTAACATCATCTACAGTATCACTAGCGTATTCTCTAATCTGGTTTATAACTTGTATTTCTACTTCTTGTTTAATCTCTTTTATTGTTTTTCCAATTATCTCATCTCTAATAGTAGGAGGGAGATTTTTAATAAGTTCTACAAGATTATTTGAGCAAAGAGATTTAAGATCCATTTGATATTAGTTTCAATTTTTATAAAATTTTCAATTTTTATAAAAATTAAGACAATACGATTAATACGATTAATACGATTAACACGATTGACATCGATCCCAATTATAACTTTGCCCTTTATAATTATAAGGTACTGTATTACAACTACAATATGGATAAAAAGTATTTTTCTTACAAGGGGTAATACATTGATATCCTCTATCTGATACTTGAGTTTTTTTTGCTTGTTCAAAATCGTTTTTTGTTTGAACATATAATGCATGTATTTCTGCTTCTACATCAGCTTCTTCTTGTTTTTTAAGTTTTATTTTAACAGATTTTTCATATATGTAGTCTACAAATTTGGATATATTAATTTTAACATTTGGAGTACCTTTTCGTATATTACTATTTACACTAAATACAATATCATCTATTAGAATTTTTTTTATTTTTTTTGATGTTTTATTATGTTTTAATACAATATCAACCATTTCTTCTATTTTTTTAATATCATACCCTCGTTCTTTGTTTCCACCAATTGGTACTTTTTCTATAAATATTTTCATACTGTTAACTAATACATCACGTGTAAACATAGTTTTTTTAATAAGAACTTTTCTATAATGTGTTAACAATAGTTTACATGTGTCTAATAAATATAAATGTTGTTTTTTATAGTTTAGTTCGTCAAAATCTGATTTTTTCATAATTATTATACCAATTTTAGTTAATTTTTCTCGTCCTATAAACTTCATAAAACTTAATAAACGATCAGATATAATTGTTTTATTTAATAATTTATCTGCAGTTACGCAATTCATATTAATTATATATAATAATTCACCAGTTTTACCATATTTACTCCAATCAATATTTAATTTAATTATTGTCATTTATTAAATAATTTTTTATTAATATTGATATATTTTTCGTGCTTCTTCATAAGATAGTTCTTTTTTATTGTTTCTTTTATTTACTGAGTTATGAAAATCAACAGACCATTTAAATAATGAATCTCTTCCACTGCATATAATATCTAACTGTTTTTTTATATCGTCAATATAATGAGTAGCATGCACTTTACATATTTCACATGGAAGCATGGCTGGTATACCTAATATAAACCCTTTCATACGTTCTTTTTGTATTAAAGAAGCAGATATCGGATATGTACATATACCATTATGAATAGTAAACCAAAATGAAGGACCCCATATGGCTGGATTTGATGTATGTTCTATTTTTTCAGATTTTACTACCTGAGGGGTTTGAATAGGGGTTTGAATAGGAGTTTGAATAGGGGTTTGTTCAGTTATTTTAAAAGACTCTTGTCTTTTGTATTCTTCATATTTAGTAGGAACAGTTTTTTCATAAAATTGATATGCTTTACTGTATAGAGAACGCTTGCTCATTTTATAATATGTAAAGAATATTATAATTTTTCAAGTTGCTAATACATTGTTTTCTTCAAAAATTAATGTATTATTAATAAAAGCTTTTTTTAACCCGTCAACAGAACAATTAATATTGTTCTTGAAAAAAAACTCGTTTAATATTTGAAAATCAGGAATACCACAGTATGGTATTTTTACTTCTTTTTTTTCATATTTTCTGAATAATTCTCTAATACGAATATGCTTTAATATGCTAATATCAACTTTTACATTAATACCAACATCTTCAATTGTTGTATATTGCTTGATAAATTTATATGCTTTTTCAGGACCTACGCGATAAATATTTTTATTATAATCTGTACCGCACATAATACAAAAATCTAAAAATGAATCGCTAGATAAATCAAGTTTTTCAATAACATTTTGATATTTTATTCTTATACATGTACCATCTGCTGTATTAATTTTTGATAAAAAATTTGGTGCCGCATATGCTAACACGTCAGTATCTTCTGATAATACAGCATCTACTAGACCTCGTTTACATAAATCTGAACACATTGTTTCTGCTTCTAATGGAGCTACATAGTATGGAACATTAAGAATGTCAAATAATTGTTTGGTTAGTTGAAAATCTTCTGGTTTAATGTCTAAAATATAACTTCTCATTTTTTGTACTGCAGATCTTACGATATCCATATCTATTTTAATTTCAACTTTTTGTAAAAATCTTTTTTGAAGCATATCTTGTGTATTTTTTTTATGCAATTCTATAAGAATAGGATCTAATTCACCTGTAGAGTCAAATTTTTCTAATGCTTCTTCAAATTTGACTACTTTATCTTCTAATTTTTTTCTTTGATTTGCTCTTTCTTTTCTTTCTAAATCTTTTTCTGGAGGAGCTCCTCCATCATAAATAAATACACAATGAACCTCGTTTTTACGAAGACATGCAATAAGATTTATAAAAGCTGCAAGCCATCTATCTCCACATATAGACTTAAATTTGCATACATACAATGAAATATCAATTGCAATTTTTTTGAAACCGTATTCAGATATGTGAATTTTTTCATATACATCAGGACAATTATTTCTAAGAAATTTATTTAGATTGTTAATACCCATTTTATTTTTAAAAATTAATTTGTATTAAATAATCAATTTATTATTTTAAATGTTTAAAAAATAGATAAATCTAAATAAAAATGGGGAAACAAAAAAGATTTGTTTTAAAATTAGATAATGCTCCTCATGTTAATTGTATAAAAGATTTAATTAAATTAGGGAAAACTTTAAAGTTTTACAAAAATATAGATACTGTAATGTTATGGAGAATTCTTGCTTCTTTGGAAGAACTTGATAAAATGATAGGAATGAAAAAACTAAAAGAATCCATTTTTTATCAAATTATTTATTATTTGAAAGGTATGCATTCTATGAGTAACGAAGAATATTTACATACTATGATTATGGGTCCTCCTGGACATGGAAAATGTTTAGGAAAAAATACTCCAGTTATTATGTATGATGGTTCTATAAAAATGGTTCAAAATATAAAAGTTGGAGATGCAATTATGGGGGATGATTCAACTCCTAGAAAAATACTTTCAACATGTACAGGAAAAGAAACTATGTACAAAATTCATCAATCTTATGGAGATGAGTATACTGTGAATGAATCGCATATTTTGTCTTTAAAATTAATAAAAAATCCTAAAATTAAATACAAAGAAAAAACAATAGAAGTTATATGGTTTACTAAGGAACAAAAGAATAAAAAAATATTTAGATATTCATTATTTAATAAAGCTAAATCTTTTTTGAAAACTTTACCTAAAGTATCTTCTATTATTGATATTAATGTTACAGAGTATATAAACAAATCAAATGAATGGAAAAAAGCTTATAAAGGGTTTAAAGTTAGACTAGATTTTATAGAACAAAATGTTGAATTAGATCCTTATATACTTGGATTATGGTTAGGTAATGATAAACAAATAGTTAACAACTGTGATTTAATTGAAAATAAACATATACCAAATATTTATAAAATAAATTCAACACGTGTTAGGTTATGTTTGTTATCAGGGATATTAGATGCTAAAAGATATTTATATAATAATCAAATAATTGAAAAAAGTAAGAAATTAGCTAATGATATATTATTTTTAATTAGATCTTTAGGATTTTATGCAATTATGAAAAAAATAAAAGATTATTATATAATAATCTTGAAAAAAAATCAAACAGATCAATTAGTTTATGAAATAAAAGTAGAAAAATTAGACATAGATGATTATTATGGGTTTGAGATTGATGGAAATCATAGATTTTTGTTAGGTGATTTTACAGTTACTCATAATACAAATGTTGCCAGAATAATAGGTAAATTATATCAAGAAATGGGAATACTGTCATTTAATAGTCCATTTAAAATAGCATATCGAGATGATTTTATTGCAGAATATGTAGGTCAAACTGCTGTAAAAACACGTAAATTATTAGATTCGTGTATTGGAGGTGTTTTATTTGTTGATGAAGTTTATTCGTTAGGATCTGGATTTAACGATAAAGATCCTTTTTCAAAGGAAGCCATAGAAGTTTTAACAGCGTTTTTATCTGAAAATAAAAAAAATTTTTGTTTTATAGGAGCTGGTTATGAAGATGACATTAACAGATGTTTTTTTTCTAAAAATAAAGGATTAGAAAGAAGATTTCAGTGGATACATAAAATAGAAGAGTATACGGTGCAAGAAATAGTTGATATAATGTTAAAAATGATTGAAGAAATGAATTGGAAAATAGAAGTAAATAAAGAAAATTTAATAGATATGATAAAAAAAGAAAAGCATTTATTTAAATGTGCAGGAGGAGATTTAGAAATTTTATTAAGTAAATCAAAAATGGTTAATGCTAAAAGAGTATTTTCATTAGATAGAGATAAAATGTTCATTTTAACAAAAACAGACATAGAACAAGGGTTAAAATTAATGAATGAGAATAAATTAAAACAAGAAAATATACCAACATCTTATATGTATACATAGATTTTTTTTAATATCCTAATAATTCTTAACAAAAAGTTAAGAATTATATAATGTAAATGGTCAAATTTATTTACTTCTATTTTCCAAATAATTTTTCATTTGCATATATCCATTAGAAAACATTTCAAGTTTTGTATGTGTATCCAAATTAAAATCAAAAAATAAGGTAGAGTCTGGTTTGAGAGTAACAACTGTGCATTTATCTGACACTGTATTAATTTGGTCATAAACTCTTTGTATAATAGGTATTGATAATAATTGATAAAGATATTCTATCATATTATCCATATTTTGACTAAAATTATTGCTTATATCATTTAATACCAATCCAAGTATTTTTTCACCTCTTTCATCTCCTATATTAATAGGAAAATTATTTGTAACTGCTCCATCTACATAGAAACTGCCCATATACTTAAAACTATCAAATATAAATGGAAGGTTTGATGACATTCTTAATGCAATTAAACATGGCATATCTGGATATATTTCATGGCTTAATATTTCTTCTTTACCAGATGTAAAATTATAGGTTATGCATATTAATGTTTTTCCAAATAATGTATGAAGCTCTTTCAATGTTATTAATTTTCCTATTTTTTCAATTGTCATTTTTTCCAATTGTTCATGTATATGACTAAAAGTTGTAGCTCCTCCTCCATTCATCATAGCAACTATATTAAATTGTTTCATTCTTTCTAAAATTTGTTTTGTACACAAATATACCATTATTTCTATAGGATCATATCCTATAGCTAACAAATACCCACAAATAGCTCCAGCTGAAGTACCAATAAATGTGTGTATTTTTTTTAACAAAAAATTATCAGAAGAATATTGAAGAGCTCCTAACATTATAATAGCATGAATAGAACCTCCAGATAATACTAATGTATCAAAATCTCCAGATTTAGTTTTAATAACTGATTCAGATTCAGAAGAAAAAATACAATTAGTTGACTCTGTAATAGTTATTTCAGTCTTTGTATCTTCCATTTAATGAAATTTATTATGTTTTTAAATTTAGAGATTAAGAATTTTTTTAAATAATATAATACATATGATAGATAATACAATTATTGCTATTATATAAAGAGAATTATCATGTTTAAAAAATCTAGAACAAATTGGACAAGTTTGAATATGTGAATGAACATCTAAACAGTATAATGTAACTGGTAATTTGTTTATCTGTTGATCATATACATCTTGATAAAAATCTGGAGGAGGAGCAGGAGGATGTGGAACATTTAATTTAGGACTTGAACCTGACATCCCGGATTGATGTGAAGGATTTGGCATTTGTTTTCTTATGAATTTTGTAATATTCTTATCATAACTGGCATAACTATTTGAATTATCTTCTAACTCTGGTAAATTTTCAATAAGAGTATGTTGCTTTTGCATTTATTTATTATACTAATTATTTTCTTCATAATAAATTATTCTAAATAAATAACATCAGATGCTTTTATTTGTGTGTTATTTATCACAAGTTGATATGTTTCAAATAAATAATTATCTTTTGATTTGTTAATTATTTCATCAAGTATAGTACTAAAAGTTGTTTCTTTTTTTTCTAACTCTTCAATACCTAATTCACTTGATTTAATTTGTTTAGGTTTGAAAACTACTTTAATACCATCTTTAATTAGTTTTTTATATTTTTTTGTTTTTTTTAATGCTTTAAAATCATCATACGAACCAGATACTGTAATTTTTATTTTATCTTCAGTTTCTGGTAAAACATAATTATCAATATTTTCTACGTCCATATAAACTATTTTTTTTCTTGGTAATTCTAGATCAATTTCTTCTAGTTCATAATCTGTTTTATCATATGTAAAAGTAAGATGAGCTATTATATTTTTAGAACTTTCACCAAACGCGTGTTGCATAGCACTTCCAGGATAAAACACATTTTTTTGAGGTCTTTGATGAGAATGAATATGACCTGAAATAACATTTGGATAATCTAAAGACCATTTATCACCTTCTACTGATATTATAGCGCCCATTTTACATCCAAAAAACTCTTGATGTGCAAAAATACAATGAGCATCTTTCCATTCATCTTTACATGTATTTAGGGCTTCTTCAAATCTTCCAGGATAAACAAACGGAGAAAAAATAAATTTACAATTGTTAATAATTTTTGAAATTACTGTATCAACTACCGTTATATTTTCCCATTCTTTAATCCCATTTAACCAATGATTTGTATTCAAAAACTGAACATGATTAATCATATCATGATTTCCAACAATAACATAAGTTTCTGCTATTTTTCTCATATTATCTAGAAATTCATATGCTTTATTCAAAGGAATTGTATGTAATCGTTCATGTGTATCTAATAAATCTCCTCCTGCTATAATTAACGTAGGAGCCTTTTCTTTTGCTAAATTCGTCATTTTTTCTATAAATATTTCAACTTCTTGAATATTATTTATTTGAAAGTGTTGATCACCTATAAAAAGGATTGTTACTGCCATGTTTATTTTAAACACTAATGTTTAAAATAATATATCAATTTATTTTTATAAAATTCTTCCAACTGGATTATTTTGACTCATTTTAAATCTTTTAATCATACGATTAAGATTAGTAGGAGATTGCCTATTCAATGCATTAATAACATAATCACGACTTATACGATTATTACCACGATCTTTAACATGCCAAGAATGACATTCACGAATAATACCGAATTCTTCACGTGGAACAGTAACAAAAGTCTTTTTAATAAATCTGTCAACATAAGAATTATAAATATATTGAGCAATATGAAACAGTGAATCCTCATAGTCATTAAATGTATTAACCATATTCGGATACAACATATACAATAACTGCACGTTTTTATTCATTCTTAATTGAAGATACCTAAATTTCAAACTTGGCTCATTTCCTCTAATCTTAAACAAGCTTTGATATTCTTCGCTAACAATTTTAATTTGTTTATTATCGGAAGTAAATCCAATAATACCTTGTAAATTTTTGGTTGATATATTTTGAACACATTCAATAAGTTCATTTACTGTTAAAAACTCTTTCTTTGTTGAAAAAGGAATATTCACATTTTCTGTAAAAACTAAATTACCATTTACAAATGTACCTGCATGATATAAAGTTGGTCTATCAGGTGCTGAACAAACAATACGGTTCTCGTCGTTATTACGAACAACGAACATATATTGTTTATGTACATCTAATGTACTTTCAAACCGTTGAACAATATTATTTCCAGCTTCTAAACCCATTGCGAAAACATTGTTATTTTCTTCTTCACTTAAAAGAGCATTTTTAAACATCATTCCGAATGAATCTTTACTAGACCACTTGCTACGAAAAGCATTTAGTTTGCGATGTGTAGAAATATACCACTTACCATTAAAATAAAACATTCTAATAAGACATCCTTCATGAGACTCATAAAAATGCCATTTTTTTAGATCTCCCAACTCATTTTTAATTTCATCAACTTGAGTGTGGTTATACTCAGGAGTGTATGGAAACGCTTTCATAATAAGAGTATCTTTATTAAAAACCACACCTCTGCATTGTTTTTGCAATTCACTATCTTCATTAGAACAAGTAACATAACAAAACATATCAAGATTATTATCTTCATCTGAATCAACTATGTTAACAGTATTTCCAATAGCTTCAATATTATGTCTAGTAAATCCTGATTCTGATCTAACATCAAGAGTTACATTATTATTAACACTTTCATTTAAAGTAGACATTTTGTTTATTATTAATATATTTTGCTTTTAAATTCATTTTTTTTATATGTCACTTAATGCTCCTAATATTAACATGTCTAATCCATTTGTTTCAAGAATAATTGGTATATTATATTTATTGCAAGTTTCTAAAAGCAAAATAAGAGAATCAAAGTTATTTTCCCATATTTTTCCAGTTCCTAAACATGCATGAACATCTTTTTTTGATCCTAAACAAACAACACTATCATTTAAATGAAGTAAAGTAAAATGTTCAATACCAATAATCTTATCAAACTCTTCAAACATTCTATTTACCTCTGTACATTTAGAAAGATCATAATCACCATATCCACATATATGAGCTGTGTCAACACATACTCCTATATACTTTTGTTTTTCAGGTAGCACTTGATCATATATTTCTTTAATTTCTTCAAATGTTGTTGCTAAAGAACATCCTTTTCCTGCTGCATTTTCTAAAATAAGTTTAGAGTTATTACAAAAATTAATTTTATTAATACTTTTTGCAATAGTAGCAATACCTAATTTACGATCGTTATAATTACCTGGATGGATAACAACTCCATTTCTTTTTGAGTTAAAATTACTTAATACTTTTAACTCATATTCAAGTTCTTTTATAATAAAAATTGTTTTTTCATCTTGTTCTAAATCTCCTACCCAAGCAAGTTGTTTAATAGATCCAGCTAAATTAGCTACATAAGGAAAATGAGAAAAAACATTTATCGGATAATAATCAATCAATATTTTAGACTTATCTATATCTTGTTGAGTTGCTCTATGTCTTTTAAAAGATTTAGGATTGCCTAAAAAAAACTGAGTTGAATTCATACCATTAAAAATACTATGTTTTAAGGTATCGTATATATTATTATGAAAACTTGTATGAGCTCCTGCTTCCCATTTGACATATGATACTAATTTTGTTGAGATGTTTGTCATTTACTATTTTATTTATTTTTGTTTTAAATACTCAATTTAAATATAATAGAAGTTTACAATTATATTTAAAAAAAAGAGTTATTATAATAAAATGTCAATGCAAATTTTCGTAAACTTATTGCGATGAAAAGTATCCTGCCGTTGAGTAATCAATGGAAAAACAGTAAATCCAACATTGGATTGATGCTAGTCCTTTTTATAAAAGGGCAAAATCCCTTGATGCGGGAAACCCCTAAAGTTTTGATTACCACCTTTATTTCGAAAGTTTTAAAGGGACCACGGTTAATTGCCGTACCCAATTAAAGTTAAGTTAACTTTTATGGTAATAAAATCAAAAATACTTGTGATCTTAAAAATCACTAATTATGGGAAATCCGCAGGCTTACTATCTAAACTCAAATTTGACAGAGCACGATAGGGTCTCAACGACTGAACGGGGATTGGTTTGAAAGGATGTCAACCTTGATGATAACTTAAGATACAGTCTAGCCCCCTATAGAAATTTAGGGGTATTCCGGAAAACTTTGACAGGTAAAACTATTACACTAGATGTTGATCATTCTGATGCAATTGAAAATGTAAAACAAAAAATTCAAGATAAAGAGGGAATTCCTCCTGATCAACAACGACTTATTTTTGGAGGTAAACAACTTGAAGATGGAAGAACACTTGCTGATTATAATATTCAAAAAGAAAGTACTGTACACCTTGTTCTCAGACTTAGAGGCTAAATTAAATTAAATTATAAATTATAATTTAATAAAACTTAAATCCGATATTGCGTTTAGATTTCATAGAACTTAAACCTCTGTAATGTTTTTTACGTGACATATTAACTGCTATATACAATACTGCACCAATCATACCAACTAATCCAATAATGGTTAAAGATTGTGCAATATTACTATTGCGGTTATTGTTAGCATTTTTTTTAGACGTGTCTTCTTTTTTAATTTTTTCAGACATTATCGTTCCTGCTATAAACATACAAACAAATACAAATAAGAATCCATATGTTATATTTTTTGTATTTTTCATTTATTATTATTAAATATTTAAAAAAAAGTTTTGTGTTATTTTTGGTATTTAAAGTAAACACAATCTATTCAATAAATGGCAAAGAAAATACATATTAAAGTAATTAAAGTATATCTACCTAAATCTAAAAAACAAATCGATTATGGTCAGTCATTTAAACCATTACATCGTTTATATCTTGAACTTTTAGAAAATAAAACTAAAATAAAACAAGATTTAGTTAACAAAGAACATATATCAAATATACAACATACTGAAAAAAATGATCAACGTGAATACTTTTCTTCAAAAACACAAAAAAAAGAAAATTTAGAAATAGTTGATTCTGACAGTGAACAAGAAAATTTTAAAAGTGGTGATGAAATAAAAGAAAATATACAGGGAAATAAACCATACATAAATGATAATAAAGAAAAATACGAAAAGAAAAATATAGATGAAAATAACGATAGAGACAAAAACAGAAACAGAAACAGGGATAGAAACAGGGACAGAAACAGAGACAGAGACATAAACAGAGACAGGGACAGAGACAGAGACAGAGACAGAGACAGAGACAGAGATAAAAACAGGGATGAAGACGCGGATAAAGATGAAGATAGGGATAGAAACCGGGATAGAAATAGGGACAGAAACAGGGACGAAGACATGGATAAAGATGAAGATAGGGATAGAAACCGGGATAGATATAGAAATAGGGACGAAGACAGGGACGAAGACATGGATAAAGATGAAGATAGAAATAGGAATGAAGATGATGATGAAAATAAAGATAAAAAAATGAATGAAGATGATGATGAAAATAAAGATAGAAAAAGGGATAATGATGAAAAGAGAGACAGAAAGAGGAAAAATAGAGAGAGGGGTCATAAACACTCAGAAGATAGTAATAGAAACAAAGAAGATTCAAAACAAGAATTATCAGAAAGGTTAAATGAATTATTAAACGATACAGATGAAAGTTGTAATAAAAATATAGAAAAATCAATAAATTTAAATGATAAAAACGATAAGTACAGTCGAGATCGCGATGATAATTTTATTCATAAATCTATTCACAAAACTACACCACATTATCAATCTATTCATAAAGACTTTGAACAACCTCCTACTATAGCTGAATTACGCGAACAAGGATTATATGATCATAAAGAACATTTGCGTGATATTAATCAGGATAATGATCAAGAATTAGAAGATAAAAAAAGAGAATTATTATTTAAATTTGATCTTTTACGAAAATCTTATCCAAATGCAACTGTACAAGATTTTTCTATTCATTCAGACTTAGACACAATGAAAAAAACGTACGAAGACGCTGTTCGTCGTTTATCTTTAGATTCAACTGTAGAAAATTACAAGACATATTTAATTGGCGGTTTTATGTTAGTAGAATTTATATTTGGTAATTTTTTAGGTTTAGATATGCAAGGATTTGCTCAGCAACAAATTCTTTCTATGAATTCGTATGAAAAATTATTAATTGAATTAGGAGAAAAATCATATGTTCCAAAAGGATCTAAATGGCCTATTGAACTTCGTTTACTATTTTTGATTATTATGAATGCAGCATTCTTTATAGTCAGTAAGATGATTATGAAAAAAACAGGATCAAATTTAATGAATATGATTAATGGAATGAATGCAAGTTCTGCAAGAGTTAATACACCTCAAAAAAAAAGAAAAATGAAAGGACCTAATATTGATTTAAATGATATGCCAGATGAGTCCATTTAATGTATAGTTTTAATTAAAAATGAAAAATTATAATATAAATTATAATTTTTTTACGATGACCAAATTTCAAATAGCATCTGATTTGCATATTGAATATAAAAATAATGAACTTGTTGATCCTTTAACTATAATAACACCATCAGCTGATTATTTAATTTTAGCAGGAGATATTGGTTCTTTTTATAAGTATGAACAACTCCATAAATTTATTTATATATTATCTAAATATTATAAAAGTATTATTTATGTTCCGGGTAATAATGAATATTATACTCAAATAGGATTTGAACCTAAATCTATGGATGAACTTTTACAAAATTTTAGAAGAGTTTCAAGCTCTATTAATAATTTGTATATTCTTGATAGAGCTTGTATTAAAATAGGAGATATTTGTATAGCTGGATGTACATTATGGAGTAATCCAACTGTATATATACCAACATTTATTGTACGTATAAATTTAATTAATACAAATATGTATATTCAAAAACATAAAAAAGATTTATCGTATATTAAATATATAATAAAATATTGTCAAACTTTTAATTTGAAGTTATTATTAGTTACACATTATTGCCCTACATATTCATTAATAAATCCTCTAAAATATACAAATAAATATATATCTATGTATGCAAGTAATCTTGATTTTTTACATACAAAAGAAAAAATTCATACATGGGTATACGGGCATACTCATGCTAATTTTAATGTAATAACAGATAAAGGAACAAGATTAGTTACTAATCAAGTTGGAAAACCAAAAGATAATATTAAAGATTATAATAAAAATATGGTAATAGAAATATAATTGCTAATAAATAAAATTTTATTTATTAGTATAAAATAAATGGTAAACAAAATCAAATGGAATCTTTTACTTGATATGAAGTTTGATGCATTAAAAAAACACGCAAAAGAACTAAAAAAAGAAGGATATAAAATTAATGGTCTATCTAAGCTTGTAGATAATTCAGAAGATAGAAAACTTCTTAGAAAACTTATTAAAGACTCTAAAAAAGAAAAAAAAGTAGTAGAAGTACCTACAGAATGCGGATTTGATAATGTAACTCAATGTCAGAAAAAAACTTCTGCTGAAAAAGTAAAAGAAATTGCTGAAAAATGCGGTTTAGACACAAGCTTATACAAAACCAAAACACAACAATGCCAACAACTTATTAAAAATAAAGGTGATGTAAAACCTGCTAAAAAAGAAAAGAAAATTAAAAATGTAATAGAAAATACAGAAGAATATAAAAAATTAGATAAACTTAATAAAGGTGATATTTTAAACAAAGCAAAAGAATTAGAAATTGATTATATAGTTCAAGATGATTCAGAAATACTTTTAAATAAAGCAAGAAAACAAGACATTATACTATCTATTTTAAACAAATTAAAAACTAACGATAAAAGAAAATGTTTAGGAAAAAAATATAAACATTTGATGGATACTGAAAAGTATGAAAACGAATATATAAAAGAGTTACTAAGAAAACAAGGTATTACAAAAGGTATACCAAGAAAAAGACGCGATATGGTAGATCTATTATGTTCAATAGAACAAAATGGTAGGTGCGACCCAGAACAAGGACAATGGTGTGATGATAATTTTGTATGCGATGCTCGTAATTCTCCTGGAGTATGTATATCTCAATCTCTTTCTACAAATACATCTAATCGTAAATTAAAAGTATGGAAACACAAAGGAAAGAGAATTATAGGAACAGAACAAGTATTAAATCAACTTAAACAAGCATTAAAAGTTAAAAGTAAACAATCTGATAAAATGAAAAATGAAAAAAACAAAAAAATTATGATAGATTTGATTACTCAGAAAAACCATAAAGATCGTTCTTTTTATGATAATTATAGTTTAGATGAAATTATAAATACATTACAAGTATTACAAGAAATAAATGATCAGAAATATACAAATATATCTAGAAAAGATATGATATGGTTATTAGTAAAAGAAACAGGAGTTGAATCATCTATTATCGATGAATTGGATGATGAACATTTAAGTTTTAAATATAAAGAATTAAAAGACGATATAATCATGTTATTAGTAGAAGAAACAGGTCATTCATTAAAGTTTTTTGAAAAATTGAATGATAAAGTATTATATTCTAAATATAAAAAACTGTCGGCTGAACTTAATATGATTTCTAAAAAGCCTTGGAGTGAATTAAAAACTATGAATTTTGATCAACTAAAAGAATATGCAAAAGAATTAAGAAAAGAAGGATATAAAATATCTGGTATATCTAAACTTGTAGATAAATCAGAAGATAGAAAACTTCTTAGAAAACTTCTTAATGATGCTGTATTAGAACAAGAAGAGGAGGAGGAAGAGGAAGAGGAGGAAGAGGAAGAGGAAGAGGAAGAGGAAGAGGAAGAGGAAGAGGGTAATGAAGACTTTACAAAACAACAATTAAAAGAAATGGAAAGACGACAAAGAGAAGAAGATGAACAAGATAAAAAAAGACAGGGTAATAAAGAGAAAAAGTCTTTTAATGAATTAAAAACTATGAATTTTGATCAACTAAAAGAATATGCAAAAGAATTAAGAAAAGAAGGATATAAAATATCTGGTATATCTAAACTTGTAGATAAATCAGAAGATAGAAAACTTCTTAGAAAACTTCTTAATGATGCTGTATTAGAACAAGAAGAGGAGGAAACAAAAGAGGATGAAGAAGAGAAGGAAGAAGAGGAAACAAAAGAGGATGAAGAGAAGGATGAGGAAGAGGATGAAGAAGAGAAGGAAGAAGAGGAAACAAAAGAGGATGAAGAGAAGGATGAGGAAGAGGATGAAGAGGAAACAAAAGATGAAGAGAAGGATGAGGAAGAGGATGAAGAAGAGAAGGATGAAGAAGAGAAGGATGAGGAAGAGGATGAAGAGGATGAAGAGGATGAAGAGGATGAAGAGGATGAGGATGAAGAAGAGGATGAAGAAGAGGATGAAAAAGTTATTAAAAAGTCTTGGGGTGAATTAAAAACTATGAATTTTGATAAGCTAAAACAATATGCAAAAGAATTAAGAAAAGAAGGATATAAAATATCTGGTATATCTAAACTTGTAGATAACTCAGAAGATAGAAAACTTCTTAGAAAACTTCTTAATGATGCTGTATTAGAACAAGAAGAGGAGGAAGAGGAAGAAGTAGAAATTAAAAAAGTTGATATTGAAAAAACTATTGCTAATGTTATTTCAAATGAAAAAAAAATAGGAGGTTTAGCAAAAGTAGAAAAAGCTGTACTCAAATGTTTTGGTTTACTTTCGTAAATTTACATTTTTTAAATTTATTATACAAATATTTGTATAATAAATTATTGTAAAATAGATAATATAAAATTTTCAATAGCATTTTGATCTAACAATGAACCTAAAGGTAATGCATTTTCTTCTATATATTTAATCATAAAAAGTCTAGTTTTACATATGATATTAAATTGTCTATCTTCTTCTTTATCATCTTCTTCATCTTCTTCTTCTAAAAAATCTTCTTCCTCGCTATTATAATTTACATATTCTATTTGTTCAGTATGTTTTAAAGTATCTACAACCTCTTCTTTTCCCATTTACTATTATAATTTATTCCTTTTAATAGTAAATTCGTTATATAGACTTTCTAATCCAGTGTTTTCTATTGTTTCTAAGTAAGGGCTTATTTCACCTGTTGAACATTTTCTAATAAATTTAGAAAATTTATCAAAAGTATCTACAGAATTTACATCAATACCTGTATCTAATTGATTAATACCATTTAAAAATATTTCATAAAGATCTACAATATACTTAAAGTAAAAAAATTCCCATGTATCATAACTACAGTTTGAAGATTTTGTAACTTTGTTTCTAATAGCAAGTTTTGGACGAACATTAAATTTTGTACGCGAGTTGTTTGTATGTTGTTCATCGCATTTAATATGTTCACTTGTTGAAACATTAATGTAAGAAAGTTGTTTATTGGGAAAATCTTTTTTCTTGGAATTTCTATTTTTTTTAATTTGTTTCCAATTGGTTTGCTCAGTTGATAGTTGCATATTTCTTTTTTATCTAGTTTTTCTTTTTTAAACCTTCTTCTAATTCATTTAACTCAGATGCAATTTCAGTATCTAATTCACTGTCGTGATCAGATGAAGTATCTCCTGTATATTCATAAATTTGCGGTTTTTTATTAAATGACACATTATTCACTGATCTTGGTTTATTTTTTAGTATTTGTTTTTCAACTTCGTATTCTTCTTCCTCCTCTTGAGGTTCTTCCTGCTCCTGCTCCTGCTCCTGCTCCTGCTCCTGTTCCTGCTCCTGTTCCTGCTCCTCTTCTTCCTCTTCTTGTTTTTGTTTTTGTTTAGTAATTAAAATTTTTTGTTTGGTAATTTTTTTAGAAACATTGGAGTCTTTGTGTTTATTTATTTTTTTGGGTTTACATCCAGCATCATTGCTATCATTTCCTGTATAACATTGAGAATTAACTTTGTTAGATCCAGCTGATTGAATAGACATAATTAACTGATTTATGATTTGTTCATGTTTTTGAATAATTTCATTTTGAATTTCTAATTGTTTAGATAGTTCTTCTACACGTGTAACTAATTTTTTATGTTTATATGAAAAATAAATTATAACACCAGAAATAACAATTATTTCTACTACTATATGTAAAATTTGCTTATTTATTGTCATTTATCTATTTTCTCTATTGTTTTAAATACATTATCAAATTGTATTATTTATAATACAATTAAAAATTTAAGTAATATCTATGACCTAAGAGCTAAACGAATAGGTAACAATCTATCACTATTTAATGTTTCTTGAAGAATTAAAAAAGGAGAAAACTCTGCACATTTTCCACTTAAAATAGCTTTCATAATTGAAGGAGAAAATCCTGATATCATAACTGTACCATTTTGATCAGACGTTACTGGAAAGTCTAAAGTTTTTCCATCAACATTCCAAAATATAATTTGAGGTCTCGTATAACCAGAATTTTCATACATTCTTTCTATTTCTTGAAAATTTGTTAAATAGTTTCTACCACCTGTTACTTGATTAAACTGCATATCTGATATAATCCAAAGACGCTTAGGCATATCATCTTGTTTTAAACTAAATTTTTTTCCTCTTTCAAGTATCATCTCAAATGTTGCTTGTATATTTGTGCTACCACCCCATGGTATATTTTTAATTTCATTATATCTACTTTCAAGATTTGTTCCGTTTATTACAATAGATGCAGGTACATCATTAAAAGTAAAAACCAAGTTTTTGAACTTTCCTTCAGAACATCCTGATATAAGAAGACCCATAGATATAGCAACATCAAATGGTAAAAAACTATTAGTATGCATACTAGAAGATGTATCAACTACAGCCACATCGCTATTAAGAGATCCGTTTTTCATACACTCTTCTTCTATAATCTTCCATTGAGCCTCGCATACTTCATCTGCTTTATTCTTAGTTCTAATTTCTTTTACTAATTCATAAGGAAAAAGTTGCTTTCCGCATACTTTTGCATCACCTAAACTTAGTGCATTTTTCCATTCATTGAATCTAACATCATCATGTTTTGAAAATGCATCTTTTAAACGCTTCATAGCACATGAAGGTACTTTATTATAGTCAATTTCTTCCCATTTACTACCAGACATAAATTTTTCTACAATATTTAAATACTTTCTAAGAGGTGTTATATATGTTTTACGTAAAGTACGAGGTGTAACACCCATTTTATTTGCAATCGTATTAAAAACTCCATATTTACGATCTAGTGAATCTTTTTGTGTAGGAGCCCACTTAGCAACAAGTGAACAAGGTTTTCCTTGTAACATAAGATTATAGTCTTCTTTAATTTTTTCTACAAAAAACTCTACTATTTTTATTTGTATATTACAAGTATCAGAACCTAAATACACTTTTGGAAAAAACTGAAGAAGATCATCCCATCTACCATATTCTGGTAAAAATCTTAATACTTTTAAAAATTCAACAGGATAATTAACAAATAACCATAAAAATGCTGATCGTCCAAGATTCCTTTCTCCTTTTCCTCCTCTGCAATCACGTATATGAAATGAAATAAGAATTGTATCTACAATACTCTCGTCACTTGATTTACTTAAATATTGATGTAAACGTTTTTCATCCAAACCCCTTGCTGATTTAAAAAATAAAGAAATACGTCCATCATTTTCTCCTTTAAAATCTGGAGTAGATAAAGTTACCGCATTATTTGCAGTCATAGCTTGTGTAAAAGATGTCATTTGTTAAAATCTTTACCTTAATTATTTTAATTCAATTTTTAAACATATTTAGATTTTTTTATTATTTGTTTTTAAGTCTATTTATCAAATAAAAATTATTTTAAATTTATTTGATAAATAGACTTAAAAACAAGGCTTCCTTAATCAAAAATATAAATGGCACGTACAAAAGGACAAAAAACTGATGTAACATCTAAAAAAGACTCTTCTACGAAAGATATTCCTGTTCAACATGAAACTGAAACTGAAAAAGAGCCAGTTAAAAAAGAGTCAGTTAAGAAAGAAGTAGTTAAAAAAGAGCCAGTTAAGAAAGAAGTTAAAAAGGAGCCAGTTAAAAAAGAAGTGGTTAAAAAAGAATCAGTTAAAAAAGAGCCAGTTAAAAAAGAGCCAGTTAAGAAAGAAGTAGTTAAGAAAGAAGTAGTTAAGAAAGAAGTAGTTGAAGACGGTAATAAAGAACCAAAAAAGAGAACTGTTCCTACTAAAGATTCTGTAACATCTGAATTTGATGAACTTATTGCTTCTATTGAAGAAGAAATTTCTCGTCTGAGAGAAACTCAAGGAAAGGCAAAAGGAGTTAAATTTCTTCGATGTGTTGGGAAGCGTGTAAAAATGATTCGAGGTCATGCTTTTCGTGTTTTGAAAGAAAAGAAAAAGACAAATCGTAAAAATAATACTAATTCTGGTTTTCTAAAACCTGTTATTATTTCTAAGGAAATGGTTGCATTTACAGGTTGGAATCAAGATGAACTTAGATCTAGAGTTGACGTAACTAAATTTATATGTAATTATATTCGTGATAACAATCTTCAAAATCCGCAAGATCGTCGTCAAATTATCGTAGATAAGAAACTTTCAGAATTATTAGAATTTAATCCAAATGTTGAAAAAGAGCCTTTAACATACTATAGAATTCAAACTTATATTAAAAAGCATTTTTCTAATCCTGTTAAAAATGTTTGAACAAACTAAAACCTATTTATTTTATACTTTACAAGTATAAAATTAAAAGATTACAAAATACTTGTCTTTATATAAAAATGTATGATAATCAAAAATACAATTTAGATTCAGGACCATTTGGGTTATGTACAGGATATTGGGATGAAAACAATAATACTTTTAGAAAATTTGGATCTACTGACACATATAAGTGTTGTTTAACATCATGTATTCCAGAAATTGAAGAATGTTATAAATTATGCAATAATGTAAAAAAAGGATCTATTAGTAGATGTAATAAAATATGTAAAGATATAGAAAAATCTTGTCATGATTATTGCCAATTATCAACTCCTCATTTTTGGGGTATGGATGATCCTATTTATGAAATTATAAAAAAGTTTGGATGTGGAGACGGGTATTATAATACTATTGATAAAAAATGTATAGAAATTAATAAAGATGCAATTGTTAATATATGTAACAAAAATTGCATTCCTACTAGATCTATAGGATGCGAGAATCATTGTAAATATATGTATGATTCATTAATAAATTCTAATATAAGCATATCAAAAAAAAATAAGTCAATATCAGACAAAGTATTTGTCAAACCAATAGAAGATAAAAGTGATTATATTTTATATGTGTTATATGCTATATTTATAGGTTTTATTTTAGTAGCATTATATATTTTTAAAACAAAAATGATTTATTAACTTAACCTTATATTAATATATAAAAATGATTGTAACTATCAAACATAAAGTGTCTATAGAAGCTAAATATTTAGATAATAACATAGAAGAACACTTGTTGAATAAAATAAAAACAAGAGTAGTTGGAAAATGTTACATAGATCATGGATATATTTTAAATGTAACTAAAATTATAAATATTGGTAATAATACAATATCTTCTGTTAATTCTTTTGTTGTATTTGATGTTACATATGAGGCAGATGTATTAAAACCTGAAATTGGTGATATATATTCTGGTAGTGTATGTATGATATTTCAACATGGCATATTTGTAGATGTAAAAAATAAATTAAAAGTATTGGTTCCTATTAAGTCTATGAAAACATATGTATTTGAAGATGATTTTTTTATTAACAAAAAAGAAAATAGTAAAATTTCTATTAGTTCTGAATTATCAATTCGTATAATTATGATTAAATATGAAAAAAAAGAATTTAGTTGTATAGGAGAATTAGTATAAAAATAATTTCAGTTTTGTTAATATAAATAACAAAACTTAAAGCGTAGTTAATATTTATAAAAAATGTCAGAAATAGAAATTTTAAAACAATTTAAAAACTCTTTAATCTCTTTTTTAGATGAACTAATAGTTCAGTTTCCTGAAGAAGGAGATATAGTTATATTTAGAATATTTGTAAAAGACAGAATTATAATAAGTAACATAGTAAACTATTTTGTTCAAAAAATTCTACCATTAAAAAAAATGGTTGATGAAAGGAATGAAGATTTTTTCTTAAATCACTGTTCAATATTTGAGGACATTAATAATGATACACAAAAACATAAAGTAAATAAATTTAAAAAATTATGGAGATCTAATTGTCTAGATGAAGATGATAGAATTGTCATATGGAAATGGTTTGATTCATTTATGTTTCTGAGTGAAAAATATCAAAAAATTTTATTAAAAACTAATACAAAGTAAAATATGACATATAATAAAATATGACATATAATAAAATAGCATGAAAAGATACATAGAAATTATTGCTATATCTTTACCAATAATTATGTTTATAACATTACAATCCCACGATGAAATAAAAAAATATACAAAAAAAACATGTATAAATCTAGGATGTTCTATAATTTGTTTTACAGTTTTGTTTTTTTTATTGTCAAATTTAAAATTTAATAGATATATATCTGTCGGTATATCTATGATTATTTATTTTTTTTTAATATTTATACAAAAAAATATTTATAAATTGGTATAAATAAATGAACGCAGCTGAAAGTTCTAAAAACCAATCTATTCCTGGATATCAACATCCTGAAAAACAAATTGTTAAACAGATTGCTAAATATGAAAATCAATATAAAATTTTTGACTCTGAATCAAAAAATGACTATATAATTTCTACAAAACCTACATATGCTACATTCACAGATAAAGCTTCTTCATTATATACACAATGCCCTGAATGCAATGAAGAAGCTTTATATGAATGCGATTGTATTTATAAAGACAAACAATGTAAATACGGACATATTTGGTTTATATCACAAAACAAAATAATAAAGGGAGATCCTCACTTATGATAAATATTTGATTAACTATAGTTAATCAAATTTTAAATATTTTATTTTAATACTTACTCATTATCTTTTCTTACTACTTTTCTTACTACTTTCTTTACTACTTTTTTTTGTTTATCATCTTCTTGGTCTGCTTCAACTGGCTTAGGTTTAAGCTTAGGAGCAGGCTTAGGCTTAGCACCTTCATCATCAGAATCATGAACACTGCCAGCATCATCATCAAGTTTTGACTCATCCATAGGTTTAGCGCTATTTGATGTCAAAACAGTAGTTTGAGCAGTTGGTCGCTTCAATAAACGTTTTATTCCTGAATCCATAGGTTTTACTTCACACTCATACAACTTTACTTGTAAACAAATTTTGTTACCAATGAAGATAGATTCAATTTTCACAGCACATTTAGCAAAACAATACTTACCAATTAAAGTAAGAGCATCAATAGCAGTTCCTTCACTATCGTAAAACATAGTTACAATTTTGTCTTGCTTCTTAGAAACAATCAACTTAGCATAAAGTGTTGGACCAGTTCCTTCTACTACTTTTCCTTTCTCTTTTTTGTAATACAAAGGATTAAACTTTTTAAGATCAGACATTGTCAAATCATACTGTTCAATATCTTCTCTTTTTTCTATAAGATGAGATTTACATCTCTCCACGATTGCATCAAATGTATCAGACCATTCTTTTTCTTCTTTTGAAGCTCCATCACGATTCCACAAACAAAGAGGCATTACGTATCCATTTACTTTTCCAGTGTCAGGGTTTGTATTTTCTGACACTCCAAATGAAAACAACTGGTTAGTTGATAGAACTAACTCACCAGCTGAACCATCTTTATTACGAGTTTGAATATTAATTCTCTTATAATTAATTTGCGGTACACTGTTTGGAATTGTTCCTGCTTGAGCTTCGGAAAAAATCATATTTTTAGTATCATAGCCACTGGCTGAAGTTAGTTGGGTATTATCGGTCATCTTTTTTATATATTTATATATTTTTAAATTATAATTCAATTTTTTTTTATTAATTTAAATACCCATATAAAACCTCTTTATAATTTTTTTTGCATTTTCATTTTGATCAAAATTACCTTCTTTTTTAGCTCCAAAATGAGGTCTATTTGGTTCTTTAACATCTGTATGATTACATGAATATAAATTATTTTCTTTTAACCACTCATCTCTTCCTCTGCATACCATTTCTTTACAACACTTATCAGCTGTCCTTTTTTTTATTTGTTCCTTATTTTTCCCTTTTAATAAATTTGCATCAATAGAATCTCCGCAATTTTCCCAAAAGTTTAACCAATAACTATTATTTTCAAAACAATTTGTTTGGTTTAATGGCGCTGAACTTCCAATATTTTTTAATGACTTCATTTTTATTATAAATAATATAAAAAAGTTATAAAGAATATATTATTTATAATAAATGTCAAATCTTTTATCTTTGTATATATCTGATTCAAAAGCTGGTGAGTGTATTGATCAATTTGAAAAAAATGGAAAACAATTATATAATCAAAATGAATATTATCAAAATATTGTCAACCTTATGGAACACCCAGAATTTAGAAAGTTATTTAATGCACACTTTTTTGAATGGGAAAATATTCAATTAATAGTAATGTTCATGAAGTTATATGAACACATTGAAAAAACATCTACTATCAAACTAAATGGATATCAAAAATTATATTTACTTGATCGCATAATGAAAACAAGACCTCTTAGACAACAACTATGCGATCAAATACAAAAATGGATAGAATTAAAAAACACTTAAGATTTTTTCTTCTTCAACCGATAGACTGTATATGTGTATTTTTTTGAATATTTATTCCAAACGTCTTCAGGTACTGTTTGCTTTGATATTTGAGTTCTTGTTACATATCTTTTATCAACTGTAAAATTTAATCCAACAATATTTTCTTTTTCTTTTTTTTTCATATATCTTTCAATTGAGTCTTTATATTTATCACATTCTTTTTCATAAAAGGATTTATTTTTTTTTGCATCATTCCATTTTTCTAAAATTACATTAAGATCCATAATTTATTAAAATTAAACATAATTAAATATTAATATTTAATTAGTATCTTTAGATTCAAATAAAACACTTTATAAATTCTTCTTTTGTATATATCTTAACACTACAGTTAAGTGCTTTAGTAACTTTACTTGTATTTTCATCATAATTACTTATTATAAGACCAGATGTTTTTTTTGAAACTGATGTAACAACTTTTCCTCCTCTGTCTGCTATTTGTTGTTCAAGATCTTTTGATCTAAAACCGGAAAAACAAAACTTTTTTCCAACCAATGCATCAGATATACGTGTATCTGTTTGAAAATTAACATACTCACTTATTTGATCAATAAAATTAACAGCTTCATCTAAATTATTAATAACTTTTTTTGCTGTAATTTCAGAAAATCCTTCTACCTCTAATATTCTTTTCATTAAATTTTTACGATTAGCTGTTAATATATCTGGAATATCTGTCATTAATGCAACTATTTTTTTTCTACTTATTCCAATTCCAAAAATACCACTTGATCCTAACAAATTTTGAACAGTTATATTTTTTAACCCATTTTTAATATTATCATATATTCTAGTAGCTGACTTTTCTTTGAATTTTGCAATTTTCATCAAATCTTCTTTTGTTGCTTTAATAATTTTTAATAAAGTGTTAAAACCAGCTGTATACAGCTTTGTTACTGTACAATTACTAACATGCTTTATTCCCATTTTTTCAAAAAATCTTGAAAATAGTTTTACATTCATTTCAACTATAGTTTCATGATTTGGATTAACAACATGCAGATTAACATTATTATCATCCCATTCGTATTCTATATCAGGATACTTTAACGTGTCACATTTTTCTTCAACACTTACAATAAACGGAATAACATCTTTAGATCGTGTTACATTTATAATTGAACCCGGTCCAATCATTTTTTGTTTCATTAAACCTGCATTACTTACTGTTACTCTTTCTATAGTAATCCCTTGCAATTCTACTGGATCTACAATTGCAACAGGAATTATTTGACCCCATGCTGATACTGACCACTCAATATCTAATACCTCAGTTGGAAGTATATTGTCTTCATTATTAATTTTAAACGCAAACATATAAGAAGGGTTTCCTGAAGTATTTCTATCATATTTAGTATTACACTGAATTACAATCCCATCTATATCATATTCTGACTTTTTTTTGAATTTATTATGAAGTTTAATTAATTTATCCATTTTATTACTTGTCTTTAGCGTTTCAATTACTGGAATTGAAAATCCAATATTTTTAAGTTTATCTAACTGTGTAGAAGGACTTTCCATTGTTTCATCTCCTACAATTTCATAAGCAATAAATTCTATATCACAAAGACCTGATTTTATAGTTTTTGACCCTATAAGCCCTACAATCATACTTCTAGCATTTTTATAATTTTTATCTCCATTTTCTTTCTTATTACTACTATGCGATTTGTAATATTTATCATTAAACACGTTTTTTTTAATAATTAATTCTCCTTTTACAGCAATATCATTTATAACAGATGGGATAGTATCAATATACTGAATAAGATACGAAATATCTGAACCAGTTTCTCCATCTCCTCTTGTAAATAATTTCTTTTTTCCATTTTTACAAATAAAGGTACCTGAAACTCCATCTAATTTATCTGAAACAAGTAACTCAACACATTTATTTTTTTCTAACCATCTGTCTAACTCTTTTTGCTCATCAGGGGTAATTTTGTCTAAAGATCCCATATAAAAAGGTAATTTTGCTTTATTTTGATTACTTCTAATTTTTGCTCCAACAGGAGGAACATACTCCGGATCTCGTTTAATTAACAAACGTTTTAATACATCATACAATGCATCAGAAATTATATTAGTTGACGTATTATAATATAAATCATCTAAATATAATTTTAGACAGTGTAACTTACATAACTCTTCTTGTTGGCAAAATTTTAACATATGTTTTAAATCATATAATTTTATTTTATTAGCAATCTCCATTTTTATTAAAAAATAAAATATTAGTTTATTTTTCAATTTCTATTTGTATCTTTATGAAAATATATTTCTTCAATAAAAATAATTAACAGCATTTACATATATTTGAAATAATTTAATTATTTCAAACTGTTATTATTAGTTGTTTCACATTCCTCCTTTACCACCAATACTTCCTCCTTTACCACCAATACTTCCTCCGATTATTCCTCCTTTACTTCCCATACTTCCCATACTTCCAATACTTCCCATACTTCCCATACTTCCAATACTTCCCATACTTCCCATACTTCCCATACTTCCCATTATTCCTCCAATACTTCCTCCTTTACCTCCAATACTTCCTCCAACATCAATACTACTGATATTAATGTCAGTAAGTTCTCTATTACCTCCAAAATCAATAATATGTGTATCAACACCTCCACTATCATCAGCTCCTTCTTTACCTCCAACATCAATACTATCTATATTAATACCTCCACTACCAGATCCTCCTTTACCTCCAACATCAATACTATCTATATTAATACCTCCACTACCAGATCCTCCTTTACCTCCAGTGGTTCCTCCAACATCGATTCTATTTATTATATCAATACCTCCTTTACCTCCAGCATCAATACTATCTATATCAACATCTCCACTACCACTAGGTCCAGATCCTCGTCGCCCTCCCGTACCAATTATTCTGTTAATTGTTACTCCAACTCCAGATTCTGTTTTTCTACCTTTTCCTCCTCTACCATATCTATCACCTTTACCACCCCTACCTCTTCTTCGATGTTGATATATTGTATATGGATATTCATCAACATATCTATATGGATATCTATAGTCATATAGATATGGATATCCATTTATATAGTCATACGGGTACTCATTTATATAGTCGTTTGGATATTCTAAAACTGTGTTAGATATTGATTTTTGAATTGTATTATTTAACTTGTTACACTCAAAATTACATTCATCTAAAGAGTTATATTTTCCTTTTTTATATGTGTCATTCGAATTTGTTATACCACTTTCATTACTTAAAATATCTGTACTATTTACACAATTATGATATCCAGATTGTGTAGGAACACAATCATATGTCAAATTACTAGTTGAAGATATATTTTTTCCTAATTCTCCTTTTTTTATTAGCCAAATTAAAATAGCAACCAAAACGCAAAAACCTAGAAATAATAAAACTTTTTCTATACGGTTCATTTTTTATATTAAATATAAGAATTTTCTTATATTTAAAATTATTATTTCTAAAATAAATAACACATGGTATCAATAAATCCTGCTACTCAATCATATGATTTTAGACATATGTATGATTTTTCAGATATTAGAAGTAAACCTGTTAAAGTTGTATATCCTCCAAATTCTTTAATGGATGTAATTGATTCTAATGAAGATTTTTCAATATTTTGCAAAATAGTAAAAAAAACTAAGTATGATATTAAATTATCAAGTAAACAAGCAAATTTTACATTATTTGTACCATCTGATTTTCATTTAAAACAAAAATATAGTCCAAAATTTTTAAATAATATTGATGTCGGATTAGCACACCAAATTTTAAATTTTTCAATGATGAACCGAATTTTAGACAAAAATTTGTTACAATCTAGCCCAACAAGTTTATATCCAGTTATTAATCGCTCTTTAATAACTATAAGTACAGTATCGGACATAACAATGCTAGAAAATGGAATCAAAGTCATACACTGGAATCAACCTGCATCTAATGGAATTATACACGTTATAGATAACATTCTTATACCAAAAAATAGTTTTCTCTCTTCTTAAAATTTATAAATTATTTTTATGGCTTAGGAGGAATATACCAAAAAGAAATTAAAATTCCTAATGTTATCAGTGAACCTATTACAAATCCTGCTATATTCGCTCCTGAAATATTTTTATCTTTTGTACTATCTACCCACGTGCTTTCATTTTTACATTTTTGTCTCATATTAAAAATAACACTTGGTATAATAATTAAAAATATAGCTGAAAATAATGCTACAAAACGTCCTTTTGTAAGCGGGTTTTTAACTACACTCATCATTATATTTAGCAATGCATAATATAACATACCAATACCACAACCCAGTAAACCCATTGATAATTCTCTTAGTAAGTTATTTTGACAACCATCACCAAGATGATTAACTGAATACACTAATATACCACCATATACAGATAAAAATAATGAAAGTAATAATATTACTGGAAGAGAAGCAATATTAAAAACATCTAATATTGCATATATTAACATTCCAGACCCAAATCCCATAAAAAATTCAATAATTTTTTTGTTTATATCGGCAGACTCTAAAGAACAGTTTTTTTTAATAACAACTCCACCTATAGCCATTAGTATTATAAATACTGCTATAATAACAATAATAATTTTATTAATCATTGAACCACTTTTAAACTTTGTAGCCATATTACTAACACTACTCTTCATATTACTAACACTTGTATTAACACTTGTATTAACATTATTAGCCAAATTTGTAATAGAGTCGTTAATAGTTGATACACTCATTTTTATTAAATGTTAAGAATTTTAATTAAATTAATTAAAATTCTTAACATTTAACTTATTTTGTATTAAAAGTTCAATAATTTTCATATTAATTTATATAAGGCATATGATTATATTTAATATAATGACTTATTCCACAGCATTCATATATGTCACAAATGTATCTTTCTTTGTGAAAGATACATTGTATCTTTTTTTGTTTTTTGCTCTTCGCTAATTCACAATATAAAATTTTACGTTTACCTGATAGTTTTTTATAATTTAAACATAGTTTTCTTTTTTTATTAATAATCCACATTTCATTACTCTGTGTTTTCCTCATTTTATTAATAATCCACATTTCATTATATAAGTTATATAATGAAATATTTTTAATATTAAATTAACCTACTCTTTTCATACTAAACATTGCACTTATTTGAACTAAAGGATTTGCAGGAGCAGGTCCGTAAGAATCTGTAAGCACTGTTTCAAATTCTGTTCCATCAGAAAGATACACTCCGAATTTAAAACTATCATTTGGCTTAAATTTAATAGTTTGAGTCATACCATCTCCATCAATTTTAATAAAAGGAGATATTAAAGGATTTGGTATATCATCTATGGCAGCTCTAAAAAGTCTCCTAACTGAATTTGGATTATTAGAATAAATAATGTTTGTATTACCACCGCTAGATCCAGAAATATTTTGCAATTCAACATATACATATGGATAAAAAGCAACCCTACCACCTGTCTTTAATGTTAAATTTGGCAATACTAAATTTATTAACTCTACTTCGTAACAAACCATCTGTTGCTGAGATACAGTACTTCCAGTATAAGTAAACGGAACAACATTATCACGTGTAAATTGTAAAATTTCAAATTTAGCCATAGGCAAAGGAGGAGGAGGATAAATATCAGGATAAATAGGAGGAGGAATATCTAAAGTTATTTCATAAGATGGCGGAAGAACACACGGAGGAGGCGGGCATCCGTATGGATCAAAAGGAGGAGGTGGTGGACACGGAACAGGAATACCTGTGTAAGATATTACACGATAAGATTCTCCTTTATTATCACCTGTTGTAAAATATATAAAATTATTTACATATTCATTTGGTGTTTTACTAGCCGTAGATGGTAATATAAATTTAGCAATACTAGTAGGACTTGAACCAATAACATCATAAAATATAGGAGGTTTTTTACGTATTGATAAGGTATTACCAGGCACCCATCCACCAGTTACTAAACTAGCATCAACTCCTGCGATATGATTATTACCATTATAAGTTAATATTTTTACACTTTTTTGTAAAGTTTCATTCCATAAAATATAATTAGTATAAAACCTATCAGCTGGAACACTATTAGGTATATAAAAAAGACCTAATGACAAATCTGTAGGATCATTAAAAATAGCTGTTGTACTACCAGTCGTTGGTAAAGTAGATAATAACGGAGATACAGTAATAAAAAAGTAATCGTCAACTCCATCTGTACTGCTATACTCCCATCCTAATATAATTGTGAGTGTTGTTGCTATTGTTAGTAGTGGCGGCGGCGGTGTTGGGTTTGTTATAGTTGTTATTATAGTAATCGGCATTCCAATATAATAATCACATAGTTTATTTAATAACTGTGATGTAGTAAATTTTACTAAAAATCTTGAAAATGTGTTTGATGAATTGGTAACAAAATTACCATTTCCTACAGTAGGTATAGGAGGTGGTATAGTCCATGTAATTAGAGGTGCAGCGTCAGATACTGGATCGTATGCATCAAATTGTGATCGTGTTCCGGTTTGTGCTATTAAAACATCAAAACTTGCTGGGTTAGGAAATTGTATCCTATTTCTATATGTACTAACAATTTCAAAATATCGAGTATTAGACATTTTATATTAGTAAAATTTTTTTGTTTAAATATATAAATGTCTTATAACATATTAAGAACGTCTTGCTCTATTGATAATACATCAGCACGTACGTCAAACCAAAAATTTTTACCTCTTTATGCACCTGTTTATTATATAATGAACAATTGTTCAGTGTGTTTACAAGATTCTAATCGTATTATTTACAATAATTCACCGATTGAAAATGATAAAACGCATCACGATAAAGAACAAAAATCAGAATATTTACACAAAGAAATTGATAGAATACGACGAGATTTACATAAAAGAAGAATGTCTGCACAAGCATCTCAAATCCCAGAAAGATTTGAAGAATAAGTGAGTAATTTTAATTATAAAGTTTTATAATTAAAGTTTTTATCAAACTATTTCTAATATTACAACCATCTAAATCATCACTTATTTCAGATCATTATTTAATATTTGTTTTGATAGAATCTTGGTCACTTGCTATACTATATTTTTTTCATTAAAATATTTATGTTTTTAGTAGTAAAATTAGTTAATCCATTATCAGTCACAATTTCACCACTTAGTAGTTTATATATTGCTGTTCCTCTTGATTTATCCTGACCACGTTAAAGAAGATGATTGTTAACCAGCCATTAAAAAAATTATTTTAAAAATAAAAATAATTTTTTTAGTATTTAATTAACCCCAAAAAATTTTTTCGGATCCGATTTTCCAACAGAGTTGCAAAGTGAATTATTTGCACTGCAAAATTTTACACATTCCGGGGTAAGCAAGCTGTTCAAAGATGTCATACACCTATCTGGAGATACGTTTGTTGTAGCTATATTTCCGTTTAATTCAGTAAAAAATACATTTCCATTACCATCTATACGTCTTTTACATTCATCAAGAGAACCACCGGAACATGGTTTTTGACCATACCCAGTTACAGTTCCATCGGTAACCCAGCAATTTTGACCAGGTCCCCATCCAGGTGTATTTTCAGCTCTTAAAATAAAAAAAGACGGCTTATTTGGATCAGGTATACAATATCCAGGACCTGGATATGGCCATTTCTTTTTTTGTTCAGATTGTTCAGATTGTAATGTACATTTTCTTTGTCTATCCAATGGAAGAAAACAAGATCCTTTTTCAAATGAACTATTATATCCAGATGGACATTGTCTTAATCTATCATAACCTAAAGTCATATTACTACAGTCCATACCAGTATTATTTGGTTTACACGGAGAATTTCTACCGCACCATAATTCTTGTGGAGGAGGTGGTGGTTGAGAAGGTGTCTCTGTTAAAGAAGATGATTTAGCACCCATTGTTTTTATTAATAGAATTATTAAAAAAATAAAATTATTAAAAAAATAAAATTATTAAAAAAATAAAATTATTAAAAAAATAGAATTATTAAAAAAATAGAATTATTTAAAAATAGAATTATTAAAAAAATAGAATTATTTAAAAATAGAATTATTTAAAAATAGAATTATTTAAAAATAGAATTATTTAAAAATAGAATTATTTAAAAATAGAATTATTTAAAAATAGAATTATTTAAAAATAGAATTATTTAAAAATACATCTCATTCTTTTTTTAGCTCAGTATAATTATCAAATAATTCATTATAAAATTGTTCTCTGAGTTTACTTATTATTTTTCCTAACATATTTAGTCCTACATCATCCATTTTTCCCCAGTATAAATCAGTAGAATGTACTATAATAGGTCTAAGACCTGTTTGTAATAAATTATCACGTATATTTAAATTTTGCTCAAATTTATATTTTAATATAAGTTCCATTACAGAATTTTTTACATCATCCCATTTCAAAATATTATCATTTTGATCTTTTGATATATTTTTAAAAGAATTGAAAGCAACTGTTGCAGTTGGAAAAGTTCCAACTCCTGGAATAGTAACTTTTCCGTCAGTTGAATTATTTAATCCGTTCAAAAAATTGTTACAATTATTATAAATGAATAATGGTTCAAAAAACTTAGACACAAAATGTTTTTGCGATCTTGTTTGAGGAGATCCAATTTTTCTCCATTTTTCTTTCATATTTTTGCGTCTATTATGATAAATTGTAGTTTCATCAATTGCTTCAGAAGGGGTTAAGTTGTATAAATAACATAGCATACATGCAACTACTATACCAGATCTTCCGTGACCTCCTTTGCAATGAATATATATTTTTTCACCTGTATCTAATGATTTAAGTATATTACCAATTTTTACAATAAGATTAGAAAAATTTTTCCAATTTGTTGGAATTCTTCTATCAGGAATAGGATAATTAATGTATGTATAATTAGTTTTGTATGGAACTATATTTTTTTCATTTGAAAAAGTAAGATCTATAAAAAATTTTACTCCTATTCTTTCATACTCGTCTACACATTCTTGAGATGGATAAGCTCCAAATAATGCTTCATCTTTGATAAATTCAGAACTTCTATCCATAGTTTCTTGTTTACAAAAAAAGAAACTTTAAATTCAATTTAAGTTATTAATAACTTAAATTTTAACTGATATTTTAATAATTATCTAATAGGACAACTTCCGTTTGCACACTCTCCTTCTCCTACAAATTCTTCATCTTTTACTGAAAAACAAATTCCTTCTGTAGATGTAATATTATTACACTGAGATTTCATCAAGTCGTATTGTTCTTTTGAAATCTTTTCAAGAGGAGCTTGTTGGAATCCATGATCGCTATGTAACAAGAAAGATACAGATTTAATACTATTGTTATAATTTTTTCTCAACCATTCTTTAATATCATCAAGTTCTTCTTTTCTATAATAAACTGTACATGACACACTATTATCACTCCATTCTGTTTGTAATCTTTTTACATATTCTAACTGTTGAAGAGCTGTACATTCATCTGCAAAAACTGTTCCTTCTGGTAACGAATAAGGAAAAGATACAATCTGAGTATTAGGATCAATAGATTGATCAAAATTTTTAGAATATTCAACTGGATATCCATTCTTTTTTGCCAACTCAATTAGCTTAGATTCTGAAGAAATCCGAATACGCCTAATGTAATATCTAGAAAATCCTGGATGAATTCCAGATGTGCAACCACCAAGCAATGACAATGTTCCAGATGGTTTACACGTAGTTAGTTTAATACTAATAGAAAATCCATGATCATGTGAATATTGTTTGTCATAAACTCTAAGATAATTATAGCATAAAGGCAACCAAGATTTTTGCTCTTCAGTTGCCTGTAAATATCCAGTTACTCCAAGACCCATCCTCATATTTTTATGTACAATATTTTCTGTTTCTTTGCTATCTGGGCAATTTAAAGCTAATGAGTGCTTGCAAATTCTATATAAATAAGTAGCACACTTAAACAACTCATCTTTAGATGTTATATTAGGAAGATAAATTTCACCTAAACAACACGTTTCGTAACTTTCCAAACTTTGTTCCGCACACTGGTTTACCCAGACTCCAGACAGGTTGATTTTTTCATTATTGGATTTTGTAACTACAGCAAGAGTATGATTATCTTCAACTGTAATATTATATACAGTATGTGTATCTGGCAATTCTTCAACATATGATACTCTATGATTTAAATCATTAACCATTTGTTTGAAGTGAGCCCAATTTGTAGGAATATAAGGATTAGGAGTTTTTGTTTGTATTCTGAAAGGAATACCTTTTTTTCTACATTCATTTTCCCAATCTTTTTTCATAACTATTTCTGAATTTTCTTGTAAATCTTTGTACACCATTGCTTGTTTGTAGAAAGTCTGTTTACTCTTTGCATCTTTTGTAGCACGATTACTTACACGACGTTTTTCAATTACATCTTTATTTTTATTAGCACAGCTATGAGAACAATATGGTTGTCCACGTTTAGCCCAAATAACATTAAATTCGGTATTACATATTTCACATTCTCTAACAATACGAAGAGCTCCGTCTTCTAATAATCTAACTGTTTTCAAACCAGCATCATTTGCTTTTTGTTCCGATTCATCCCATATTTTATGATCCCATTCTTTTTTTTGAATAGACATTTTTACTGACATTTTATCTCTATTTTCTTCAGACATAGCATTACTTAATTTTGTAATATAATCTGGATTTTTGCATCTTTCTTTAGTTTTTTGACCAATCAAACTTTTTGTTTGATCTGAATGCTTTTTCCCATACATAGGATTTTTATTACCAATTAATTCTTCACCGTGAAGACGAGAATGATCACTTGCTGTTGTAATTTCTAAATTATCAGGATTATTATTACTTTTATTTTCATCTTTGTGATGAATAACAACATTATCTGTTTTGCAACAACCATTATAAACACCTTGTTTATGTTGTTTTTCAAAATCATCAGGATTATAAAATTTTTTAATCATTCTATGCTCAACTTCATATGATTTTTGAATATGTGTATTGTATATTCTAATATATCCATCAGATGCTTTACATTTCTTAAACATTGGTATTGAATCACCCTTAACTAGTTGGTCAGCTGTAAGATCTCTTCCATCTGTTGTAAAAAATTTATGATTTGGAGTCACATCCATATATTCTTCTTTATGTTGTCCACCAAAATGTATACGAAGTAGTTTCATATTCGTTCCTGTAATACGTGGATTACGACCCCATTTAATAGATACTTCACCAGATTCTGGATTTACTGAATATACTGGTACATCTTTATCTTCAGTAGCCAAATCTTTGATAGGTACTGCTCCTCTACCATCAGCAACTGCAATTAAAGTATCACCACTAAAACACGGGTTGTATCCAGCAACATTTGGATCAGGGTATTGAGTTTCTCCAATACGTCCGCAAGTTTGTGATAATTTTAAATTAATAAGCCCGTATGGTTCTCCGTTTCCATTATAAGCATCCCAAAACTCATTATTTTTTAAGATTTCTTCAATATTGTTACAAATGATAGAATTATTACTATAACATCTCCAATTAGGAATATTTCCCAAATCCCAGCGTTTTGCTCTAAGATACTCTGTATCTTCACAATCTCCTAAAGCTAACTGAGCAGATCTACGAACATTTCCTGATACAACTATCATTCCTATAATATTCATAATATCTAAAGCATCAACTGATTTAATTTTCATACCAACCCTTTTATTTAAAAGGTCATTAATCTTCTTAATACCATCGCATAGCACTTCAGGACCTGATGACAAACCACCAAATCCTTTAATAACTGCACCTCGGCTTCTAAGTAAAACACATGAATATGTAAATGACTCACCTGAATAAAAATGCGCTTTTAATACTTTACCTAGTAATTTAACCCATCCTTCTCTAGAATCTGGTACAATATAAGTTGAATCATACTCATCTCTCCTAATGATAGAAGAACTCTTAACAATTGGAAAATCTTTAATATCATCTAATGAAATTCTATAACCACACCCTGCTCCTAACATTAGGAAATTCATTACCCATGTAAATGGTTTTACAGGTTCATTGACAGTAACAAAAGCGCAATTTTTCGTTAATATACCGTCTTCTAAAGTAAATTCTTCAAATTCGGGTTCATTCACGCACCAAACTGGTTCTACATCATTTGTTGGTTTTACTTCAACAACTCTCCAATCTGGGTTACCATTAAGTTTTTTATATCTTTGTTTTTGACTATCTCTAATAAAGAATTCTGATGGTAGATGATATCGATATATTTCTAATTTATAAAGTTCTCTAGGATTTCCATTAAACGGATTTTCATCAGAAGATAATCTGACCGGGCTTGTTATAATTCCTAAAATACTAAAAGCAGATTTTGCCCATAGCAAAACATCCTCATTTTTGTTTGTAATTGACATCTGACTTGATTTTTGAATAGATCCATCTGTACTAAACCATCCAGCTAAAAATCCGTATAAATATTCTTTATTCATATTTAACGAAGGTAAATCTTTCCAAGTTGATGGTAATCCTGTAATCATATTATTTTCTCTACGAACTGTAAAGAAGAATTTGGATAATTCTTCCTTTTTATCTCCGCATAGAGTAATACCACAAGAATTTACATTACTCATTCGATGACCATCGCCAAATACAATTCCGTGTTGAATTCCAACAGGGCAAATTTCCAAACATTGGAAATTTGTTCTATTCGCAAATGGTTGTAATTTCCAACCGTTACATAATTCAGAAGTTGTTTTTATCTTCCAAGTAAACTTATTATCATTTTTCTTTGTTTTTACTATCCATCTATGATTAGCGGTTGTTCGGATGATACGGTTGCCTTTTCCCAAACCAACTGTTAATTCATATATTTGCTGAGGTTGATATGATTTAACAGTTGCATTAATCCATTTATCTTTTCCTCTGACAACTACGACGTCTCCGTCATTATAATTTGAAAAACTTTTAATACCTTCTTTTGTCCAAAATTTAGTATCTACAGTAAAACAATTTTGAAGTGACATCAGGCCCATTTTATCAACTGTTTTTGTGCCGAGTTGCCATAAAAAACGTCCTGCTACTGAACATTTAAGATTATATAGCAATGAAAATAATTCAGTAGATTCTTCGTTTGTAAATCCAACTTTTAATTGAGTATTTGTCGCCTTTACAACTCTTTCAATACACTCACCCCATGATTCGATTGTACTATTAGGATCAGCATCGTTGTGACGACGTGCGTATGTTCTTAAATAAGTAAATAATCCTACTGTATTGAAAGGAGGAGGAGGTAAAACTTTCAAATTAACAATTTGATTTTCTTTAGTTTGCATAGATGTCATTTTTGATTTTAATTTATATAAAATTTTTTTAATCAATTTTTTTTTATGTGTAATTCAAGTATTTGATAATTTAAAAATATCTTATCTTCACGTAAATAAAATGAGTTTATATAAAACTATATCTAATTTTGGAAATCTATCACCCGAAGTGGCTCAAAACAATCCTATTAATTATTTATTATCAGATTCTATTGATAACAGTTTTAATAATGGATCAATTTCTCAAACTATTTCAGGACCTTATAGCAGAAATGGACAAGCATTTATGGCACAATATTGTTCTACTAATTTTGATGGTATATGTGAATATGCATCTAAAGATAAATCAATTATTTATCCCAATTCAATAGGATTAGGACCTAACCAAGTTGTACAAAATATATCAGCAGGAGATTTTTTAGTAGCTAACACAGCAAGACGTAAGTATTTAGTATCTATGGGAGGAAATTGTTGTATATTAAAAGTTGAAAATTTTGATCCGACTGTTGCAGCATCTCCTTTAGTTCAATACTGGGAAGAACAAAGTGTAAATGGTTGTATACCAATGTATAAAGTAGATCCATCTAAAATTGATGACGATATAGTAATGAACAAAATATTATCTAATCCTATAATAGCTATAGATGTATTAATAAATATTTATAATACTGCAGTGAGATTGAATAAATTACACGATCTTAAAAATACTAAAATATACAATTTTTTTCAAACACCTACTTTTCAACATTACATTAAAAAGTTTTAAAAATTTAATTTTTAGTTATCTTAAAATTAAATTTTATCATTCTACCTCTTCTATAGAATCATTAATAGTCATGTTAAATTTATTTTTTTCTTCTTTTTGTTTATCAATAGTTATAACTAACATACCATTTTTATATTTCATAACAACATTTTTTTTGTCAGTTATGCTAATAGGAAGAATAATACTTCTATTAAATAATCCATATACAATCTCATTTTTTATAGCAACTCCTGAATATTTTTTTATCTTTTTTCCTGAAATACTTAAATTATTATTAAAAAAATCTACACTAATATTTTCAATATCTCCAGGTAAATCTACATATAAATATAACTTATTATTATCATCTACCATGTCAATACGTGGAATCCATTTTTCATTACATTGGTTTTTATTCATAACTGATTGAATAGCACCTACTAAATCATCAGGACTGTTCATACTATTTATCCCATTCATTATAAAATCTTGTAATGACATTTATTACAAGATTCGTTATTTTAAATTAAATTTAATTATTTATTTTTACAATATTTATTAAGCCTATCAACAAGATTATACGGTGATGGAGACTGATGAGACATTAAATGAGATTCAGATGCATATTTGTTAATTTTATCAGAATATGATAACGTAGGACGAAAATGTGATTCATCTTGATTTTTATGTACTAACTCTATTCCCTTATTTAAATCTGCTTGATTTGTTACTTGATTTGTTACTTGATTTGTTACTTGATTTGTTACTTGATTTTCTTTATTTTTATATGTATAAAATAACAATATTAATCCTCCTATACAAATAGCACCTATTAAAATATGAGTCCAGTTAATTTTAAATCGCTGACCGTGCTCATATAAAGCATTTTGATTAGACATATTACTTCTAGTACGAGGATCAGTTTGAGGCATACCCGAATTAGGCATACCCGAATTAGGCATACCCGAATTAGGCATACCCGAATTAGGCATACCCGAATTAGCAGTTTTAGGAAGATCTTTTTTTACTATTTCTAATTCTATATCACATGGACTGTCAGATTTAAGTATTAAAAAATAATTTTGATACACATTTTTATCTGCTAGAATATTACCTGAAATTGTTTTTTTAACTTCTTTATATACTAACTCTTGTCCATTATCTAAAGTTGATTGATCAACTACAAGAGCATTAAATGGTGTATCATCTTTACACGTAACTGTAAAAGATAAATCAAAATTTATACTATCACCGTTTAAATCTATCAATTTTTTAATTTTTCCAAGATTATGTGTTTGTTTTACACCAGACATCTTTTACAATAAAATTTAATTCTTTTAAAACAAATAAGACAAAAAATAAATATATAACTTATTGCATTTATTTTTTGTCTTATTTGATATACACTTTATTTCTATTTTGTTAATTTAAGTATTAACGACTGTTTCTAGGGCTTTTTCTAACATTCTTTCTAGGGCTTTTTCTAACATTCTTTCTAGGGCTTTTTTTAGCACTCTTTCTACGGCTTTTTCTAACATTCTTTCTTGGGCTTTTTCTAGGGCTTTTTCTAACATTCTTTCTAGGGCTTTTTTTAGCACTCTTTCTACGGCTTTTTCTAACATTCTTTCTTGGGCTTTTTCTAACATTCTTTCTTGGGCTTTTTCTTGGGCTTTTTCTTGGGCTTTTTCTTGGACTTTTAAATGAAAATCTTGTTTTTTTTAAATTAGACAATTCTAGATCACACCAGTATAAAGATGTTTGTAAATTTTCTATGTACTTACTATAAACGTTTTTTTCTTTTTCTTTTATTAAAGATGTAGGAAATACCATTTATAATAAGTAAATATTATTTTACAAATACCCATTCTATATAATCATATATATCTTCTACATCGCATTGTGTTCCAATACTTTTTTTACAAATTTCATCATCTAAGTTTATTGATTTCATATTAGCATCGTGTAATTCGTCTAAGTTTATTGATTTTATATAAGTGTCGTCTAATTCATTTTCGGAAGATGAATATTCTTCTAAATCTAAGTTTTTTACATAAGATTGTTTAGCTGTATCAACAAAAACATTTGTTGTAAATGATTTTATTTGAAAAAATTTTGGTTGATATAATGTATTGTATTTAAACAGTTCATATTTATTCATACCTATAAATCCAAATTTATTAAATAATGTTAACTGTGTTTTATTACAATCTTTTGAATCCATTTATATTAACACATTTACTATACTTATTATATAATTTTTCTTTTATTTCATACACTCTTCTAACAGGACAATAATAATAACCTGTTCCGTGACATTCATAACAATTTCTGTAACTAGGATATTTTCCTTTCCCATCACATGTAATACATTTATTGTCTATAACTGTTGATAATATAATTCCCATTTATATAATAAAATATTATATTGATTGTGAGTTTATTTGTCTCGTGTAGTTATTTATTTTTTATACAGTATTGAATAGTACGTTTTAATCCATCTTCCAACATTACTTTTGGTTCCCACTCCAATAAAGTAACTGCTTTTGTTATATCTGGACAGCGACGTGTTGGATCATCATTTTGAATTAGTAAATTTTCTTTAATTGAAGTAGAATTTGATAACTTGATTATTAAATTAGCTATATAATTAATGTTATGTTCGTATGGATTTCCCAAATTAATAGGTCCATTTTCATTTGAATTCATCATTTTTACCAATCCATCAATTGTATCATCTATATAACATAAACTTCTTGTCTGATTACCATCTCCGTATATAGTAATTTTACTATTTAATAATGCTTGATGAATAAAATTACTTACTACTCTACCATCCATTTTATTCATACCAGGACCGTAAGTATTAAATAAACGAACTATTTTAATATCAACGTTATACAAACGAAGATATTCCATCATTATAGTTTCAGCGATTCTTTTTCCTTCATCATAGCATGATCTAATACCTAACGTATTGACATTTCCTTTATAACTCTCTGGCTGAGGGTGTTCTAAAGGTTCTCCGTATATTTCAGATGTAGATGTAAATAAAACTTTTGCGTAATTTTTTCTGGCGTAATCAAGAATGTTAATTGTACCATTTACACATGTTTTAATTGTCTGTAAAGGAAATGATTGGTAATATTTTGGAGATGCCATACATGCAAGATGGTAAATTTGATCTATATCTTTAAAATTATATAACATAAACATAGGAGCAGTAATATCTAATTTTAAAAATTTAAAATTTTCATACATTTGTAAATCATCTATATTTTCAGAATAACCGGAACATAAGTTATCAACACATATTACTTTATGTCCTTTTTTTAATAAAAAACGACAAAGATGATTTCCAATAAAACCTGCTCCTCCAGTTACAAGAATTTTCATTTATTTATAACTAAAATTAGTTATAAATAACATTAGTAACATTTTGTAAAAACTATGCATAATTTAAAAAAAATATAAAAATGTTTTAGAATTTTAAAAACATTTTTAGGATTTTAGAATTTTTTATAATTATAATTATTTTACACAAAATTTGTGTAAATTAAAAAAAGATTTTTTAAAAATCTTTTTTTCCTAAAATGTATTTTTGAGTTTAAAATCAGGGGGAAGAAAAAACAGTGTTTTTTTCTAAAAAATATTTTATTAATTTTTATTAATTTTTAAATGAAAATTAATAAAAATTAATAAAAAATATTTTAAAGATTAACTATTAGTTAAATAAAATGACTTATAAATGTAATTTTTGTAATACTATTTTGGCATCTGAATATTCATTATCAAACCATCAAAAAACTGCAAAGAAATGTCTTATTAAACAAGGAGTTGATTTTAAAGGTAATTTTGAATGTGTTATATGTAATCAAAAATTCACACTTAAATCAAATCTAAATACTCATAATGTATCTTGTTCTAAAAAAAATAACATTATAAAAACGAATGAAGAAAACGCTTCACTTAAATCTAAATTATTAGAATTTGAAATTAAATATAATACGTTAATTGAAGATAGAAAAGAATTTGAAATTAAATATAATATGTTGTTGCAAGAAAAAAAGGAATGGAAAATAGAAAGAAAAGAATTACTAGATAAAATAACTACAGCTGCTTTAAGTAAAACCAATACAGTAAATAATAAAAATATAAACATAACAACATACACAAGAACAGACGAAGAATTAAAAACCATATATGACAATAATCTTACTCCTTCTCATATAGAAGGAGGTATTTCTGCTATTACAAAGCTTATTGTAGATAAAGTTGTTACGGATGTTAATGGTATAAAAATGATAACTATAACAGATAAAGCAAGAGGAACAGCGAGATATAAATTACCTAGTGGAGAGGATGTTGTAGATAATGGATTAAATACATTTACAACAAAAAACAGAGATATATTAATGAGACGTATTTATAATATGATAACTGGTGATAGAGCAACATCTGATCAGATATTGGATGTTGATACTACAATATCAAAAGGATATACTGAAATAACGGATGATGTTGAAGGAGATGTTCTTAGAAGTAGTTTAATAAAAAATATATAGTAAAAATTTTATTTTTTTTCATAAGAGTTTGAAAAGTTTTTATAAACTCTTATGAACCTTAGTTCCATTTTATTTTAAAAAAAGAGCGATAGAGAAAGATTTATTTTACCGGAAAATAAGGAAATAGAATATTTTAAAGATATAGAATTATTTTACAATTTTAGAATTTGTAAAATAATTCTAAAAAAGGAGGAGGAAAAACTTTTGTTTTCGTTTTAAAAATAATATATTATTTTTAAAACACAGGATTTGTAAAAAATCGTAAAGTCGTAAAATCAAGGTTGTTGACCTACATTTTATAAAATAAAATTTTATTTTATTTTATAAAATTTTATTTTATAAAATAAAATATGAGTATAATTTGAGACTGAGTTTTAAATATTTTATAATCATTAATAATATTTTATAATAGTATTAAAGAGATATTTAACCTTGATAAATGGAATGCCAATATTGTAAAACTATACTTAAAACAAATTCAGCATTAAAACAACATCAGACAAAAACTAAATACTGTTTGAAGTTACAAGGAAAAGATAATGAAAAAGGAACTTTTATTTGTAAAGGATGTAATAAAGATTTTCATCAAAAAATAGTATTAAATACACATATTAAAACATGTAGTTTTTGTAAAACAGAAAATTTGTTAAAAAGAATAGAAATATTAGAGAAAGAGAAAAAAGATTTGATACAAGAGAAAAAAGATTTGATACAAACATTAGCTAAAAACACTAGGAAAACTACTAATATTCACAATACAGTGAACTTATCTGTTTTTAATAAAACCGAAGAGGATATAAAACAATTGGTTGAGGATAATTATAACAAAGAGTATTTGATTGAGGGTCAGAAGGGTGTTGCTAGGTTCACACATTCTCACGTATTAAAAACTGAAACAAATCAAATGCCTATGTATACAATAACCGATAAGACAAGAGGTAATGGAAAGTATAAATCATCTAATTCTGAAGTTGTGATAGATAATGGAATGCATGGGTTAACAAAGAAGTTACATCCTAGTATAAAGAACAAGGCTATAAATATAGCAATAACGGAGGATGCTATGAATAATCAAGATGTGTATGAAGGATATCAGGAGGTGTTTAAGATGGATGATGATAATTCAGTGTTTAGAGAAGAAATGATAAGATTAATGTGAATATATAATAAATTGAAAAAATAATATTAAAATATTATTTTTAAACAAACTATGAAGCAAGTTAAATCAACTCGTATATTTCAGAATATTCCAAGTGATATTTTTAAGTGTATCTCATATTACTTAAAAATAAATGAGATAGTTGCTTTAGAATTGTCGTCAAAGATACATAAAAAACTAACTAAAACTGCTATATCTAAGCATATTTCAGAAAATAGATGGAGTTGTGAATCATTAAATAAATTACCTATTAAATTACGTAAATATGTTACTATACTTGACTGTCAAAATACATCATATGATATTATAGTTTTTCCAAATAACTTGGAACAGCTTATATTTAGTAATAAATGCGATCCGTCAATTTTTACAAGTGTTTTCCCTACAACTTTAACGCATCTAACTATTGGTGATACTTTTAATCAACCAATTAAAGTAGGTGTTTTACCTTCAACTTTAACACATTTAAATTTTGGATGGAACTTTAACAAAAAAATTGGTGTGGGAGTTCTTCCTCCTAATTTAACACATTTAACTTTTGGAAGAAATTTTAATCAAACATTTGATATTGGTGTTTTACCTATTAAAATAATAGAATTGACTTTCGGTTTTGATTTTAATCAAACATTTGATATTGGTATTTTTCCACCAAATTTAAAACGTTTATCTTTTGCACCAACATATAATAAACAAATAAAAAAAGATGTTTTACCATCAAGTATAACAAATCTAATTATAGGAGAATATTTTGAAGAGATATTTACAGATGGTTTAGGTTTTTTAGGTATAACACATCTAACTATTGAATGGGATTTTAGTCGTCCTATTTCTAAAGGATTTTTTTCTTCAAGTATAACACATTTAAACGTTACTCATTGTTGGTCTGATGATTTTGAATATAAAATTTCTAAAGAAGATTTTCCACCAAATCTAACACATTTAACTTTTGGAGATGACTTTAATCATCCAATTGGAGTTGGTATTTTACCATCTAGTTTAACGCATTTGCATTTTTTTTCAAATTTTAATCAACCTATTGAAGAAGGTGTTTTACCATCAAATTTAACACATTTAAGTTTTGATTGGAAATTTAACCAACCGATTGGAGTTGGTGTATTACCTACAAGTTTAAAACACTTAAATTTTGGATGGAGATTTAATAGACCAATTGGTATTGGTGTATTACCTATAGGTTTAAAATATCTAAATTTAGGGGAAGATTATAATCAACCACTTGGAGATGATGTTTTACCTATAGGTTTAAAACATTTTAATCTTTGGAATATTTCAACTTAAAAAATTTGAAATATAATCATAATTTATAGGATAAAAAAGTTTAACTATTGCTGTGCAAAATAAAAGCTATGTCTGTTAATTTATATGAGTTTGACTTATTTAAGTTTAAAATATTAAATTAAATAATAAATGTCTAAACTTTATACAAAAACTGGAGATTTTGGAATGACTTATTTATACGATGGTAGTAGAAGAAAAAAAAATTCTATATTTTTTGATGTATTAGGAGACATTGATGAATTATCAAGTCACATTGGAATGTTGTGTGCTATACTTTATGATTGTAATGTTAAAGTAAAAAATAGTTGGTGTACAATTATAAGCAATTATTTTAAAAATGACAATATGTCTGAAGATTTAGATGATGAAACTAATGAGAAATTAACTATTTTACGAGATATTCAAGTAAAGTTATTAGATATTGGAAGTAATATTGCAGTTGTTGATTGCAGTAAAAAAGAAAAAGTCCCAAAATTGACTGAAAACGATGTTAAACAGCTGGAGTTATGGATAGATTTATATGATATTGTTCCATTAAAAGAATTTTTGATAACTGGTGTTAATAAAACAGATTCACAGTGTCATATATGCAGATCTACATCTAGAAGAGCAGAAAGGAGTATGTGGAAGTTAACAGATGAAGTTGAAGTTGATGAAAATATTTTAAAGTATATGAATAGGTTAAGTGATTTTTTCTTTTCATTTAGTAGAAATTTAGCAAATTACAAAGAAATTAAAGTTAGTGATATAAAAAATATGACTTGAATAGGTTAAGTAATTTTTCATTAAAATGTTATTTTTATAAAATTTTATTAAAAATAATATTAATAAATGTCGGAAGGAAATATAAAAACAGTTGGAAAAAATATAATAACTTCATCACCTTATACTATATATCAAGCAGGTATATTGGCAACAATAGTAACAGGAGATTATAAATATATATTTTTCAGTTTACTTGCGTTTTTAATGGGGGATGGATTCAATGCACTGGAAAAACAAATAGCAAAAAGATTAATGGGAAAAAATTCAGAAATTGGTCAACGTCCAAGTGGATGCGGGATAAGACAAGATAATTTAGACGTAGGTGAATGTACAGGATGTGGAATATATCCATCAGCTGGAAGTAAAAGTATAACATGGGGTATGCCTAGTGGACATGCCCAAATAACTTCATTTGCTTCAACTTATTGGACTATTTATGTATGGATGAAATATATTCATGAAAAAGACTTGTTAAAAAAAAGTAAATTAAAAACTCAAGCAATTAGTAGTAGTATAATTATGTGGTCATTATCATTGGTAGTATGGACGCAAAGAGTTGTGTCTAAATGTCATACAGTATTGCAAATTATTACAGGTATTGTATTTGGTATTGTATTTGGAATAGTTGGATATTATATTTCATCATTAGTTTTTAAAGACATGCCTGTAATTAGTCTCAATTTTTAAATAAAAAGTATAGGTTATTTGCATCATAAATTCAATTTTATAAAATTGAATTGTTTTATTATGGTGTATACTTTTTTTTTTTTTTGCATCTCAATACATTCTTCATGCTTTTTTGTTGTTGGTATATTAATTTTTAATTTTGCATATAGAAGTTTCTTCAATCCATCGTTTATATTCTGGTTTATTAGATTTTTAATTAAACTGTTTAATTAAAAATTGAATATTTTTAAAGTATTATTAAGATTTTAAAAAGATGTCAAAGATTTGCTATCCTTTAAAAATTATTGATTCAAAATTTGAAAATAACAAATGTTATTTTCTGGTACAATGGAAAAAATTTAAAGAAAATACTTGGGAACCTGAAGAAAATATTTCTCACAGAGTAGATTTGATAGAAGAGTATAGATCTATGTCAAGTATTGAAAATATGTCATTAGTTACCAATGGTTTTATTTACTGTAGAGTTAGTAGCAAACAACAAAGTATGTATAACGAAGGACATACAAGTCTTGAAGTACAAGAAACAGAATTACGTAAATATTGTATAGCTATCAATATTAATGTACTTAAATGTGTAAAAGAAGTTTATTCAGCTCGTTCAATGGATAATATGAAAGGATTACATTATCTTTGTAATATAGCATCAGCTGGACAAACTATATACGTATATGATATTTCTAGATTTTCTAGAAATGCACATCACGCGTTAAATTTACTGGAAAAACTAAATGATAGAAAAATTTCTGTTCATTCTGTGAAAGAAAATCTTACTTATAGAGATGTATGGTCTAGGAATCAATTTAGAATACAATTGTCTGCTGCTAATTTTATGTCAGACATTTGTTCCGAAAAAGTGAAAGCGTCAATTTCTTTTAGAAGAGCTAGAGGAGATTATATTGGATTAACTCCTTATGGGTTTTCTACTTCTGTAAATAAGACGACTCGCGTTCGTTCAAAAGTGCCAAATGAAGAAGAAATGAAAGTTATTGATTTAATTAGAAAATATCATAACGATATGGTGTTTCCATCTGAAATTAGTGAGAACTTAAATTTACAAGAAATTAAATTTAGGAATAGAGATTTTACAGAATCAACTGTAAAACGAATTATACAAAGATTTAAAAATGATCTTAGTTCTGTAGTTAAAAAACAGCCTCTGGTTAAAAGAGTTAAACCATATTAAAATAATAAATTTTGGATTCTTAAACTATTATATATTTTAAGAATCGTAAGTAGTAATAAAGTAATTAGTATTATGCCAATAAAAAAGGATATTATATACCCTGTATTTCTTGAATGCTGTCAGTATGCAATAGATAATTTTTGGGTTAATATGTTTGAAGATCTTGCTTATGGAAAAACACCATATGGAACATATATAAGCAAAAATTTTTTTTGCTGTAATTACAAAAACAAAGAATTTAGTTATAAAATAGAAAGAAAGGAGTCAAACATATTATATACAGATATTTATAATTTACTTACAAAAAATTTAGGAATTTTATCTAGACAAGAGAAAGTAAAAAAACGTTTTGATTTCCATAAACTGCAATCAAAAATAAAAGATACTAGACAAGAATGGGCAAATATTAGAAAAAAAAATATCAAAGATCTTTTAGTAGAAAGATATGTTATAGATATGAAAAATACTTATTCTTTATCTTTGAAACAATCAAAATACTTGCTTTCTATTATTTTTATAGCTCTTATTTTTAAAGTTTTTACAAGTAAAGATATAGAATACGGAGATGGAAAAATAAAAAGTATATCAGGAATTGAATTCACAAACAAGAACATATTAATTAAACGAGGTATTTATGATATTGATGTTAACATATCAGAAGAAATGTTTGAAGATAAAAAAATAATGAAAGACAATTGGGAAAAATACTTGTCAAGTATTAAAAAACAAAAATCATAATTCGAAATCCAATGTTAACCAGAAACGGCTATATCTAATAACATCAGGAGGTTTTACTGAATCATCGTTAAGTACACTTAAAAAGTTAAATATTTGTGTAATTTTTTTTTTATTAATTTCTCTTTTTCCGTTACTAGAAATACGTCCTCCATTTGTAGCTATAAATCCGAGTATATAAGCAGTTGGATTTAAATACTTAGCATTTTTTAAACTAGATGCAACTCTGCACATATAATTTCTGTCATTTACATTTATATCATAAACTCCATTTTCTGTCATAGAATGAGAAATAGCTCCTACATATATTTTAAAACGCTCTAGTGGATCATGTGTTAATTTATTAATATCTTTATTTAAATCTGATAATTTACCAGATATAATAACAGAAGTTCCACCACAATCATCAGCTATACTAGTTCTTCCTACATCTGAAAAACCTGCTTGTAATTGATTATCATCTTTATCTCTTCTTTCTTCGTCATCTGACCATTTATCTCCTGTATCTTCGTCAATATCTTCATCTTCGCCATAGTCACCATCTTCTTCTTTTAATTCATATTCATCGAATTGATCCATTTATACTAAGATACTTATTTCATAAATTTATGAAATAAGTAATTTTATATATCATTAGTATTTATAAACAATTTCTTCTTTATTATAAATTTTATCTAGATCTATATAAATTTTCATAACATCATTTTTCATACTTTTTCCAACATAATAACTATATGAAGAACCATTTAAATTTTTAATATTAAAATTTCCTATGAAAATATTATTACAACAGTTAGAAACTAAAAATTCAACTATAGCATTTTTTTCTCTATCTTCAAAAAATTTTGGTATGAATTTATAGCTATAATTATTATTTTTCATAAAATCAATAACACCATTTGATAAATCAGAACATAGTATAATATTATCTTCTGATTGTAATGTATATTTTTTTATTATATTGATATATTTATTTTCTATATATAATTTATAATCATTACATGTCATATTATTTTGTTTTGACCAATAATTTATTCCATCTTCTTCAAGTCTTAAATGGATAATATTTATTTTTACGTTAAAATTTAATGTTTTTTTAAATGAATCTGCTTTACTAGTAAAATCATCAGTATATGTTAAATTTAATAAAATTTTTTCAAACATATCAGTGTCATAATAATTAATCCATCCAAATGAAAAAGAATAGTTACTTTTAAAATTAATTATGATATCATTTTTTAAATTTTCATCATATATTTCATCAATTATGTCATCATTTATTTTATACTGTAAAAAAAGTTTTTTACATATACCATAATAAGGATCAATTTTTAGATCATTAAAACAGTAATTTTTATCAACATGTAATACATTATTGGAATAAAATTTGTTAATAAATTCTTTTGTTATATCTATATTATTTTTTTCATCAATTCCATATTTAACTGATGTTATGTTAAAATTTATATTATTTCTATCTACTATTATTAAATTATATGTATTTTTTAAAAAAATATTAATTTTATTAATATTAAATATGTCTTTTATAGGTGTGTATTTTGTTTTGTTTATATCATTAAGAAATTCACCAAAAACTATTACTTTTTCATTATTTCTTAAAGCAATAATTATACTAGTTATTAAAACAAATACTTGATTTGTAAAACCTATTCTTGAATTAGAAATGTTTGAATAATGCATTTTATATTAAACAATCATTGTTTAATATAAAATGCATTATTCTACACCATTTTTCTAGTTGATTTTCAAAGTGATTACACTGTACAAACTCAATTCCTTATGTAATTTCCACCCCTTTACCATCTTCTTCTAATTCATATTCGTCAAATTGATCCATTTATACTAAGACTTATTTCTTCTTTATTATAATCAGACCTATTATCGATAAAATTATAATTTTATCACTATATTTAATAATATTTAATAATAATAAATATATGAAGAATATTATAAAAATAGTATGTATTATTTGCATACTATTAGTTAGTTTATTATTAGTTAGATTTTCAAGTATTATAGTAGGTCTAACATTTTTGATTATAGGATTTGGTTTATTTGTATATTATAATAAACTCGATTATAAACATAATCCAACAAATATTATCTATATGCCTCCAAAATATGCTATTAATTATGCATTATTATTATGTATGCACAATGATAAATTAAGACAAAATATGTATATAGATGTAATTAAATTTTATACAGATGTTTTAAAATTTCCTAAAAATAATATATTTATAGTAGATTCATCTGGAAATGGAGTAGATGATAAATATATATATAAAAAAAATCAAGTAGTATTTAACCAAAAAGAATATGAATCTGTCATTAAATTTTTTCTATGTAAAGGAAGCCCAAGCAAGTACGAAATATTATGTTTGTTAATTGCTAGTAAACAAATAAATTTTGAAAAATTTACATATGTTATAAAACTTACATGTAAATACAAAATACCTGAATTATATACTATAGAAAATAATATGAATTCAGTATTGCTTATACAAAACAAAACAAGAAAAAACGAACAAAATTCTGAAATATTCGGTATTAATACCGAATATTTCAAAATTATAATAGATAAAATATGTGAAACACAAGGTGGTAGCGTTGAACACATTTTGTATAAATTATCAAAAGCATTTTCAAGTCAGCATTTACCTTTGTTATCAAACATAGCAAGTTATAAAAGAAATGCTGGAGATTTTTTACCAATTCTTAGTTATGGACCAATTCTTAGTTATGAAAATTTTATTACTTTTATAATACCATCAATAGGTAGAAAAACATTATCTAGAACAATAAAATCTTTAGAAAACCAAACACTTGGTAATTGGAAAGCTATTATAGTATTTGACGGTGTAAAATCTACAATATCTGTAACTGATAAAAGAATTAGTATTATTGAAATAAGCAAAACTGGTGCAAATGTTAATAATGCTGGAAATGTTAGAAATGTAGCACTTAAACACGTAGATACTAAATGGGCTGGATTTGTAGATGATGATGATACTTTATCACAAGATTATGTTGAATGTTTATATAAGAATACAAATCTTTTTAAAGATGTTAACACGTTTATTTTTAGAATGTGTTTTAAAGATGGTAGAATATTACCATCTTTAAAAGATGATAATTTTTATATAGATAATGTTGGTATTAGTTTTGCAGTTAAAACTAAATTTTATAAAGAAAAAAATTTATATTTTACACCAGGTGGAAAAGAAGATTTTTATTATTTAGATAAAATAAGAAAATTAAATGAACGTATTATAATATTAGAAAATATAGGTTATTATGTTAATTGTAATCCTTTTAAAATCAATAAAAAATTTAATAATGTTTTTATAAATTATCCTAAGTGAAACTATAAATTTAATAAGATTTATGAAGAGGTAAAAGAATTTATTAATAAATTCTTTTTTAATAAATTCCGTATTATTTAAAAATCATTATTTAATTCAATAATAGTATCTATTCTACACCATTTTTCTAGTTGATTTTCAAAGTGATTACATTGTACAAACTCAATTCCTTCTACTATACGAATAATTGGATAATGTAATTTCCACCCCTCTTCAATAGTATTATTTGAACGTTTAATTTTTAAATCTTTATTTTTTAAATGACGTACTCTTCCATATTCAATTGAATTTGTAAATTCATCTGCTTTTTGCTTGCATAAGTCTTTACATTTTTCACATGTAATGTATCCCAGTAAATGACCTACATCATATATAAAAGATTTTCCAAGTGGATCAGGACAAAACATACAATTATTGTTCATTTGTACTAAAACCATTCGCTTAGGTAACATTTTTTAATTTAATTATAAAATTAAATTAAAAATCAATTTTTACTAGATATTATTAAAGTCAAACTCTTTTTTAGCATTTTCAAGTTCATTTTCTTCAATATTTTCTTGTACATCGCTTGGTAAAATACCAAGATTTTGCAACTTCCTAACCTCATCATCTTCGTATTTATAAATAATATCAGATGTTTTATCATCAAATTCTCGAATAGAAACAATTACATAATCACCGCTATTTACTTTCAGACGTTTACTTCTAGCCTTACATCGTCTTTTTACATCATCCAAACAATTAACTTCAAAAAATCCACAACCTAATGCCTTTTCTAAAATACCATATACTTGTCCATCAACGTCGGCTTCTATTAATTTTCTTTTTTCAGTTGCAACACCAGAAGATTTAGTATTTTTACCTGCTTTCTTTTTTTTAGGCATTTTATATATTAATATATAACATTAATTTTTTAATCAATTTATTTTTAGTAACTTATTTAGTTTTAATTTAAAGTGACTTGTGCTAAAAAAATTATTAAATTAGTTAAAGTTTTTTTCACAAAACTTGTTAAACAAAAGATAAATCAGTATAATTTTTAATACTTATTGAGTATTAAAAATGCTCCGTGTGGGGATTGAACCCACGACCTTTGGCTCATAAGACCAATGCTCTACCACTAAGCTAACGGAGCTATTAGGAATACCGAGATTTAAACTCGGACTATATTCCCATTCTAGGCGCGTTTTGTATTAATTAAAAATGCTGTACACGCCAAAATAATGTTTAAGACAGTCCCTCAATCTTAAAAGATTGAGGGACTAAATCTAATTTTTAAAATATAAGATGCACAAAAATTCTAAGAACATTTTTTTTTGTTATATCAAATTTAAATTGCTGGTAGTTCTTTTTTTTATATAATGTAAAATTTAAATCAATATTAGACATATTAGACATATTAGACATATTAGACATATTAGACATATTAGACATATTAGACATATTAGACATATTAGACATATTAGACATATTAGACATATTAGACATATTAGACATATTAGACATATTAGACA